CTACTAAGATAAGAAACTTTATTAAAATTAATTTTACCCCCCCACCCCTAGTAGTTTAGGATGGGAGAATAGATGGGTAGATGCTATGGCTGATGATAGGAGGATGGTTATAGCATTGTTAGTAAAATATCTAAGGGGAGGTATGTTATGAGAAGACGTGTAATGACAGGTCCCAAAAGCTTGGATGTATTGTATACATACACTTATAATAGTAATAATTACCATACATTTGTGGCTCCAAAGTCGGCGTATTATTATGTTGAGTGCTGGGGTGGTCAAGGTAATTATGGTTACAATGATAGCGAAGATAGGTTTACCAGATCTAATGACCCTGGGTATGGTGGATATGTGGCTGGATTTATCAAGTTAGTTGGTGGTGATATCATTTATGTGTATTGTGGAAATGGTGGACTTAAGCAGACGAGTAATGTTGTAAAATATAATTATAATGGAGGAGGTTCAGGGCATTCAATGACTAATGAGAGCGCTGGAAGGTATATCTATGAGGGAGCCGGGGGCGGAGCTACAGATTTGAGGTTGTCCAACAATAGCGATCCTCTAAACGTAGATTCTTTAAAGACCCGTATTATGGTAGCCGGGGGAGGCGGTGGAGGATGTGAGTATTATTTTATTGGGCATGGAGGATCAGCGGGAGGGTTGAAGGCGTATCTGGGGGGCTATGCCAAGGGAACTCCTGCATCCCAAGTAGCGGGAGGATCTAACTCCGACAATAATTTAACTAACGGAAATAGAGGTCTATTAGGAGTGGGAGGAGGATGTGGCTTTGATGGCGTTTCGTATTCCCCTGGTGGAGGAGGAGGCTTTTATGGAGGACCAAGCGGCGGGATATCGTCGAACGCTATTCAAGCTGGTGGTGGAGGGTCCTCGTATATATCCGGTCATCCGGGATGCGTGAAATATGATAAATATGTATTTACTAACACTAAGATGATAGATGGGAACGGGTTCGTATGGACAGATGTGAAAGGGGAATTAGAAAAAATGCCTAATCCTTTGGGTGGATTATATGATTTAGGAAAGGGACATATAGGCTCTGGATATTGTCGTATATCTATATTCCAATAAATATTTATATATCTAGGTAATTATATACAACTTTACATCATAAATGTACCGAATTATTTTTATATATAAATAATAATCTATATATTTGTGCCATGAGATTGGTCGAACAGCATATAATCAAACAAAGCTCGATATATTACAATGAGCTTCAAGACCTGTTGCATAAGTGTAAAAACTTATACAACAAAGGATTATATGTTGTTCGTCAATATTATTTCCAGTATAAGGATGATAATACCGTTAAATACAAATACCTCAACTACTATTCTCTTGAAAAGAAGCTAAGAACAGAAGATGATGCAGACTATAGAGCATTACCAGCACCAGTAGCCCAACAGGTGCTTATGATGGTCGACCAGAATTTCAAGTCCTTCTTCAATCTTCTTAATAAGAAGGGTAGAGGTGAGTATTCCGAGAAAGTAAGAATACCTAAGTATCTTGATAAAGATGGGATGTTTATGGCTGTTTTTCCGACAACGGCTTTTTCTCAGAAATGGATAAAACAGGGTATTGTTAAGTTACCGAAACAATTCTCTTTCACTACAAGAACCAACAAACATGATGTCCAACAACTTAGATTTATACCTAAAAACGGATATATTATGCTTGAGATTGTGTATAATAAGAAAGAGAAAGATCTTATGCCCGATAACGGTAATTACCTTGGTATTGATCTTGGACTTAACAATTTAGCGTCTTGTGTATCAAATACCGGTTCTTGTTTTATTATCAACGGTAAACCTTTAAAATCTATCAACCAGTATTATAATAAAAGACTAGCATATTTAAAATCTAAATTAAAAGGCAATAAACAAGTATCAAGACAAATAAGATCGTTAACCAACAAAAGGAATAACAAGATCAAGGATTATCTGCATAAAGCCAGTAGGGTATTGATTAATCACGTAGTTTCCAATGGCATTAATACGATCGTAATCGGTCATAACAGATGCTGGAAACAAGAGATCAATATCGGAAAACGGAACAACCAGAACTTTGTATCTATTCCTTTTAATATGTTTATCTCAATGATATCATATAAAGCTACACTTGAGGGTATTAATGTTAAGATCGTTGAGGAATCCTATACCTCAAAATGTAGTTTTTTGGATAACGAGCAGATTTGTAAGCATAAGGAATATACTGGAAGACGTATCAAACGAGGATTGTTCAAAACATCTTCCGGTAGTATTATTAACGCTGATATCAACGCTGCATTTAACATCATAAGAAAATCGGCAAAAGAAGCCTTTGATGTAAACAACTTACCAGAAGGTAGAGGGTTTTGGTGGAACCCGATACGAATTTCCGTATAGATATATCCCATTTTACGATTTTAGTGTAAAATGGGATATAATCACCTTTGCTATGTTATTGACGCCGTTCGCTTTGATGGCGCAAGAGGTAATCCCATCAGAAGGGGCTATCACTATTGATTTAACTACCTTCACCGGCATCATGGCTTTCGTCACGATGTCAGCTACGCAGTTAGCCAAGGTTGTGCCGTATATTGACACCCATAAGTGGGCTAAAGTCCTATCCGCCGTAGTCATAGGTATGCTGGTTTGTATATTAGCGTGGTTTCTAAAGGTGTCTCCATTGCTTATAGGGAGTGAATGGTGGGAGGCTCTATTATATGGAGTGGCTGTAGGTCTCAGTTCTGCCGGTTTCTATGATTTGGTTAAGGCTATAGGATCATTATTCATAAAAAGAATTTAATTCTGTACATAATAATAGCATTTGCTGAGAGACTCATCGTTGTGAAATGATGAGTCTCTGTTTTTTTAAATTATCTTTGTGTCAGAACGAAATTAATTAGACATGAGCAAATACGTAATCAAGAGGAAGATACCTAAATATCAAGAGGCCGGGGAAGTCGGGTCGTATATGCTTGGTAATATGGACGGTATACAAGGGTTAGGTATAGAACCTTTGGTGAATACCAACCAAGGATTACCCGCGCCGGTCAATCCGCTAGGGATATATTCTTTGGATACTCCAGATCAGTTGAGGACTAAATATGCTAATGCTTTTGATCAGGATAATGTGTTTCCGGCTAGCTTCAAGGGTAGTTTGCAACGTATAGCTGAGAATTATCAGGACAATGGTATTACGCTTAATAACATAACTGTTAACGATGTTGATAAGTCTAAGACCGGTTCAGGCGAGACGGATGTTTTTGATTTTACTACCATCCCTTACTATGGCGCTGATGATATAGGGTCTAGATTCACTCAGATGGGTCGTGGTATAGGGCGTATGAGAAGCGAGGGATATGGAGATTTATCCACCGGGGCTAAAACAGCTAATACGATAACCACCATAGCCTCAGGAATTAGTGGTATCATGGGGTTGGCTCGTAACGTGGTTTCCGGGATAGCGTCAGAGAAAGGTACTCGTACCAATATAAGGTTGGCTCAGGAACGTGAGGCTAGGCAAAGAAGACAATCCCAGATGCAGTATAAGGATGGTGGGGGTGTTTATCTAGGACCTAATAATAGGTTCGATAGCGGAAGCCTTACCGGTGAGTACCTATATCCGTTACCTAAGTCGATGGAAGATCAAGCCAACGTGGAGGTCGAGAAGGGCGAGTACGTGGAGCAGCCCGGAGAGGCGCCGATGGAGGCCATGGGGCAGAAGCATGCCGATGGGGGAACGCCTGTTTCTTTGGAGCAGGGTACGGAGGTTATTACCGATGACACCATCATAGAGCCGGACTTCGCTAAATACATTAGGGATACGTATGGTATTAAGGCTACACCAAAGGATACGTACGCTACGTTAATGGATAGATATAAGGTTAAGATCGGTCTTAAATCAGCTTACGATGATCAGAAAAAGGCGCTGAAGAAGCTGAAGAAGAACGATAAGATAGATGACGAGAATACGAGGCGTTTAAACGCCTCCGTATTATCTAAGGCTATAAATGATAGCAACGATACCGTTAATGGATTAGAGGGAAGATTTACGGACTTCGCTAATGTCATATACAAAGAGCAGGAAGACCGGAAGATGAAGAAGGATGAGGATACGTATTTCGCTAAGGGTGGTGAGATAGATAACATCATATCCAGATCTATGAAAGAATACGGTCTTACGGAGGAGGATATAGCTGAGGCTAAGAAAGAGCTGCTTAAGAAAGTGGCTGGTATTCGCCAGAAGATGGAGATAGGAGGCACGTCTTTGTTCGGTCGTAAATTAACTTTCCGCCCGATCGAGAATAGGTTCAACAATGATCCTAACTATTTCGGTTATCAACGCCAAGGAACTGATGGCTCTTATGGAGGTATTAATACGGATGAGAGGTTGAATTATTATAAGACATTCAATCCGGTCGCTTACGATGCTTATATGGGAGCTTCAGAGGGCGCTAGGGCTAGGGCATTGCAAGACGCTATCTACGGTCAGACAAGTAGCTGGATGGGCTTGGCTACGGCTGAGAACCCGATCATCGCCAACGCCGAGGCGCTTCGGGATTACACGACGCTCGTTTCCTTTGGCGGTGAGGATAGTCAAGGTAATTACCCGGAAGACAAGAAAGCCGCATATCATGATAGGATGAGAGACAATAAATTAGGTTTGTTTACCACATCTCGCCCTATGATCGGTCTAGACGTTGTTACAGAGGAACAGCATAAGGCTCTTAACGATGCTGGTATCACCCATTTTAGCCAACTATTCTCTGACAAGAACAAGGATGTCGTTAATAAGATACTTGGGGAGGATATGCTTAAGATGCAGGCATTGAGATCCATGAAAGGAATGGAAGGTCTTGATTTTATACTTGACCCTCATAAGGTGGCTCCCGGTCCTATGGATATAGGTGATGTGGAGGAACCTGATGTTAAACTGGATATGCCTGAGCTGATTGACCCCAATACACTCCCTAAGACCAATACAAATGCCGGTAAGTCGAACAGCGGCAATGGAGGCAGGAATATAGTAGGTGGTGGTCTTGACTTTCCTGAGGTGTTCAGGATGACTCCGGGAGCCGTGACAACGGAAGGTCTGGAAAGACATTACGCTCCTACCGTGGACCCGGTGTTGAGATCGGCTGATCAGTATATGGTTGAGGCTAATCGTGCTTTCCAATCACAATTGGATCAGATGGGTAATGTCCCGGATTCCCAGAGAGGGGCCTTATCATCCAATTTACAGGCTATCATGAGTTCCAATATAGGCAGATACATTAATGAGGTAGAACAAGGGAACGTGGCTCAAAGGACTTGGGCTGATAATGTAAACGCCCGGACTTGGACTGATACGTATGATAAGAATATAGCTCAACGTCAGGGTTATCAAAGTCGAATATTACAGGCTTTGGCTAATACTGACGAGAACTGGGCTAGGTATTTTGATAGCGTAAATGACGAGATCCAACAGAAGTGGAATACGGCTACGACCATGAATACATTAAGGTCTATATTCGGGGATGTAAAGATTGGTCCTAATGGACAATTAATCGCTGATCCTCAAGGAGATATATTGAGTTATAGGAGATTATATCCTGCTCAGGAAGTAACTAAAGGCAAGAAAGGATAAAGGATGGCTTCACAATATAGTATATTAAGGAATTACGGCAAGTATGTATCGCCCTACAACATGGATGTCATGATGCAGGGGATGGGGTACATGCAGCAGAAGATAGATACCAATCGGCAGGCTATAAACGAGTATGCTGATTATATTATCAATTCTGACATTATAAAACCTCAGGACAGGGAATATCTTCAGAACAGGTTAAATGGGCTGATACAGGATGTGAATAACGTGTATCGTAAATCTAATTTGGCTTCCGACGGTATAGCCAGAAGCATACAGGCTCGCCTTGGAGAAGCTCTGGATACCCGTGTGTTGAATGCTATTGCCGGTACTAGGGAGTATAGATCTTTCTCGCAGAAGATCGAGGATATGAAACTCAATAATCCAAAGCAATATAGTGCTATAAATGAGGCTGTCGCTTTGTTGCCATTTTATGAATGGGTTAATGACGGTCAGGTTGGGACAAGGATGAATCCTATTCATTATACTCCTTATACGGATTATAATGAGGAAATGAATAAGATGATGAAAGATTTCGTTAGTCTTAATAAAGGAAAGAAGTTTTCTGTTCCTGAAATAGTGGATGGTAAACCTACAGGGAGGATGAGGGATATTACTGTTGATGAGATGAGTCAATCTCAAATTAGATCAATAGCGGCTAGGTCTATATCTCAGAATGCTAAAGCTCAGATGCAGATAGAGGGACAGTATTTAGCCATGACCAATCCTAGCATGTTTAGTGGTATGACTACTGAACAGTTTGTTAATAAATATGTTTCTGGGTTTGACGCTGAAGAGAGCGTTCTTTTAGCCAAGCTCAAAGGGGCGGAGGCCAGCCCTTCCGCTAAGGCGGCTATCGAGGCTTCGTTGCAGGAGGTTCGGGAGCAGCGCCGTGCGTTAGTGGAGGAAGCTACATCCTTTATTGGCAACAACATGAATCCCGCTAGGGCAGGGGAGTTTATTGTCCGTAACGAGTTTCTTGATGGTGTATCTGCTAGATGGTCATACAATAATTCATCAGAAAGTTATAGTGCGGATGATTATTATTTTAAAGTAAGAGATCTTGATTTCAAGGAGCGGGAGTTCTCATGGAGACAAAAATCCAAGGAAATAGATCAGAATCTTAAGCTTAGGGAGATAATGACTAAAGAAGGTGGTAACAGTCCCGGCGCTTCTTCAGGTGTTATGATTGAGCTAGAAAAAGTTCAGCCTAATGTCACTCCTGAAAATATATTTGACAATCAGTATATTCAGAATGAAAACAATATATCAACAGGAGAGAAGGATTTAATATCGTCTTTAAACCCTGTTGATTTACGAGGTATAGAGAACGATATACAAAACAATCCCTCTATATATCCAGGTGGTGTTAATAGTGAGAATATTATGGCATGGATTACCAATAACGGTGGCGGGTCTAGTTCTGTGTTATCATCACCAGAAATGGTAGGTAGGTATGAGGCCCTTATGGCGGCGAATGATAATAGGAAGAAATATAGTAAGATAATGGACGAGGAAGTTGATTATCTTACGAATGCTTTTGATGTCGCTACGAAGAATATCCTTAATGATGCTATCAAAGATCAAAACTATGTTACTGGTGGTATTGATACATATACTGATAATGGTATGGTTAACGCAAGGGATGTTGGTAAGAATGGAGCGGTTATTGGAGGAAGGGAGTATTCTCCGGAAGATGCTTTGAAAGTTTCTTCTATAGTTGGATTGATAAGCGAAAACATCAACTACACGGATAGGTCTATAGCTAATACGGAGTTGATGAGATCTTATATAAATCTGTTAAATAGATATTCGGGAGAAAATTTCACTTTGGATGATATAGATAATATAGCCAAAACTTATAGTCGTGTAGATAATCCAATAATGAATAGTGATGATGCCAATATGACTAATAGGGATAAAATGATCAAGATCATAGGTAAGAATATGTCTAGAGCTGATGGCCCTACGCTCAGAAGGGAATGGTCTTCTTCCAATGTAGGTCGTAATATAGCTAAGGCTGTTCAGGATTCTAAAACAGTCTATGAAAGAAGATATGATGAGTTTGCTCCAAGATCATGGTCATTTTCCAATTCTACCAACGCTTCTAAAGAGGATAGGCGTATGCATGCTAAATTAGAGAGTCTGCTTTTGGCGAGAGCCGGTTTCTTGAATAAAGATAAAGATAGTAGACTTAATAATTATATATTGTATGCTCGTCCTACAGATAATCCTAATACATTTGATTTGGTAGCTATGGCTGGTGGAAAGAATATCGCTACGGTTCAAGTTACTAAAGAAGAATTAGATAGTATGGGGTATAGTTTGTATGAAAGGGAAAGAAATGTGAGATCGGAAGATTATGAATCCAAGATCATTCCTGTGTCTTTTTCTGCTACAACCAATAGACCTTACCAGAAATGGGCGCAGGCTAATTCGCTTGGCGCTTTCGCTACTGTCGAGAATGCGGCGGAGGAGGCTTCTAGGATGGTTGATAAGTATGATATTCAGAGTAATGATCTAGCTACATCTGAGCTTAATAAGAGGGCTATTAGGATAATTAATACGGTTTTGAGGAATTACAAGTCGTATGATGTCAAAGCTAAGGGATTCCCAGGAGGGGTTGAAGTTGGTATTTATTTCCATGGTCAAGCAAAGACTGGGACACCGCTTAAGGTATTAGAGTATAATACTGATTATGCTGATAATATCATGAAAATCATAAATATGTGTCCTCAGATGTATCTTACTCAAGCTGTAGTTGAGGCTATTAATAAGGATGTTATTGTAAAGGGTAGGGATATTAATGAACAGCATTCTGACCTTAGCAATCTTCTTTCGGTGTTGGATAAAGAGACCATAGATAAAATAGATGGTAAAAATGAACAGCAATAATAATAATGATATGGGGAATGTGATGAGGGATCAGGGATATTATGTTCCGACTCCATCCATTCCATCCCCTATGATTTCTGGGGACAATATTTCTTCTATCCCTATTCCTGTCGGGATGAGTAGTTCATCGGATATGGATAATGATGTTTTATCCAGGGAAGGAAGTAGAAGCATACCGTCATTGGTTGAGGGTATAAAAAAATCTGTAGAGACATCTTATCATGATGACGTAAGAGCCAGAAACTCGCTTTTCCAGATGATAAATGAGGTAGGTATACCTAAGGGTAATTATGATATAACTGGGAGCAGGATCAATCTTCGTGATTCAAGATATAGGTTATCAACAGGTGAGTGGATTCCTAAATATGAGAATTATATCAATAATATAGATAATGACGATCGTCTATCGAGAAGTCAAAGTGGTTGGGAGAAAACTTATAGAGGATTAGGTAAGTTTATTTATAAGTCTGCTTTGTATGGAATAGGTGGAGTAGGTCAGTCTGTTTATGGATTAAAGGAGCTTGTTACAAAAGGGACGTTATCAGCTATGTATGATAACAGTTTTGCCAGATGGTTGGATGATATGGATAAGCGTGGTGATTATACGCTTAATCATTATTACAGTAAGGAGGAGCGAGATGCCGGATTTCTTAAAAGTATGTTTACAACCAATTTCTGGACAAATGATCTTTTGTCGGGGGCTGCATTTACGGCTGGGGCTATCTTGTCGTCTTATGCTTTCGCTGGCGCTGGTCTTATGAATGCCGCCCGTATGGGGGCTAGGATAGGAGCGACTGTCGCTGGATTAGGTAGGGCTGCTTCCGCCACGAAGAGCGGGTTTAACTCCATGCTGAGGGCCGCCCGCATAGGACGAGGCATAGGCAAGGGTTTGGACAACCTAACCTTTATTGGCACGTCAACGCTTTGGGAGGCTTCGGTAGAGTCAAGGAGTGGGTTGATGGAGTCTGAGGAAAACTTCAAGCAGGCTTACAGAAATGCCTATGGTAGAGAAGCCTCGTATGAGGAGCTTATGAGGTTCAGAAATGACAACGTCGATGCCGCCAATACTATATTTGCCGCTAATATCGGTATTCTTACATTGTCTAACATAGCTATGTTCGGTGATATGTTTGGTATGGATCTTGGTGTGGATAAGTTTATAAAACGCAATATATTTGGCGTAGGCGCCGAGAGGATGGATAACGGGACATTGAGGGCCATAACGCCTAAGAAATGGCAGAAAATAGCCGGGAATACGTTCAATATTATCAAGCGCCCAGTGTCAGAAGGTCTTTATGAGGAAGGTCTTCAGGGAGTGGCTAGCAAGTCCGCCGAGGATTGGGTAGAATCAAGATACAATCCTATGGCTATCCGGCAGAATATAGGCTATATGGAGGCTATAAAGAACGGGTTCAAGGAAACATACGGGTCTAGTCAAGGCTGGAAGGAGATCGGCATCGGTATGATTATCGGATCGGTTATGGGTGGAAAGACCTTTGGAGGTATAAAGGAATGGAGCCAAGACATGTCCAGGAACAAGGGGATGGTGGATGCCTACAACGCCAATGCCGGCGCCTTGACCACCGCCGCTGTCCGTGCTATTCGTGGCAGTATGGCTCTTAACGCTCAATTATCCGGCATAGACACATCGTACGAGAGTGATGGTAGGATCATAAATAAGGATTTCAGTGACGCCGTATTCAATCGTCTTCGTTATGATTCGGAGATGGGGATGCTGGATGATACGAAGGAGAATTTCAGGACGGTAGTCGAATCTATACCTAATAGCGATATAGCGTCCGATATGAATATGACGGATGAGCAGGTCAATGAGTATAAAGCCGATCTTGTCAACGAGTTTAATAAGAAGGTGGATAATTTCATTATGGCCAACAGATTCGCCGACTCCCTTACCGATGGTATATCCAATAGGTCGTTTAACGCCTATATCTCCAATATGGCTTATAATGGCCTTGAGGCGAAGGATAATTTGAACGATATTGCCAATCAGTTAAGAAGGATATACAATACGGATATAGGCCCCGCTCTTGATATATATTCTCGTCTTAATCCTGATTCGAGCAGGGATCTTGAAGAACTCAGGAAGCTTACGGATGATATACAGAGGATGGAGAAGAATATCTTGAGGCTTCAACAAAGTGTCGCGTCGAAGGACGCTCTTGAATCTGATAAGGCTAAGTTGGTCAAGGAGAATGATAGGCTTCTTAAATTAACAGAGGATAGGATCGCATTGGAGAGGAAATTAACTACGTTAATTAACTCAGAGGCTGATATATCTAAGTTGTTCTTAAATAGAAATGATTCAAGGATCAGTGCCGCTGATCTTATGGCGGCTTATGATACTATAGCTGATTTTGAGAACGTCGTATCTATCCGTGGGGTTGATAATTATAAGGAGGCTATGGCATTGCTTAGTGAGTATCGTCATAATCTTGTGGCTTATAAGAATATAAACGAGTCTCTTCGTCGTATGCGTGACAGAAGATTCATCCGGGCGCAGGAGCGCGGGTTCATGAAGATATTATCGAACGTATGGGGTAAGACTTATGAGGAGGATGATAGCAAGTATGATTTCAGGAATACTGATAATCCTGATGCCAATGATCTTTACGCCAACGACCAAGCTATAGACAAGGCTTACCAAGATGGTCTTATAGGGGAGGATGAGGCATTTATGTTCAAGACATATAATCATATGATAGCCAGATCTATGGAGAACGAGATTAAGACCGATGAAGGTAATATAGTCGAGAGGGTTCCTGATGATGAGGATATCATAAATCCTTCTGACGATAGAATCAATAATATAGCTATAAAGATATGGAACGGTAATGAGGATGTCTTATCTCCTAGGGAGAGACAGATATATGATAATAACAAGCCTCGTGTCGATAGTCTAGTTAACGGGTTTGGGGATAATCCTATTTCAAGGATCAATAAGGCTAGATCGATAATAGATAGATTGAAGATCCATGATAATATTTATGATAATATCAAGGACGCTGTTGATGATATTGTAGATATGAATATCAATGGTCTTGATCAGGATCAGATCAAAGAAGCTATAAAGACTTATAATGATCTTATGAATGAGGCTGACAATGGCAATGAGATTGATCAGGATAAGCTTAATGAGGCTATTGATATTATCAATAATTATTCCGATGGGCCTCTTCTTCAATTCGTGGAATGGATGAGGTTGTATGATAACGGAAGTATAGCTGTCAAGGATTACGATAAATCCATACCTATGGGTGATGTCCTCACAGAGAGCGAACCCGGGACATCCACCGGCAGGACGGAAGTTAACGCCGCCCAGAATCCGGTGGTGTTGATGGCTCAGAAGAGAGAGATCGGTGGGGTTATGTATTATGAAGTTGGCGGAATGAGACTTGACAGGTTTATGGACAGTCTTGGGCTTAAAAGATCTGATGCCACTGATACTGATAATGGAAGGGTGATGGATTTCACCAACGGAACCGACATATTTACTGTTATAGAGTCAGATAACCACTCAAGATGGATGATTAGCGAGGATGACGCTCAGGCTTTCGAGAACGCTACCGGTGTCATATTGGGGCGGCAAACCGCCTTGTCGACCTCCATCTGGTTCATGGTGTATCGCAAGGGGCAGGATGGATCTATTGTCCCTTATTATACGGGTGATACGTTTGGATCTAACAACGAGTCGGTGAATCAGGAAGCCGTAGCTAATCTCCGTAAGGATAATATCGTAAGGTTTAAGATGGATATGTCAGATCCATATACCAAGGAATTGTATGATAAATACAATAGCCTTAACGCCGTTGACCCTAATTCTGATGAGACTAAGTCGGCTTACCGAGAGCTGGTTGATAATATGGTTATTAAGATCGTGGATAGCGACGGCAATTTCGTCTCGGTACTGAAAGCCAATGACCCGGATTCAAAAGGAAGTAACGCTGATTTAAGGAGTAGGGCCTTTGAGTTATATAGGGATAATATAGGATCTGTTACTGGCGAGATTGATATACCGTTCGTAGGTACAGTTACCAGTGTTTTGCCGGGAAGACCTAATTTTAGCGTAAGTGATGATAATGGTACGTTGATGGTATCCGAGAATGATTTTACCAACGAGACGGTTGGTAAAGTCGAGAGCGTAGGATATATAGAGAATGGGGAGGTTACGATGAGGGATGATATTAAGTATAATATATTCCCGTTCTGTACGGCTATCGTCAGGGACAAGTATGGTGACTATAAAGATTCACGTATCCCGGTCGTAGCTATAAAGACAGGAAATGGAAGAAATTACCTGTACCCCGTAAGATTGAAAAATCAGGATATATCGTCATTCTCATCCATGATCGGATCGATGGCTGATAGGATTACGGAGGGTCTAGGCGGAGGCGTAAGTATTGATGATATAATGGATCTTAATAACGCTATAGCCAGATCAGGGTTGGATAATAAGACATATATGATTCCGCTGGCGGGAGACGTGGATGTTATCAAGAACCGGCTTAAAGCTGTCAAGGAAGCGGCTAGCAGGATGCCTATGACCGCTGACGTAAGAGGATGGATAGGTGATTCCAGAACTAAGGAGGATATTTTGATGAATGACGTTACGATCAACATCGATCTTAACAACGATCCTTTCATAGCTCCTAAGTTTAGGATGAGTATCAAGGAGAACAAGGTATCCAAGGAGGAGACGGAAGTCTCGTTCCCTAACCTGCCGGATCTGCCATCGGAGTTCGCCTCGCCTACGAAGGCGGCCGAGGACAAGTCTTTGGTTTCCGACGGTAACGTAGTATCCGGAGAAAATGAGGCGGAAAATCCTTGCTAAATAAAATATCTTGACTTATCTTTGCGGCGTCAGTCCATCACCTGACGAGTAAGATATTTAAAAGTTGGTCCCTGTCGGGTGTGTGATGGCCCCGGTGGGGACTCTTTATATTATGCAATTAGACGCTTTTTTACACCGGAAGATCATGCAAGACCTGCGCATCCAGCGAGTAAAGGTCTTAATGATGTTATACACCAGTAACTATTTTGTCAAGGTCAGACAAAAGCAGTTGCTTGATCATACATACGCATTAAGCAGGGATCAGGCTTTTGATTATATGACTGAGTTCAATAAAAGACTTAGTGATAAGGTGGGTATAAAATGTACGATGGATATCCTTCTACCTACCGATGACGATAACGCTAACATCATAATCGAGCACAATGGTATTATCAAGAAGTTGATGAAGGAAGCCGAGAAACTGGAACTTGATACTGATGCTATCGAAGCTATGATGCGTGATCTTCTTGATGAGTTGAAGGATGATATTGATCTTAATATCCTGATATTTGACGTAAGCCAGTTACTTATAAAATACAATCTATTTAGGTTGGATGCTATAACCGAGCAGGAGTTCAAGAACTCTTTTGTCAGGATGGATAGTAGGAATATGGAGATAAAGAAACTAACTTTATCTGATATCAAGAAGGTGGTGGAGATGATAGAGGATAGGTATAGCTACGCTTTATATATGACAGAGGAATATGGCTGATTACATTTTTTGTAAAAATATCTCTTGTTTGTTTGTAGTTTCAAAATAAGGTCTTATATTTGCGGTGTCCATCCGTTATTGGGCCATAAGAAGATATTAACTCGCCTAGGCGTAGGCGATAGATGAGGGCTATTGGTGGAATAACGGACGCCAACGGCCCTTGTTGTTTTGTATTATGTGTAATATTGTTTTGAGTGATGACTTATCTATCAGATCGTATTTTGAAAAGGTTTTAAATCTAAGTAAACTTGGTGATAAATTCCCTGTTAATTTAGATGATGTATGGCCATTGGTTTATTCGGCTAAGGAGAAAGCTGTTAGAGCTTTAGTAAGTAGTGATCAGTTTATGCAAGGTATTGATTATGAGATTTTAGCCACAAATGGCGAAAATACGACAGTAGGAAGACCTGTAAATGTTTATATGATTTCTATATCTTGTATGGAGTATTTTATAGCTAGAAAGGTTAGATCTGTATTTAATGTTTACAGGGATGTTTTTCATAAAGTGATAAATAAAATACCATCTAGCTATTCGGAGGCTTTACGGATGTATGCTGATGAGGTGGAAGCTAGAGAAAGGGCTGAAAAAGAAGCTAAGCTTGCATTAGAGGCTAAAAGGATATCTGATAACATCATCAAAGAACAGGCTCCTATGGTTGAGTTTGCTAAGACAGCCGAAATAGCCCAAGAGACAGATATGTTGATCAGAGAGGTTCGGGAAAAGCTAGAGGCTCATGGATATGATATAGCGGAGAAGAATCTTCGAATATTGCTTGAGGATAAGAAGTTCTTCGCTAAGACCGGTAAGAGGTGGTTGCTTTCCCAAAGGATGATAGACAGCGGTTATGCTCGTTATAGATATCGTAATGATGACGAGTTCTATGGCACTAATACTGTCTATGTGACTCCTAAGGGATTTCAGTGGATCGTGTCTAAGATATCTAAAGAATGGATGCCTAGGTTCTTGGAATTGAAAGGCAGGGTTCTGAGTAGATCAGATAAAGATATTTTCGTTAAACGATAAACTCCATTTTTTATAATTTAGGATTGAGTTTTTGCCTGTTCGTGAGGATCGGCAAAAAGATTTGTACTTTTTCAGAGTAAACATAAGGTTTGTTATTATGTTGTTATTTAGTATCCCGTCCGCTCGTGAGAGTAGGCGGGATTTTCATATCTTTGTAACAAAACGATTTAGTAATGGGCAGATCTTGTTATGTTATAAAAAATAAGGAGGATAGGGTAGATAATGTCCTTGCCCCGAACGACCAACCATCCGGATTATACCAAAGGGCGATGGAGGTGCTGGGCGACCAGAAGCAGGCCTTATCGGTCTGGGGTACGGCCTACTCCCCCGACTTCGTGTCTTTCTTTGGCGATTGGATGTCCATGTCATCAGAATATGATCTGGATAGTAATGGGGAACCTAGGTATGATGATGTTATGTCATTTATCAAGCGAAAGAACTATTTCGCTGGCAATTTCATGGCCGATGAGGTTAAGGATATCAATAACACCCTTACTTCCTTGGGGGTTGATAATATCAATGATCTTAATGATATGATTGTATCTAATTTCCTCTCAGGCGGTGATATATTCATCAACAGATATAATCTTGAACGATCCGGGATGTATGACGCTGATGAGATTGATAATATCATGACTAACCGATCGGAGTATGAGCGGGTAAGGGATATGATGAGGAGGATTGTCGATTTTATGTCTGAGGGGAATCTTAATGAGAAGGATATGTATTTCCTGTCCTCCGAGTCAGGCCTTGGTGATGATTATATGATATATGAGGATACATATGACTCGTTAGGAAAGAGAAGGGGCTTGAATCCAATAGAGGTAAGGGATACGATCATGAGGGCGGTAGGCGGTATCAGCGACCGCCGGGAGTTCGATCAGGCTTTCGCCTCCATCCCATACCCTTCCTTGGCACTCCGGTATCAGGAGGATCAGGATTACGCAGATCGGATGTATGACACGTATCGTAATATGACCCGTATGGAGGTTCGGAGTCAGGACGGAAATACGATTACCGACTCGTACTTCAATAGTACCACACCGTATATCAGTATGCCTAAGGATATGAAGGGTCTAAGGGATAAGGTTGGGGAGATAATCGATATGGATGATTTTAAGGACATCAAGGACGTTGCCGGACGTCTGCATGACATAGCCATGGATCTTGCCGACATGGGCGTGGATATAAGCGAGGCGATCAGCGATGAGATGGTTATATCCAGACCTGAGGATATCCGTGATCTTATGGCGTCGCTGGACGTCATGTTGTCTTCCATACAGGCCGGCAATTCGGTATACGATAGCTTTATCTCCGATCTTGATAGGATAACAGGAAAAGGGAATCCGATATACGAGGTTCAGGATACTTATTCTACTGGGGATAGGATGGTGTATGTAAGATCCGGGAATACATCCCCTTCCGATATGTATGATAGGAGCATGTTGTATATTAGTAGGAATACGTACCATAACACGGCTCCGATAACCGACACCGATCAGGCCTATGAGATGTTGGCCAATATCGGGATAGAGCGGCCCTCGTACTTGCCGGCTGGCGTGGTCCCCGCCGGGGCTTCCCGTTCCGATATTGGCGTGGTCAAGGATAATATAAAAAAGCTGGTTATGTCCAACATCTCATCCTCGAATACCGAGAACATGATCCTTGCCAGATTGATATACCAGCATCCAGTTACCCCTGAGATGGATGATGCCGATATCGATCGGGAGTTCAGGAGATACGAGGCTAGACAGGGGAAGGATCGGGATTTTATCAAATCCTGTACATCGTTGAGGAAGATCCAGATCAAGGAAAGGTTAAAAAAATCGGATTTATATAATAATGTCTTACGTTTCCTTGATTTTAATGGATTTTATAATGTATCTTTGAATCACCATGACAGAGGTACGTTAAAAAGCATGGAGATGTCGTTGCCGGAAGGTCAGGTAAGGGATCTTCTGTTTGACGTGGCTATCGAGTCCGGTGACAGTAGCATGAGAAACCTTTTCTATCTGGATAGACAGGATAGGATGATGGATGCCGGGTTTTATAGGTATCTGTACCAAAGGAATCCGGGCCTGCTCCGGGAGGTCAACGGCGGTGTCGAGGCGAGACCGGACGGTTCGTTCTTGGCTCGTGGGAGGTATGATGATTTCGTGTCATTCCAATCCGGCTTATATGAGAAGATAGGTGAGACGGTTGATGGTGCGATATACAGGTTCGTTGATGATCTTATATACTCCGATCCATCATCATATCAAGAAAATATGGTACGAAGGATGGGTGATGTTACGGTAAGGAGTGACGATAACCGCCTGTCAAGGATAGAGGATAATCCCTCATCCAGTAAGATAGTTAATGAATACACTGCTAATACAAATAAGTTGATGCGAGATTTTTCGTGTAGTTAATCTCTCTTTGGCGTCGTGAGACGTTTTCTTTCGAGCATTGAAACATTGAATTTATGGATTTGCATGAATCCGGGTCGTAGTGATACGTTCCGGATTTTTTTGTCTTGTATCGGTTCTTATTAATCCCATTTACAAGACATTAAGTACTTTGATGATGACACATATCACGATTTTAGGGCTGTTAATTTTTGAACTTTGTAACGCCCGCCATCAGGTGGGGTTATTATTAATTCAAAAATAAATAGACATGGGTACAAGTGGAGACAAAATCGTTTTGTTAGACGGTATGGGTTCCGGTAGTGGAAGCGCCACTAACGGTTTATTATCTATGATTCCGGGGATGTTCGCCAACTTAATAGGCGGAAATAAGATGGATCCGAACTTGGTAGCGGCTTTGATGAACGGTCGTAACAACCAAGACGGTTTCGGCGGGGCTAACGGTTGGTGGTTGTGGATCATCGTCCTGTTCTGGTTATGGGGTGGCCGTGGCTTTGGCAATGGTTTTGGCAATGGTAATGAGTGTTGCGCTAATGGTCTTCCAGCTCAATTGAATAACGACTATGGTCGTGAGTTACTGATGCAGGCTATCCAAGGTAACAGAAGCGCTATCGATCAGATCGCTAACGCCTTGAACTGTACTACCACTCAATTGCAAAGCGCTATCTGTAACGTACAAGGCGCTATCGATAAGGTAGCTGGTCAGGTAGGTATGACCTCTCAGGCTGTTATTAACGCCGTACAGCAACAAGGTTGTGAGATCGGTAATCAAATTAGCTCTTGCTGCTGCAATTTGAGTTCTTTGATCAACCAAAGCACGTGCGCTACTCAAAATATGATAACGCAGCAAGGCTTTGACAATCAATTACGGACGTTAGAGCAAACCAATGTTCTTCAGAGTAACATCAACCAAGGATTGACAAACAATCGTGAGCAGGCTACTACGCAGTTCAATATCTTGAGCGCTAAGATTGATGCTCAAACAACCTTGATTAATGATAAATTCTGTCAATTGGAAATGCGTGAGATGCAGAATACGATCAATCAGTTGCGTGATGAAAGGTCGGCTTACCAAGCCTCCGCGTTGACTCAGCAACAGACTCAGAATTTGATCAACCAGTTGAGACCTACCCCTGTGCCGGCTTATCCTTCATGCTCTCCTTACCAGACTTATGGATGGGGTCAAGCATTTTATGGAGGTAATTACGGATGTGGGTGCAACAATGGATGCTGCAACAACGGAAACGCTGCTATTTAACTCTATAAAGGAAGGAGGCTATTATGGCTTGTGTTTCTAAAATAGGGTCTCTTTATGAGTTGGTCACGAAGAACGTGGTAGTGACTACTACCAACACCATCTTCGGCATCAACCCAAGGATATGGCTGTCCTTGCCATGCGAGGGCCTTCTGCTGCTGAAAATCCGGCAGGTGGTTCCGACAACAGGCGAGACATTGCCAGTGCAGATAGCTATTCCAGCGAACAGCACCGTATCCACGGTAGGTGATGACACATGCTGCCCGGTAACCGGCGTGGCTGTGGTGAATCCGATCAACGTGGCTGTGACCGGAGCGGCTATGGTTAACAACACCGAACGCCTTGTTTATTTCAACAAGGTAAGGGGTGTATTGAGGCTCATGGATTGCTGTGTGCCTACAACTTCCGCCTCGGCGTCGGAGACGACTGTTGATGAGGGATAGGTTAGATTGGATGTCTAATGGGAGGGTATTCCCTCCCGCTTAAAAATCGAGATATGTTTAGAGACTTAAAGAAAGGATTTCAAGTATATACGCTGGATACGTCCGATGTTCCGGTGTTCAGGATGGGGAATGTGGTTAACGTGTCCGAGCCTAGGTTCCAGCAACCCCAGATGGGTCAGATGGGGCAATATCAGCAACTACAGGATAGGGTGATAGACCTTACCGTGGAGATAAACGGGTCTTCCATGACCTATGTCGTACCGGAGAGCAGGGATGTCGCTATGTCCAATAACATAACTTTGGCCTGCTCGGTCGATCCGATCATGAACCAGCTTAACGCCGCTAAGAGAACCAGCTCCGATATTCTCGATAGTATCGATAAGCATAGGAGGACACTAGAGGCTTGTGATTCGATCCTTGAGGAAATCAATCCGGCTTTTAAGCAGACTAAGGATCAAGACCGGAAGATCAAGAATCTTGAGGAGAAAGTCGATAGGATGGGATCCTCTTTCGATGAGCTAAAAGAGTTGTTAATTAAAAAATTAGGTTAAGATGAGAGTTATAGATTTAGGCGGCGGTCACGAAGAGGACTACAATGACGAGATCTACGATCGTAGAGGCGGCCGTGGACGTAGCAGACGTTCGGATGGGACTTACATGGGTTATGGTGGTGGAATATACGACCACTATGGCAAGGAGCATGACGGCAGAATGGATGAGCTAGAACGCCGTGAGCGTGATCTTGAAAGACGCGAGAGGGAGCTGGAACGTGACGAGCGTGAGCTTGAGAAACGCGAGAGACTCCATGAACGTGAGGACGAGATGTATCGCAGGGGATGGTTCGGTGAGCGTGGCATCCGTGACGAGTTCGATGGTACCGAGCCGTATATGCGCAGGGGACGCAGGAGTCGTTACTACTGAGGAGCAGACGCCGATGACCCGGATTATAAGCGGTATATAGACACCCATGGATATCACTTTTCCAAGGAGCTGGCTAGGGAAGCCGCTGACAAGATGCTTAACGCCGACGGGTCCAAGAGAAGATGGACGATGGAGGACGCTAAGCAGATGTTCGATAAATGCGGGGCCAAGAAACCTGATAACGCCACTTGGGGAGATATCCAATACCTGTTCGCTATGTTCTATAGCGACTACTTTCCTAAGGTATTGGATTGCGACCAGAAAATAGTCAAGGCTGTCTTGGCTTATCTGGAAGACCCTGACGCCCCGGAAGGGACGGCGTTCGTAAGGTATCTGGCGGTGCGGTGCTTCGTCGGTGACACAATCAAATGGAGTGATATGATTTAGTTTGATACAACGTTGGAGAACCCTGTCGGCAATAGAATACCGATAGGGTTTCTTTTTGATCGTAGCCTTATTATGATTACATTTGTTCGAGGTAGATCTTTTGTTCATAGGAAGGGTGGGCGGGAATGAAAAAAGGCATCCTCACGGACACCCTTCCCCTTTGGTTGAAAATCACTTAAAACATTATGAGTTACTACACTGCAAATATAGATAAATAAACATAAATAGCAATGGCTAAAGGACATTATTGGATAGAGCCTGTGGATCAGACGTTAAACGATTTTCAGTTTTATAAGGCCCGTATCGTAGGCGATCCTGAATATGACGAGAAACATCATCGAGTTATATTGAGGACTGATAAGTATTTCCCCGTTGGGAGTATCTTTCATGTCCTTAATGATAAGGAGATGTTTGTTATTGAACGGAAATTCAAAATCTGGGGCAATAAATATGTCATAAGACCTTGTGAGGGTGAATGGGAATGGGAGTCTGTTCAGAAACTTAAAGACAAGGCTATTATATTCCGTGCCGGGTTCCTGCATGGGAACGGCAGCTTCTAACACCTGCCCGTATCTACCCCCCCCCTCGATTTCTTGGTGTTTATGTATATAGTTATATTTGAGCAAAAAATAAGTTTGATATGGAAGATTTTCAAGGTAAATACAATGGCAAGCAGATAGAGCAGCTTTTGGATAAGGCTAATGATATTGATCTTACCAAATATGCTCTTAAGACGGATAATGCCCCTACCGCCACGAAATTACAGGCGGCTAGGACCATAGCGCTGTCCGGGGCTGTTACCGGTAGTGTTTCATCGGACTTCGGAAGCAACGTAACTATCTCCACGACATTGGCTAATTTTGATGCCTCTAAGATCGCGTCCGGAACCATCAGTATAGATAGGTTGCCTAAGGCGGCTTTGGAGAGATTGATCGTGGTAGCTGACGATACGGCCAGATTTGCCCTTACCACCGCTACGGCTCAAAGTGGTGATACGGTAAAGGTAACGTCTACAGGTAAGATGTATCTGATAAAAGACGAGTCTAAATTAAGCAGTGAGGATGGATATGAGCCTTACACGGCCAGTCAGGCTTCCTCCGTGCCTTGGTCCGGGGTTACGGGCAAACCAAGTACCTTCACCCCTCCCACGTCCTCCGCTACCGTTCTTGGCGGTATTAAGGTAGGATATACGACTTCCGGGAAGAACTATAAGGTGCAACTGGATTCGTCCGGCAACGCTTACGTCAATGTCCCATGGACAGATAATAATACCACGTACAATCAAGCCACGGCTGATACTTTAGGATTGGTTAAGATCGGTTACGATACTAGTGGCAAGAATTACGCCGTGGTGTTAGACGGTAATGGGAAGATGTATGTAAATGTTCCTTGGACTGATAATAACACGACTTATGCTCAAGCCACGAGCGATAAGTTGGGTCTTGTTAAGATCGGATACTCTGCAACTGGGAAGAACTATCCCGTTGTTCTTGACGGTAGTGGTAAGATGTATGTGAATGTTCCGTGGACGGACACCAACACCACATATTCCAATATGGGGGCGGCTACTTCCTCTGCCGCAGGAAAGGCCGGTTTGGTCCCTGCTCCTGCCGCCGGAGCGCAAGGTAAGTATCTTCGTGGTGATGGAACGTGGCAGACACCTCCTAACACTACATATAGCAACATGGGCGGAGCGACGTCCTCAGCCGCAGGATCGGCGGGATTGGTACCAGCGCCGGCTGCCGGCAAGCAAGCGTCGTTTTTGCGTGGTGATGGCACATGGGTGGTTCCGACAAATACCACATACGCTAAGGCTAATACCACGACCTTAGGATTGGTGATGATCGGATATGCGGAGAATGGCAAGAATTATCCGGTGGAGCTGGATGGTAGTGGGAAGATGTTCGTCAACGTGCCTTGGACGGATACTAATACAACGTATGGTGTTGTGGGAGCTAATGGATCAACAGGTCTTGTAAAGAACGGAAGTACCGTGACAAGCGCTTCTGGCTATATCGCCTGTCCTATTGTCAGTGGTGTCCCTTATTATAAAGACACTAATACCACTTACGCCAATATGAAGGCAGCTACGGCTTCCGCCGCCGGTGCTGCGGGATTGGTTCCGGCTCCCGCTGCGGGCAAACAGACATCCTTCCTTCGTGGCGATGGTACATGGGTCGTACCTACCAATACCACATACGGATTGGCCTCTACTACAGCCAACGGCTTATTGAGACAGCTTAATGGTAGCACCTCTAATTTTATGCGTGGAGATGGTACATGGGCTACCCCTCCTAACACGACATATGCCGTAGCCAACGAGTCCACTAACGGTTTGATGGCGGCCGCCGATAAGAAGACCATGAATAGGCTTATAGGAGTTAATACGGTCACGACATTAGCTAACCTGCCTATTAGCAAGAGAAGTATCACGGCTACGTTATCAGCCGCTACCACCCTATCCGTGCAGTCAGGGATGCAGATAGGGGAGGAGCTGATGATCAGGTGCGTCCCGTCGGCGGCCTTCACGCAGGCTATACCCAACTCCGGGGATTATGTCAGCATGAGCGGAACTTCTATATCCACTACGGCCAACAAGCCTTTCGAGATAAATATCTGGTGTTACGCTTCAGGTAAGTATAGCATCGCCGTTAAAGAACAAGATTAAAGAACAGATTATGGCATATACATATATAAACAGGGAAATATATCCCAATCAATTAGTTCAGGACGATCCGCTTGATGATAATTACGCCAAGGGCTATAGTTATGATGATTACATTAACGGGAATCCCGCCCCATGGATAGAGCTTGGGGAGGAGCAATTGGCGTTCAAGGAGGCCAATCCTAAAGCTACGGTTAAGGAAATTATCGAGGCTAAATTGGATGACTCAAGGCTTCTTAATGAGGAGAAATCGGCTAAGTATGAGGAGATCAGGACTTATGAGAATAATAATCTTCATGAGTTTTTCTTGGATGACCAAAATATCTATATCCCTGAATATGATAGGAATAACGCTTTGTCTGATGGGGCTATAGCTGGTAAGATAACGATCATAGGTCTGGAGTTTGATATGACGGAAGGCAAGATCTTGATCGGGATGATGGATAAGTATGATAATGACCTGATGTCGGCGTTAGGAGTCAAACAGAGGGAAGTAAGCTTAGCCACTACCGTAGAGCAGGTGAGGGCTATTGACGCTCAGTCCGGCTATCCAGATAAGGTAAATATCACCATGACTTATGTCCGGCAACAGGCAAAGGAGAAAGATGCCTCCGATCCTCAGAAAGTGGCTGTCAGATTCTCCAGAATGGTGGTTAATAACAAGGCTATATCTTTATCCCCTAACGAGAAATTGGATGTTAAGGTCCTATTCCCTATATGGGGACAAGAGGGAGCGGAGTTCGGGTTGTCGGTGGATGCCGGATTCTGCCTCAGGGTGGTTAAGGACGATACGGATATCCTTTATGAGGTTATTCAACAACATACATTATCAAAGGAATGGGAACCCGGATTGGATACGGCTTCCTTATACAAGGTCATTGATAAGGAGCATGCCGGGACCATAGGGGATCCTATCCCGTATTTCCCTCCAATGGAGATATTCAAGGATAAGTATTATATCCAGAACGCTGATGTATATAAGTGTACTAGGGATAGCGGAACTCCTCTTAGTCATAATCTAAAGGACTTGATCGGGTTGTATGTTGAGGTTGTACAGGGCTAGTCGTATCTACCCCCCCCCCTATATTTGGCTTGTGATATGATACAAGTTATTTTTGGCATAATAAAATGACATTTGTAAATATATTTAAGTATGGCATCACAAAAATTTGGTTTCGTAACCGTCGACCCGGTATCAGGATCAGGAGATCAGGCGGTTAATTTCTCCGGTGAGAAACACACCGGTCGTCTTCAACGCACTATCAACCTTACGGTCACCACGAACGGCGGGGCTAAGAAGGCGTTGGTAGTTAATCAGGCAGCGGCTGCTGAGGTGGTAAGATCAGACAGCCCTAACGCTTCCGTGCAAAAGACAGGCGGTAATGTTACCATCACCGGTAAGTCTAACAGTACTAAGCTTACGTTCGCGGTCACGCCGGCTGAGGATAACGGGCTTACGTTACAGCTCCCGGCTAACTACACGGCGGCTGGAAAGACTACGGCTAACGGAGCGGTTATCGCCGACGATCCCGGAGCCGCTGGCGAGTTCGTTTGGAGCATCACGATCTCGGACGTACCGGCCAACGTCACGATCGAGGAACTGACAGCTACATTGAAAGTAACCGCCGCTGGTGGCCAGACAGCCAACGTGACGGTAACTCAAGCCGCTGGAGACTCTACTATCGAGCTTGACAAGGAGACTATTAACTTGGATGTAAATGGTACTCAACAGACGGTTAACGTAACATCTAACGACAGCTGGACTTGGGCGCAAGCAGCCGCCAGAACCGTATTGAGAATGATGGGACGATAATCAGTTTCTTTTCGTTTACTCAGACCCCGATCGACTAAAGCCGGTTGGGGTTTATTTGTTTTGCTATCTTTGCAATAGAACAAAAATAATACAACTATGGCTAATGATTTGAATATTAATTGGAAGGACGGGGTAGGCGAGGTAACGGACCAGCCTCTGACCGTCAGCCCGGGGTCCGGGACCGGGGACGCCCCCGTTTCCTTTGGCTCGGTGATGAACAACGGTCTTGATCGGACTCTTGAGCTGGAGATAACAACTCCAAAAGGTGTTAAGAAGATACTTACAGTGAATCAGGAGGGATGCCGGCAGGCTTATATCACGAGTGACGGCAAACGATGGCTGACTAGCGACAATCGGGTGTATGGGGTTTTGAAAAGCGATGCTCCATGCGAATGCACGGGTGATTGCCCTTGATATTTTGTTTTTACGAATTTTGTAATTACATTTGTGGCGCATGTCCATCACCATGCTTTTCGTCGCTAATTTATTATAAGGGATACCGGTCTGTGATGGGATCGGCATCCCTCTATTTTTTAATATGGATAAGATAGATGTTTTCGATGTTCAGATTCCTGATGGGAGACAAATCAGTTGTATATCGTATAATAAGGTTACTTATTTTGATCTTGACGATATATGTAAGTTATGTTTTGACTCATATGACCTACATGATGTGGCTGACACTAAGGTAATGAGTGAGTTCCTGCACCGAGAGGGTGGTCGTTATTGGACTACGATAGATGGCGTAAGGCAGTTGTATCGTAGGATTGAGTGCAAGATGTGTTTTGAGGTTATAGAAAAATTAAAAAAATTATGAGAGAGCAGGAATTTGATTTCGTGGTATATCCGTTGAAGTTGATTATCACGGTAGGATTGGATTACGAGACGTTATGTAACCGTTTCGAGAACATGGAGCCGGATCATAAGGGAGAATGGGGTGATAAGGATGATATGGATAAGGAAGCGTCTTTCGTGAATCTGGTAAGGGATAGGGACGATGATGGTAAATTCGCCATACTTTGGAATTTTTCAAGCGACGATGATATAATGATGAGAAATATATGTCATGAGTCGTTCCATATAGCCATGAGCGTATGCCAATTTTGCAACATGTCTCTTGGATTTAAGGTTGGAGAGGATGAACACGCAGCGTATATAGCCGGTTTTGCGGGTCATTGTGTTGGTGAGTTTATCAACAACAAGGATATGGATTAAATCATAAACTATATAAGGAATACAAGAAGGTGATTATATACCAATTTACACCAGTACATTTTGACGCTTCACAGCCCCAGCCAACGCCAGCGACTCCACGTCCCCTACCCGGTTCACCACCGGTGACATATCTTATTGGGTTAGAAGATTCTGTTTTTCTAACCCAAATTTCTTTATGTTCCTAGCTGCCAGTAAATCCCTGTCATTTACGGCTCCGCAAGAAGGGCAAGTCCAGATACGATCGGATAATTTAAGATCTCGATATATGTATCCACATTCGCACATCTTGGAACTAGGTTCGAATCTTCCTATCCGAATCAAATTCACGCCCTTCCAATCCGACTTATAGCTTAATATTCTAAAGAACTCGCTCCATGAGCATGAAGCGATGCTATTAGCCAGATTATGGTTCTTCATCATCCCCTCCACGTTAAGATCCTCAATAACCACGGTTTGGTTCTCGCCTAGGATATTATTGACAACATGGTGTAGGAAGTTATGTCTTTGATTCGATATATGCTCGTATGCCTTAGCTACGGCTAATCTGGCTTTTTCTCTTCTTCGGCTTCCTTTTTGCTTGCGAGTTAATCTACGTTGTAAGCATCTTAATCGTGTGGAAGACCTTTCCAGATATTTCGGATTCTCGAAAACCGAACCATTCGATAAAGTCGCGAATGTCTTTATCCCTACATCGATACCTACAGCGGTATCCGGATTTATGGGAGACTTGCCCGGTAGCTTAATGCCGTTATCTACAAGGATGCTGACATAGTACTTGTTTGTAGGTGACTTTGATACGGTAACAGTTCCTATCTTCCCTTTAAACACTTGATTAGAGTAGAATCTTACCCATCCTAATTTCGGTAACTTGATCCTGTTGTTATCGAAATCGATATGGACATTAAGGATATTCTTGAACGATTTCCTTGATCCTCGCTTTGACTTGAATTTTGGGAAGCCTTTCTTTTCCCTGAAAAATCTGGTGAAAGCCTGATCTAAGTTCCTTATTGACTGCTGTAGGCATTCACTAGATACCTCATTGAGCCAAGTATATTCCTCTTGTTTCTTCAAATCAGTCAGTTTCTTGCATAGATCAACAGCCGTAAGTGATTTTTTATCATCTTGATACGCTTCGATTTTTGTCTGCAAAGCCCAGTTATAGATAAATCGAGTTGATCCGAAAGTCCTCTCCATTAGCGAGATCTGTTCGGATGTCGGATTCAGTCTATATTTATAAGCTTTTAGCATACTACTATCTTTTGATGCAAAGGTATGATATAAAAAGTAATTATATACGATTTTACTTATGTTATGTAACATAATAGTGTAAAATTGTATATAATTACCTATAAGAATATCAGCCTCCGCTTATTCGTGGAGGCTTTTTGTTTATCTTTGTCAAAAACATGAAGTTATGTCGAGTTGCGTAATTAAAAGGAATAAGGAAGGTAAGATAACCCGTGTCTTGACCCCTTCCGGCGAGGTATCCACCTTGTTCGATAAGATAGCGGGTATAGCCGCCGTAAGTGACCTTAATAAGGCCGCTGAGGCTTATATGACTATTTATAACGATAAGTTCAGGTCTAAGTTCGGAGACTGGACGAGATCCGTGCCAAGAAATAAGGAGGCTGCCAGATCCATAAGCGCCAGACTTAGCGCCAGCGAGTGGGGGCAACTTATGTCAGCCAAGGTCCTGTCCGCCATAAGCGACATGGATGCCCCAGCGTTGGCCAGAAACCTTGGGAATAGCGACAGTGTCGTGGCTTATCTTACCTCCGGAGAGGTAGGTGATGTCAATGATATGGCTGTGGTAGATACATCCACGGTACAGGAGGTGGATCTGGATTCCATAAACGAGGATAATATTGGCGATACGATACTGAAAGAGGCGTCATGGGATGATATAAGGGCTATCAGGGAGAATATAGATATTAAGGAGACAGCCCGTATGTTATGGAAGGCCGTGGAAAGCGCTTTTACCGGGCAACGACCTAATATTAGGGTGAAGGGTGGAAATATAGATGGTGAGATTATATTCTCCGGCAATGTCTTGCCTTTAAATGATATTGAAGATTATACGCCCCCATCTTCAAGATTGGTATATGATTCCGGTGAGCCTCGCCTATTCTTTAGATCGGATGACGGCAAGATACACGACTCTTACGCCAACGCCATAAAAGGCTCGTCCGGCGGGCGGATCGAGGCCGGGTTCTTGGCCGGCAGTGTCGAGGAGAGCGACGTCCCGTCCGGTACGGCTGACATCTCCTTTGGCTCGTCCTCCATAACCCTTAATAACAGCGAGTCATTCATCCCGGTCCTTGGTATCAGTTCAGACTCTAATATAAGTACCCGTGGAGGGTTTGTCAATTACCTTATCAAGAAAGGTATGTTGAGCGGGGAGCGTATAAGGCTAGGGGATAGGTATTATCTTACCGGTGCCGGCAACTCCGATGGTCTTAAGATCTATAACGCTATGGATGCCTTGTCTAGGCTAAGGAATAGGTTTGGAAGTCAGTCCTCCGAAATGAACGTATTGGGTTCTATAGGTTTTGATACGGAGGTAAGTAATGATCTTGATCTTATCACGACATCAGGGGAGAAGGTTACGGTAAGCAGATCGGAGATCAAGGGCATGTTAAGGCAAGGTAAGTTTGAGGAGCTTAACGATAAGTATGATGGGTTCATGGAGCTAGCCTTGTCGTTGATGATGGAGGATAACGCTTTGTACGGAAGTAATGTCCGTGGGGTTATTGAGAATGAGAAGGCGGAGGATCTCCAGAACAGGACTGATATCACCAACATCTTATCTACGTTAGGTATCCGGGTGATGGGTATGTCTGAGTATATGGATAAGTATAAGATGCGTAATGGTGTCGAGCCTTCGGCTAGGGCATTGTCCGATATGGCCAATGGGGTTATCGCTTTGGCTGAGGGAGCTACGGTAGAGGATCTTAATGAGGAGGTAGCCCATTTCTTGATTGATACTTACCGTAACCAACAGGAGATTGACGAGGTTCTGGACTCTGTTGTCGGCACGCCATTATGGAATCAATTCGCCGGTCGTTACTATGAGGTGTATGGGAAGGAATACCAAGGGGAGGAACTGGATCGGATGGTGAAGCGGGAGATCCTAGGTAAGACGTTGGCCCAGAGGTTCGTACCGGGCATGGAGCGGGCGGTGGAGGATCTGGCCTCGTCCGAGGACGCCCAGCTCTCCTTGTTTGGCAGGATAATCCGGGCTATACGGAATTTCTTCTCTACTCAAAGATCAGACTTGAATAAGGTTCTTGATAGGATAAAGGAGTCGGCGTTAGCTGATGATCCAAGCGCATTTGACGTGCTTCTGTTAAAGGATAGCGACCATCTCATGTACTCATTATCGGATGTTGATGTGGCTAATAAGTTGATCAAGAACGGTAGGTCATTGGAAAGGCTATACACCAGATTGCAGAGGATGAGGTCAAGCCAGAGTCAGAGGATCGGTGAGAGTATCTCCCTTCTACGTGATATAGGCGAGAAGGTAAGACAAGTCGGGGGTGAGCTAAATAAGAATAACAACCTATTATCCACCAAGAGCGTCATAGCGACCGCCAAGGCTGAGGTGGAGTATTTGGTCACTGTCGCCAGTAGCCTACGTAAGAGCGGAAAAGGATTGGATTATGAGACGATACAGGTTATCGATAACGTATATGGGGAGATAGTTCCTCTGATCAGGAACCTTCGTGGATTCGTCAATAATCAGGCGGCTGATTATTATGGCAGCAATAAGGTTGGCATGGTAGAGGATATGGATGATATATTACGTATGGCTGAGACATCCATGTCTGATATAAATGCTCTTCGAAGTGATCGTAATGAGGACTGGCTGGATGGACAGCTCAGGATGTTTAATATCCCGGAAAGATATTGGAATGGGATAAAGAAGTTGATAAATAACATCCATAAGGATATCAATGTCATGTCCCGGTTCTTTGGTACGCTGGAGCATAGTGGTAACGCTATTTTAGGTATGTTAGGCCAACGTCTAGCAAAGGCCCATAATGAAGCCCATATCGAAGGTATATCTAATATCAATAAGATGACTAGGATGATGAAAGAGCGTGGATGGGGGATAAAGGATAATGAGGATCTTATACAGAAGATAAATGGGAAGAACTCGGATTACCTTGACTCGTCCCGTGATTTCGCCAAATACGATTTACTATACAGGACCGAGCAGGCTAAGGCTATTATCGATATATATGATCTTAAGAATGTCATGGGTAAGACCGAGAAACAACTTATCGACCTTCTTCTATCCGATAGAGGCCTTAAGGTGAAGACCCGTGACGACATAGTAGGATATGACGGGGATAAGCCTATCACTAAGGAGGTATATCATATATTCAAGCCTACCATCCAGAATTTCGATATCTCGGACATGACGTTCGAGGATCAGCAACGGTATCTGGATACGATAAATAAGTGGTTGGATGAGAACCGGGAGAAACCTATGGTGCAGGCTTATTACGATAAGATCGAGAAAGTCAATAAGAAGGTCGAGGAAAGACTGGGTCGTAGGGTATCGCAAGCCACGTCCGATTTCATGACCCGTATCCGCAGGAGCAGGTATGTGGCTATGGATAAGTTCGTGAGGAACGGGAAGGTCGATTGGAAGGCGTTTCAATCCGATCCTATAGCTTGGAGATCTTATCTGGATATTTTACGTGACAGGGCTATAGCCAAGAGCGAGTGGTATTCCGATGGGACACCAAAGGAAGAGGGATCCGAGGCTCTGATGATGTCCGAGGAGATCAAGGCATGGGACGAGGCGTGGGCCGAGGAGTTCGGGAATACCAACGAGGGTCGTAAGGCTTCCGCCGAGTTCAAGGAGATACTTCGTGGGATAGAGCGGTCCGAGGGAGGCAAGGCTGCGTTTGAGTTCCTGCTAGCTGGCGGTCATCTTGGCTTCTCCAAGGATATGTGGGGATCCGAGGAGGGTGATTATTACGAGAATCTGGTTGATAAGATCACGGAGCAATCTGTATCATCATCAAGGATAGAGAAGGTAGAGGAGGCGATGGCGACAATAAACGAGATCAATGACCAGCTAAGGCCCTTGCTTATCCAGTACCGGGATAGCACGAGATACGGGGAATATGATTTCGATAGGTTACGTGGATCCGCCTCATTAAGAAAGATAAACGAGTTATATGATCGTCTGGCTGAGGCTAAGAGCGTTATTAACGCCGCCGCTTCCGCTGAGGCTATTGAGATGGATATGCCTGATACGGTGGAGAGTGGAGTCACGGATTCTTACCGTAACGCTTTAAGGGATGCCATGGCATACGACAAGGGTATGGATGAGATTAAATTCGCCAAGGAACATATGTCTGCCCGCTCCCGCAGCCAAGTGGAGCGGATGGCCTCCAAGCTATCCCGGAAGAACCCGTCATGGACAACCGTGGAGGTGGCGTTCTTTAGAAAGAAGTACGGTCCTGACTTCAACAATAAGCTGGCTAATGATATAGCTATGGGTAAGGCTAATAGTATACTTATCGAGTACGCCAGAACTCGGCTATATCCTTATATGAGAAAATACTCTCCCAAGGGGTATTCTGGCTTTGTCAGGAAGATAAATAACGGTACGTATAAGGTATCCGAGTTCTTTGATGCCATGGAAAATGGTATATCAAAGGAAGAGAGCGTATCCCGTTTCGGGTTTGATATTAATATGATCGATCTGACGATCAATAACCAGTGGCTTGATGAGGCTGACGCCGAGAGTTCTTTCCGTAATCCTAATTATAATCCCGATCTGGGTTATGGATATCATACGCCTAGGTTCGATAAGTACAAGAACGAGGCTTTTTTCAAGAAATACGGTATTACCAACGAAGGGGAGGAAGCTACGATCAATAAGGATAAGTGGGAGATGAGGAAAGAATTGCTTAACATAAGCCGTAAGGCTATGGAGGATTATGATGAGCGGTTCAGGAATATCTACCAGATACCACAAATATCCAAGGGCGGCGTGGAGAGGATGGTGCAGGCCGGGGTTGACCCGAAGGCGGCTATCGGCAATGCCGTACGTGATATTGTTGGCGAGAGGGTGGATGACCCTATACATGGTCAGGGGCAAGACCTAGGAGGGCTTGATGAGAACGACAACAAATATCGTATGATCCCTAAATACTATCTCAGTAAGTTGGAGAACGCCAACGACGTGTCCCATGACTTCGCCTACTCCTATTCCATGTTATCCTTGCAGGCTACCGCTTACAAGTATAAGAGGGCGGCCTTGGATGATGTCATGGGATATAGGAACATGATGCTGGAGACGCAATACGACGGCGGTAAGAACCCAGAGGCCACTCACGCCTATAGAATGTTTCAGGACTGGGTTAACGCCAGTATCTATGATGTTAGGATAAATAATAAGCGGGCAGAATGGAATATAGGTAATTATAAGGTCGATCTTAATAAGCTGGCTCTTATGTTTACCAAATTCGTATCCAAATCCAACTTAGGCTTCTCCCCATTCGTCGCGGCTACCGGCGCCCTTACCGGGCAGGCCAACTTCCTTTTGGAAGGTATGGTAGGGCAGTATATAAGCAAGGACTCCATGAAATACGCCTATGGGGAAGCTCAGAAGCAATTAAGTACGTACGTGTCGGAGATCGGGGATATAAACCGTACCAACAAATTATATGTCGTTGGAGAGGCTCTAGGCGTATTCAATGTCCGCAACCGTGTACGATCGGCGGCGTATAACAAGATCTGGAGAACCTTATTCCGGGACCTGCCGTTTAAGATGATGGAGGTTCTTAACTCCCCGTTGGATCCGCAGGTCATTATCTCGGTCATGGATGATACCCGCCTATACGAGGGTCAGTTTTGGTCATACTCCAATTTCAAGGAGATGATGATGAAAGACAGAAATATGTCCGCCAACGAGGCTAAACGTGATTGGGAGCGTTTAAGGGATTATTCTATGTGGAACATGGTAGATGTCAAGGATGGAAAGATCGTGGCTAAAAACGAGGCTAACAAGGATATTATAGACAGATACATACCTACCTTGTCCAGCAGGGTCAGGAGCATGGTGCAGATCTGCGACGGCGCCTTGAACGAGCAGAACCGGGTGGGGGCTAGCCGGAACGCTATCCTTAACATGGTTCTGCCTCATCGTGGATGGTTTATATTGGCCGTGCAGCGGGCGTATAAGAAAGCCGGTTTCAATTTCCAAACCAACCAGTTCGAGGAAGGATATATGAGAACATTATGGAGATTGGCCGGAAATGTCTATGGCTCGATGTCCGAGGGTAGGATGGGGGAGGCATATGACGTGCTTAAGGAAGAGTATGATAAGCTTACCCCCTACGAGCAGATCAATATCAAGAGATCGATTATCAATATGGCGGTATTCGCCACGATGATGGCTATAGGACGGGCTTTGATGGGATATAGGGAGGATAATGAGGATAGCTGGTTCGGGCAGTTCATTACCTATATCGGGTTCAGGACGATCAACGAGATCGCTTCCCAGACATCCCCGTTCATGGAGCTTAACGCCATAGACATGCTGCAAGATCCGCTGGTCACCGCCCGGAAGTTAGGCGACCTCACCGATCCTCGAAACTGGGATCCGTTCGCTACTGTCCAGACCGGCGTATATAAGGGCGAGAGCAAACTATGGAGGCAGCTCATGAAGTTCTCGTTTGGTAAGCAATGGTATAATATCAAGACGGCTAGGGATATTAAGCAGACATCCGACTACTGGTTGATGACCAACGGCATGACGATGGGATTCTTTCTAGGTGGTAGGAATAAGGATGAGTCCGGAGAGGACGCTAATTGGTATTTTGACAGGGGAAGATAACTGATATGGTATGACAAAAAAAAATAGCCGGTCAATTGTTTAAGACAATTTGATTGGCTATTTTTGTATTCCCATCTATCCATCCCGGACGGATGGGAATAGGTAATTATTTTATGAATACAAATGTAGATCTTTTTCATGATTCCACGAACAATAGTAATGGAATTTTGACGTCCGAATCCAACGAAATGGATTTAAATACATTAATACCGGTAGTAGATAATAATAATCATAAGGTTGTAGACGCCAGGCTTCTTCATGCGTTTCTTCAAATAAGAAGAGATTTTACATCATGGATAAAAGATCGTATATCAAAATACGGTTTTATTGAAAATCAGGACTTTGTATTGATAAAATATGATTATTTAGGTAACTTACTGAATGACAGACTCCCCCATTTTGGTGAGTCTGATACTCAGGTAGTTGCAAAGACTGATTACCTGCTATTGATGGATATGGCCAAAGAGCTATGTATGGTAGAGAATAATGATAAAGGGAAGAAAGCTAGAAGGTATTTTATCGAGAAAGAAAAAGAATTAAAGAAGTTGGAAAAGTCGAATAATGATCAAGTAAGTCATTTGCGTATTCCCGACTTTTCCAATCCAGCGGAAGCCGCAAGGGCATGGGCTGATGAGTATGAGGCCAAGGTGAAGGCCGAGAAGGAAGCTATGTTGGCACTAGAAGCCAAGAACAAGGTCGAGGAGGAAAAGAAGATTGTCCAAGCCGAATTAAATACGGCTATAGATACGATAAAGGAGAATGAACCGGTAATTGATATGTTTAAAAGGTCTATTCCAAGAGAAGGTGTCCTTATCCGTGAATCATCAAAATATTTTGAGCAATTTGGCTATTATATCGGGATTAAGAACATGTATCCGTTATTACAGGAATTAAAATATGTTTTTAGGAATGAGAGAGGTAGGATAGAGGCATATCAGTCCGCTCGTAATTCTGGATTAGTTACATATGGATCTGATCCTGGTGATGAATATTGGGAGGCTAAGGCCGTGACTGTTATGATAACATTAAAGGGATTTGTTAAACTGGAAGAATTGTCAAGAAAAAAAAGGAGCGTTTTTGAGAAATATGGTCGGTTCACGATATGATGCCCCTCACTGCGATTATTCTGATAAAGGCAAGGCTATTAGAGCGCTTACTGGCGATAATAGGTTCACTAAAGATATTGATTATAAAGTTTTTACCCAAAATGGTAAAAACCCTACTGAGGGAAGATCAACAATTGTATATACGATAACTGCATTTTGCGTGGAATGTTTGATAACAAGGAAAGAAAGATGAGTATAAATAAATAGTTATACCATTGATAATTAATGTAATCCAAAAATGGATTTACATAATAATAGAAGGATAGGCGATTATCATCCTATCCTTCTTATTTTCGTTATCGGTTATTATATTTATACACAAAATCATCCACATCCATATACTCACACCCGAAGTTTTCCGCCGTCTTCTTATCGGAGTCGGAGAACTGCCCTTCTTTTCCGGAAGCGTCCCCGATCATCATGATAGTATCGTATATGATCTTATTTTCCTCATCTACATTATCATTTATGAATTTGATATAATCCATATACTGGTCTATCATCCCCGTATTTGGTTTCCTATTGATGTTATCTTTATCATTGTTGTCGCAATAAAAGTTGTATACGGATATATTGGTATAATCCTCCAATGCGCTTGATATATAATCGAATTTATATTCAAACATCTCTTTGTCTACGAAGCCTTTTTCTATACCTCCCTGATTTGATATGATTAGTATATCATCAGGAGCGTAATTTTTGATAGCCTCAAATACGTAGAGTTTGATTTTCATATCCCATATACCTTTAGGGAATGTATCTCCTGACAATGTTTCAATCAGTGTCCCGTCTAAATCTGTTATTAACAATTTACACTTTTTCATGATTCAAAATTTAAATGATATATAATTACCTTAGCTTATTTATATACTACTCGTCCCATTGCTCCTAATAGCTCTTTATCATCCTGCTCCTTTACCTCTACATAATAATATCCCTTGAAACAGAATTTCTTTTGATCGGGATCTGACAAGAACTTTTTATATTCCTCGAATCCTTCATCTGAAAGATAATAAGCTCTTCTTTTTGTTGAAGTAATTCATCTGATTCTAATATCTGTTTTTTAGTAGCCATAATATCTGTTTTTTTGGATGTGGTATAGATGATTAATCTTTAGGAATAAACCCAACAGCCTTTTCGGTAGAAGCTCTTTGTTTTATAAAACATTCAGCTTCTTCCCATGAGGTTGCCCATATTTCACCGGCATACTTTTTGCCATTGATTTGATACTCTGTTACAAATTTCTTTTCTTCTTTTTTCATGTTTGTAATTTTTAAAAGTTAATAAAACTAAGGTTTTAGACAATGAGGCATTATATCCATTCTACGAAGTTTATTATCTTCTGTTTATAAAATTCAATGTCCGCATGAGGAAATTTATCGATGACGGATTTAGATTTAAGAGATATAGGATCGTCCTCCCACTTCAAGTCCCTACCTGTTAATCTACGGATAGTACCTTTTGGGAGTACGATCGCCGAATTATGATCCTCGATGGAAAAATACTCTTCGTCATGCGTCGATCTCTCATCCGTCCATATCTCCCCTTGTCGAGCGGGGGTGTTGTCAAGAATAATCTCATCACCATTCTTGTTCACGGCTAAAAATATTATTGTCTGTTCTCCTATTTTCATAAATTATAATTTGTTTACCAATCTCCTCCATCATTACCTATTCCTGAGATTGTAGTTATAATATTATCTGGATTTGTACCTGCGTTAGGAAGCATCTCAGGTATAGGATTGTCTTCCCTATCACCATGCATCATGACGGTAAGAACCCCACTAGCGGAATACAACCAAAGACGTTTGCCGTCCTTCTCCCATTTCTTCGCTAATCTATTTAATGATTCAATCAGCTTACATTCTTCCGGGGTACATTCGATCCCTGCGTCAGTAAAATATTTTACTCCCATATTATTGATTTGTTTAATTTACGAGCCTCTGATAAGGCTCGTGTTAGTATATCCTTTTTTCTTATAATCTCCTTATATCTTTTGATATTCATTTTTATTATCTTCATAATAAGTTCTTTTGTTTTAATAACACCAACATCTTATTCCAATCAACATATCCTTTATCCGTGAGCGGAGTGCCGATATTCCTGTCATCTATATAATAATCACAATACAATTTTGGTGATGATGATACTGGCTCAGGATTGTAGTTCACCGAATACAGATTGATATGATTATATCTAAACCAGTCTACGGCATCCTGTAGATATTTACCATCTCTTACCGTATACAATATCAGAAGATTCTTATCGCCCAATTCCCTCAATACGCTAGCGGCTCCGATATTGTCTCCTACATAAGGGTATAAGTCTGTCACGCATGTCCCATCGAAATCTATTCCTATTATTTTCTTCATATTATATATCTTATAATAAATACTCTTCTATTTTCTTAGCCATATCAATAAGCATCTCACATCTAAGGTCGTTAAGATCCTTACAAAACCTCATCTCCTCCTCATGCTTTTCCTCCGGCGATCTGTTATCACTTATACTGTAGCATGGTGATGAGCATATCGGTATGGGCTTCATGGCATCTATGGCTAATTTGATAGCCTTTTCTTTGATATCGCTTATATTAATTTCTTTTTGCATCCAGATCATACCGCTATCATGGCAATCAGGAAAATCGACATGATCCGGGTCACGTATTAAACAGCTTCCCTCGTTATAAAAACAGCATCCTGTACAATGATCTTCTTTTATCTCCGGGACAGCCACGTATGTCATTCCTTTGTATATTCTAACTTCTCCTTTTCTTACCTTATTTATCTTATTCATCTTATCAAATTTTTATATCCTATTTTCTTTAACTGCTCTTCAGTAGCTTTCTTCTTCGGGAACTTCCCGTGCCATTTACCGGGCACCACGACATCACGTCCGTCTGGGCTGGTAGCCAGCCTCCCGCATTCGCTGCACAGCCCCATGCCCTTGTACGGCTGTAGTTCCTTGGCATAGTCGAATTTGTCCACCATATACTCGTTTGTCAACATCCAGTAACTAGACGTAGCGGTATTATCAACGCAACCGCATTTAGCGCATACAAATAAGCTCATAGTAAATTATTTAATATCATTATCCTTCTTATCATCGTCAATCCTCTCCACCTTAATCGTCCCCATATCACCTGAAGGTAACGTGATATCACTATACACATTATTCCAGTCCTCGTCAATGGCCAACTGATGTAATATCGACCTATATATTTGGTAGGTGTTGCCGATAAGTCTCTTCCTATTTATCTTATCCTTACTGCCTCCATCGTACCCTATATGCTCAAAATCCTCAAGATCTGGGAACAACCTTCTTCTTATCGCTCGTGAGTTATTGACTATAAAGCTTCTTATCCCCAGCGATTCCGTCCTATCCATATCATCTATCAACGTATCTGTTGTATGCTGTAGATCCATGTCACCCGCCGCAAATCTACTGATGTCTTCCACGCATTGTGAGATCAACATCAGTTGCTCCCTTGTTAAGGTTATTTTGTAAAGTTGTTTATTGTTTATAACCATCTATTTGTTCTTTATATTAATTACTTCCATTTTATACTTCTCTGGATACTCTAGGCATGTGCATACTATTAAAATAGAATCATTCAACATGGTTACTTTATTACCCCTATCATCTACATAAACAGTTTTAGGATAATAATCAACATCTTCTTCTTTTTTATCTTTACATCCTATCATGATAAGAGATAGGATGATGATAATACCTATTTTAATCTTCATCATATTCTATGCTATTTATAATCTCTTTTATAACGTCCTTAATGCTAACATCATCATTAGATGATAATGATCTATGTATGCTTATCGCAGCTCCTTTAACTCCTAGTCTTATACCTAGACTCAAAAATTTTTTATTAATATCCAGCATGCTTAATGAGCTGAATAAAGTTCGTGATGCTGTATCTGCCATATCATTAGTCTCATCACCGGTAATTGACGATAGTCTACTTAAGGCTGATAAAAGATCCTTACCTGTTTTGCTTGTCACTGTTTTAGATGAATGATCCATCATCTTACTATCCTGTACCTTATTATTTTCAAATGGTATCATAATAAGATCTTTATTGATGCTCTTATCCCAGCATTCTATATAACGATTTGATTGACATTCATGCCCGTCATAAAAGAAGCACTCTTTGCATGGTTCTTCTTTATTGAAACTCGCTGATGCTATCAATACGGTATCATTATCATATATTACATCACCTATTCTCATATTTCATGTTATTAATTTTCTCGATAAAACTACTCATGTAATCACAATCCATATCACAATACTTTAGATGCTTACACATCTTATCTCCGTCCCTTGACAAGAACGGGCATGTATCCCTATGGGAGATTATGACCAAGTCAATTATCTTATCAACGCGCATATCAATATCACTAAGCTATAGATCATCCATGCTATCAACACCCACATCATTATACTCAAATATGTTTGTATGTTCCTTGGGATTTGATATATTTCCCTGAACGTCAGCATCATAAATATGAAAGTCTTTAGGTTCATAACTTGCTATATTTTTCTATATAGTTAACTATCAAATCTTTAACTCCTTTTGGTACATCTACCAGTTTGAGATTACCTTGGAATATGTCCTTGCCGTACTCATCCATAATCTCTCCGAATGAAGGATTCATGACTCTTGTTGACATAGATATCGGTTGATCAGTGTCAAATTTGATAACGATCTTCTTTCCGCCGTTTATCGCCTTTTTAAAAGCCACGTAAAGCTTTCGACCTTTTATTATATCACAATTCCCTTTCATGATATTAGACATATGTATGACATATTCTTTCTTCGCATCTCCGGGGTTGTCCATAAGCTTAAGATCTCCTCCCGTATCTCTCCATTTCCTGAAGCACGAGAAACATAAACTATGATTTGCCTTGGCGTGTCTAGGTATCATCCTGCTGCTGCCGGCTGGGATCGTATCGCCACAGCAGATACACGTCCTATCCTTGTTGGTGCGCATCGGCACATAGCTCTTTATCGGGTATTCTTTTCTTTTATACATCTTCTTCTGTTTTCAAAATTATCATCACCATACTCATAATTAGGACAAGCTTTGTTGCTTGGACGCCTTACGTATGTTGTTTGTTTCCTATTATGTTTCCTGTTAGGGTTTATATAATGGTCACACACCTGCCAAATAGAACAACATACCTTGCCATATCTTTTCGCCCATTCATTATCATGCAGATGTACGCAAGTGCCGCAAGTCGGATTCTTAAGCTTATCCCTGTTGTTATCTATAATATCTTTAATCTTATCGAGAATAACATACATATTCTCAATATCCATATCATTAAATTCATTTGGTACCGGGAGATACATTATCGAGCTTATATCTATATCTATTCCCTTTGACTTGTCGTAAGCTGATTTGTACTTCCTTCTCATCAAATCCTTTAATTGATTTACTTTTCTCTCATAAGTCCCCATATTTCACTCAGTTTTCCACCCTTGTTTCTTTAATAGATCCACCATCATCCCCTTTATCTTAGGACTGATAGCCTCGGTAAGTATATCAGCGGCCAAGTTAATAGAGAAGCTTGTCATTCTGGATTCTCCTATATACTTCTCGCTGGTAATTTCTTTCACATAATCGTGGATATCCTTAATCATCTCATTTTGAGATCTTAGGAGATCAAGTATCTCATCGAGTTTATCATTCATTTTTTTTCTCAAATATACCTGACAATAACCAGATAACCACTATCAAAAAGAAACACAACCCAAGCGCCTCATCCGGATAATCATGCATCGCCTCTAAAATGTCCCTCATAGCTTAATGTCCATTTTGCCAATTATACGATAGAAAATATCCCTAGTCAGCTCAATATCATAAGTAGCGTCATGGAGCTTATTCTCGTCGATCTCAATGCCCATGGTTTTGGCTACGGTCATCAACTTAAAGTTCTCCATATCGTTTCTTACACCCATCAGGAACGGTGTCACCATAACATATACATCCATACAGTTAGGATAGAACCATGATCCGAAATACTTATCCCCACATTGCTGGAATAAAGCCCGTAGGAAGCTGTTATCGAATCCAGCGTTGTTATACCCCACTAAATACATTTTATCCCTCTTGTCGAACTTATCCACGTATTTGGATAATATACTAACGAGCTGTCTGTATCCATCTTCCATAGGCTGATACGACTGCACTTGCTCCAAGGTAACGCCGGCCACGTCCAGCGCCTCCTGCTCTATCGTGGCGGCCGGGTTCGGGGCTAGGCGGATGTCGAACCTCTCGGCCTCCTGCCCGTCGATATCCACGATCCCTCCTATTTGGTGTATCCCGTTTCTCCAAAATTTGACCCCGGTTGTCTCTAAGTCAAAAAATAACAGCTTGCTCATATTTATTGATTTTTAAAATGTTCCTTAATCTTCTCCAATGCCTCATAAGATAGATAGCTGTCTATGGCCTTATTGCTATTCACTTTCATCAACTCATCAAACAGATCTTTAGCCAGTACTTTCCACTGTTCTCCCCAATCAAGAAGATTCTCAACTTTTGATCGTATATCCTTGAAATAAGAATCTACATCTGATTTAATTGATTTTGAATAGTATATAACATCTCCCTCATCCCTATCCATAATATAATCACATTGTGTCTCGATATCTTTTATATGACTATCTATATCACTACACATATAATCAACAGGTTTACGTATATTGAATATAGCTTCTGACGTAAGACCGGTTATATTTTGTATGTCTTTTAAATTATCCATGATTTAATCAACTAAATACCAACCATCCACCTGCAAATCCCATTGCGAAAATATATAAGATTATAGATGTGAATAATATCCAATCTTTTGCGCTTAGCTCATTATTATCTCTCTTTATTTTCTCAAGATAATCATATATAGCTGTATAAACAGCATGGTGAATATTCTCGTCTCTAGCCCTTACGATATTATCATATTCATTATATCCTAGATTATAGGTGGCGCTTTCGATCCTTATATTCCCCGTAACCTTTTTATTTACATCGAAATCGAAACTAACCACTATATCGGTGGTTAGAGCGCTGGCGATTTTGCTTTTTATCTCATCATTACTGAGATTAGCATCGTGCACTAATCGCTCATAGTCTTTATCGTCAAGAATTATCTGTTTTTTAATATTCATATCCCTAATATTTCTTCTACATAAACAAATCCATAACATACATAATTATCAGCGTCATGCTCACCATAATCCACATGCCATACGACGGCACACGGGAAATATAATGGCATATCCTCAGCCATAGGATCCTCTTTGAAGTCATCAATGTTTATCTTCCCCCTCCACCTCCATAGGTCTTGGATATCGTTCAAGATCAATTTGTTCATAAAAATCTGTTTTTTAATACTTATACAAAGATAGGATTTAAACAAAAATAAAAGCATGAATAATATTAAAATAATATTAATCATGCTTAAATATAAATATATCCCTTCTAATTCTCACGGATATACGTATTCGTACTCATCTGGAGGGGATGTCTTATATTCAACATCGCACTCCATATTGGTGTAATAGTTATCCCCCTTTCTGTATACTAACGCTACCTTGCAGTCGTATTCCAAACTGTATCCTATAAGAGGGACATTAGCCATAGGCGGATTATCCTCTGTTTTGTATCTTATCCTTAGTATCTGTTTCATATAATCCACATTTAATCAAATCTATCATCAATGAGAATAATGCGTCTATAAGAAGTTTTTCGTTGCTCCAATGTACGGAGATATCGTCCTCATCCATATACGACACGAACCACTTGTCTTCAAATTTATAGCACTCTAACGTATAACCCTTTATCTCGGCTGGGAGTAAGCTCAATAACGTCCCTACATCCCAAACCGGGTCGGATATATCCGGGGTAACGGCCTCGATCAGTCCTATACGACCAGCGTCATCCTCCATAGAATGCAATGAGTCAAGGTACTTGTCTCTGAAGCCGATGGCGGTGGAGATAGGGAGGCCGGCCTCGACCAGCACCCTCCCCTGTTCTTTTGTGGTGAATATCCTTTCTTTCATCTAACCCTTGATCTTTTTCTCTACAGTAACAATCGTATCATTATGCCATCCCCCATGAGCCACGAGAAGAATCTCCTGCTGCTCGAAGCCAAGCCCTGCCCCTATACCGCCGGAGTTCCATGCACAGGTAATGACCACCCCGTCCTTCTTGGTGATCCTAGCTATTTCATTCTTCTGCCTAGCCCAATAACTAGATTGCGTTGTTTGCATATTAACAGATCCTCCAAGTCTTTTATACGACTCAGATACCTGTCTCGCAGAATATGGTGGATCATATAATACCATATCAGCTATATTATCATCAAGATGACACAAGAAGTCCGTGGCGTCTTTATGATACATAGCCTTAGTCTCAGGATCAAGATCGTTGGTTATCGTCCCTATATCGCTGTTTCTGGCGAATGGATCTACTATAACCATTCCGTCTTTTTTATATCTATCTATAAGTTCTCTTATCGGTTTTATGCTGAATGTCTCTTTATTCGGCATCGACCATGTCTTGTTTATAATCATATCGTTGTAATTGTGTTTTAAATTTTACCTACGCTCTATACCTCTTAGCAGATGGGCTATCACATCCACTGTCCATCCGTTTCCCGCTAAAGACATGGCCGTATTCGGGGCTATCCCATCAAGGTAATCATCCGGCAATGTCTGTAGCCTACACATCTCCACCGGGGTCAGGTATCTGAATTTGTCTTTCATGTCAAAGGCGTTAGGATATCTTCCGGGAGGTAGTGATGAGATTACGTTATCTTTCATGACTGTTGTCAGGCAATTACTTTTCTTGATGGGAGTGGTATTCTTATCTTTTCTTATCTCCAGACATTGCGTTATTTTTATGTCCTTGTCACAATCCTTTCGATACCCGTCCTCTCCTATCCTTCTACCGACAATGGTCCCTATATATCTCCCTCTTATGGCTTCCGGATTCCAACCCTTGTCATGCTCTAGAATATCATCCAATGATATATGTTTGTCTTTCGGCATTTCTACCGACCAATTGCACCAATAAAGACGATGCCGGGTCTGTGCCGAGACCAAGGCGCTATCGATCTCCACCGGCTCCACGCCCAGCTCTTCCGTTATCACCCGGCGATGCTCATCCCGCATCCGGACGTTCTCGCCCAAGAACAGGATCTTACCTTTGGTCTCCTTCTTTAAATACCTTACGATGTCCGAAAAGCAGAAGAAAAGCCTTCCCCTTGCGTCCATAAACCCCTTACCCTTACCTGAGCTAGAGAAACTCTGGCAACAAAATCCTCCCATGACCAGATCTATGTCTTTCCAAGGGATATCCCATGTTCTCCAGTTATTGACATCCCCTAACTGGATGATATTCGGAAAATGTTTTTGACTTACCTTTATGCATGTCTTGTCTATCTCCGAGGCGTAATAAGTATCTATAGGTATGCCGGCCCTCCGTAACGCTAGATACCCACATGATATCCCGTCAAATAATGATAATACTTTCATATTATTTATCGTTTAGGTATATAATCACTTTAATTGTGATATTACTCTAATAGCATAGAAGGAAACGCCCTTTCTCTCATCATTTGGATAAAACTCATTCCCGTTATAAGTCACTAACCATGCTTTCTCATAATTATATTGAGTGCTAGTCCAATAACTTGTAGTGCCTTCGTCTATATCTAATCCATCGATAAGAGACATGCATCTGTTAATCTCATCTAAATTATTTATGATCTCCATCCATTCTCCCACTGATGCCAGATATCCCATTTGCCCGTTCTTGAATTGAGTAACAGTACATTCATAAGCGGCACTAGCATGCGTATATTCCGCGATACTTTGTGTGTTTTGAAATCCATTAAAATCTTTTTTTGCTTCATTACTTGATGTTATTGTAGTTACTCCTTGGATCAATCCAGTCGTATTAGACCAGCTTCGATTCTTAAGCTCAATACCTGAAATAACGAAGCTGCTGTTGTCGCTTATCAACGCCACTCCTACGGCGTCGTTTCTCCACGAATAATTCCATTTATCACTAGTATATAACTTGCCATTGGTGTGTAAGATATATATACCGTTTGAAACGGTTTGACCGCCTATCATCCTTCTTCTCATATTCTTCTACTTTGCTGATGTATGTTTATAATTCTAAGTTTATCATATTCTTCAGTAAGAATCCCATGATCAAACAATTTGCTAGCGTCTATTTCAAGATCCCTATATTTGTCAGTTATATTGATATCAGCCCACATGTTCAATATCCCCTTATCATCCAACTGCATATGGATAAAGCCTTTTGCCACCTTCTTCCCGGCTTTAAGAGCCTCTACGTCTTTATCGGTAATCTTTTTCATGCTTTTAATATTTTATCGTTACAAGTGAACTACTCACGCCTAAAGTCAGGGAAATTCACGCTTAATCCTTAAATTCATCTTTCATCCTGATCTTTATGCCCCCATATGATAATTCCTTATGAGCTGTGACAAAATAATCAACCGCATCTTCATCTAATAAACTATGCGGACACCTTTCCCATACAGGACTTTGATCTAGATGATCCCATGTGGCTACAAGTAACTGATTCTTGTCATTATCAACAGTTATTTTATATGTCCCTATAGTAGCCTTACGTTTAATGATCGCTCCATTTAACATCTGCTTCTTAGCCCAGCTCCATGAACCTCTCAACCCAAATGTCCTTATAACCCAGTCATTTATCTTCTTCATTTCAAGTTATTTGTTAAAAGCGTAATATAAATATAAATACATAAATTGGATAGGGCTATTCACCATACCCTTATCAGTAGGCTCGTCATACTTGTCAAGCCAAAGACGAAGCGCTTCCCAATCGATATCCCGCCGGTCACAGACCATGCAGGCTAGGTTAGCCCCGAACAGATCCCCTCCGCCACGTAAAGACTCGTTAAATCTCTTGGCTAGCCTTTTCTTGAATCCTTTATTGTACCAAATACCGGAGGTAGCGGCATAACAGTAATAAGCGTTGTATTTCATTTTCACACCCATCTTCTCAAATAAAGGCGTATGCCATATCCGGTCAAGGAAGAATACTATTCCACGATAGATAAAGGTTCGCAGGTTCTTTCTGTATCTTTTCCCCATGAAGTTATCCACACAAGATATAGTTCCGCCTGAATAGTACCAGTTATTGGCGCCTCTCTTAACCTTATCCGTCATCTTGAACTTATTTTTCCTATCCTCTACCCTATCCCAAGGCTTTAATTTATCCTCGTTAAATGTCGGGCAATAATGATAGTAATGATTGATCCATGAAAGGTATGGGTTGTATATCGTGTATCCATTATCGCTGACATATGAGTTTATATCATATCCAAGTTCTTTGGCTAGAATAGACCCTTCATCAGCTAACACCTTCAATATCGGGTTCAAGTTCCATATCTGGTCTTGGCTGACGAACATCGAATAACAAGGATCCTCATCCTCCCCATACCATCCTCCCATCCCGCTCACTATTTTATCCAAATCAAGTGAATAATCTTTCCCGGATGAAAAATCATCTCTAAGAAAAAAACCTCTATATGGGATCATGTCATATATACCCGGTTGATCCTCAAACATATGTTTAGCGTTCTCGGTCAATCTGATCAATGTTTGCAAGGCAGAAGATATATCTATGGGCGCATATTCACACCCATAGACCTTATTATTTATCCAAAGATATTGAAGAAGCTCGGCTATGTTAATAGTCCCGTCCTCCACGTATCCTGTCTTGTTATCGAAATTTATTTTGGCTAGAGGTATATTGCTCCCTTGTGGTTGGTCGCTTTCTTCATTACAGCAATGCACGAACCTATCAAAGAATATATTCTTCCAGCCAAAATATTTATCCCTTATCGTCATAAGCCTATTTCTTGTCGTATAATGACATGACGTTAATAAGATCAGCCTTTCTGCACATCCCCTCAAGTTTATTAAAGCCATCCATATTATCTCCACTGACGATAATAGTAGGATATACCTCTATACCGTACTTGGATATCTCCTCATCCGTGGTTTTGTTCTCCGGGATCTGGTTTAACGTGACCTCACCCTCATACTCCTGTAACGTGTTGGCGATAATATATCGCATGTAATCGCTGTACTCAGCGTCTTTCTTCGTGAAAAAATCAATTCTTACCATTTTTAAATAGTTTTTAATTTGTTAATAATTAAATCCGCTGTAAATATAGCGTTATCTACCTCATCTACACTCAACCTCCTCCCATCAAAATCGTTGGACAATAAATCTTTTACGATCTGATATCTTCTCAACTCCCAATCTATGTCTATATCAAAATTAAGATGCCTTACACAATCATAATTCAGCTCCTTACGATTCTTATCAAGGTACTTAACTATCGGGAATGAAGTACCATTGTCAATAGTACGTGCGATCACATTAATGTACCTACCAGTCCTTTTGTCAATAGCTTTTAATTTCTCGTCTACTATTATTTCTCCTGATCCTTCCATTCTATTAACCCTTTGTTATGTTTATCGTAATATAATAACGCTATGGCGTTCCAACAAATTTGTGCCAAATGCATCAGCCCTGTCTCCTTATCATATCTCTCGCCTTTCATGTACGCCGTCATATGGCGAAGTAAAGCCGCTCTATATCTCTCAAATCCATCAGGTATATTCTGCCATGAATTGTCGGCGTATTTCTTAGCCCCCTCCGTATATACCCTCACGATATCCTCTATCTCAGCCAAAGGAAGGAGATCCCACCGAAGCTTGCCGTCGGCCCGGTCGTCCTTGCCGCTGCCGTCTTTCCCTACAAGCGGTCCGCTTTCCACCACTGCGTCTCCTATTTTTGGCTTCCCGAAATTCATCGCCTCATCTGCCGTCTCATCATCAATAAGCCTTAACTTGATAGCCCTGCTTAACGAGACAACCATCTCCTCATCAACCCAAATAAATTTATATGTCTCATCAAATAACGGTTCTATTTTCATTATCCCCGTATTGTCGGCGGTTTCAAGTACCTCAAATACCTCACCATCATAAACAACCTTGTCGTATTTGCTAAATTCCTCTTTCATTTCAAACTCCTTTTTGTTTTATTAATAAAATTCACTAAGATCCCTGCATTCCGGTGTCTCTCCTGTCATAGAATAAAGCTCACCAGATGATAGATATACGCAATGCGAGGTCTTCCCGTCCCTCCACTCGCTTTGCTTCGTAATCCCGCAAATAGCGCAGCGTTGGATCCCCGGGCCTGCCTTTACCCACGAGTGCCGTACGCTCCTCTTCCTTGTCCTGTTGGTGTCGTCAAGCTTTCTCATAATCAATCCTCCAAGGTCATTATAATCTTATCTTTCCCGATAATAACCTCATTCCCGCTCCTTACATCAAAGCATTTCCCCTCATCTGCCTCCTTGAAATAAAGAGCGCCATTGTACTCGAACAAACCGAAGCCATAATCGTCTAGCTTCATTTCGTTAAGTCTCTTGAATTTGTATATTTTCCCCATATTTTCTGTATTTTTTATATTTTGTATTACTAAACACATCAAAAAGATAGATAAGATCGCTGCTATTATCCCTCCATAAAATTTAGTCGAATCATTCTTTTCATTTCCTTCTACTATCAAATAGATAGAACACGCCATTATTATAAAGGTAGATCCTAGTCCAATCATAACATTTTCTTTGTTTTCAAAAACTCCATCATATCCTCTGCGCTAAGCTGGAAGCCTGCCGCCGCCTTATGACCTCCTCCCCCGGGATAGGCTTTATGTGCCAGCGCCGAGACATCCACCTCCTCTTTGGTGGTATAGAATGAACATCTAAAGAATCTTCCGTTCCAGCAAAATGGCATCATCAAATCATGTTTTCTAGGATCGTACATAGACTCGAATGTGGTGGAGTTAAACTCCGTGGTATTCATACATATAGCCTTGTACCCAAATATATCTGCCTCGAATGAGAACATCTTCATTTCTCCTCTGTTTTTCTCGATGATATACTCTATTATGGCCTCGCCATTTCTTATCATATCGGAAACAAACTCACCATTTGCCTTGTTTAGCACCTCCCTGACCATGTCAACGTCAAGCCCGCAATACCCTCTCATCCCATATTGGAATGAGAGCACGTCACTCCATTCGAAGCGATCATGATCCCATACATCATAAGCGCTCAATAATTTTACCACATCGGGGGTTTCGATATCATCAAAAAGATATTCCCATGTAAGTTCGCAAGCCGCCGTTCCGATACGTCTCTTGCCCTTTACCTCGTAATCCCTCATATCGTCTATGGCTGTCTTATGATGGTCTATCCATATGACATCTGTACCTTTATCCTTCCACTCATCGAAAAGGAATCTTGTTCTGTTTCCAAATGACACGTCAACTACAAATACCTTATCATATTTATTCACGTCAGGTATTTCCTTGCCATAATTGTAAGGAAGAAGATCAATGTTACCTTTGAAATACTTTTTTACTATAGCCGCTGACATTACTCCGTCAAGATCAGCCTCATGATATATACATCCTGTCATAATCTATTGTTTTTAATTAAAAAATCTATGTATTCTTTTATCTCCTTATTTCTATCATTATCCCAGTCAAATGTCTCGTTTATGAATTTGAAGTACGATACTGGGATCGAATGTAACATCCACCCACTATACTTTCCAAATGTCATTACCGTAGAGCCAAGGGGATGATCCGGCCTCCCGGGTACAGGGGAGGCGGTAATGCCCTGCGCCAGCCCCCTCCTTCGGTCTTTCTTGGCGGCCTTGATATCCATATCCGTTTTCGTTACCTTATCCCCCATCGGGATATTAGTGATTAGTTTATCGCCGATAAACATCCCCCATCCATATCCCTTGTAGTTCTCTATGCTAAGACCCCGTATATCGCCGAATCTCGAAGAGTTATCGCAGCAGTCAACCACCATCGCACTATCCTTTCCATCCTTGATTCTCACGGCTCTACCAATGGCTTGGTACCATGTAGAGAACGAGAACGTAGGTCTACCGAATACCACGCAGTCCAGTCCGGGATGATCGAATCCGGTTCCGAGGGCGGAATAGTTGAACACCACCTGCGTCCCACCTGACTTGAACCTCTCGACTATAGCCTCCCGTTGTTTCTTTGGCGTGCCTCCGTGAACTACCTCCGCCATGCCAGTGCATATCTTGGCGTTTATCCATTCGGCGGCCGTATTACAGCTCTCAACAGAATCCATAAATACCAATATAGACTTACAGCTATTCTTTAATATCATCAATCGGCGTAAAATAAGGTTGTTTAAGCCATTTTTTCTCACCGCCTCACTAATAGACTCAGCCGTATATTCGGAGCCGTTAGAATTAAGCTTAAGGGCATCTCCATTGAAATCCCATGTCTCATATTTAAGAGGTGTCCAAAATCCTTGCCTTATCATCTCCTCTACCTGTATCACGTGAATCAGGTTCTTGAAATATACCGGTCTCATACGAGTGATGAAATTAAGTTGGGAATATGATATCTGTCCTATCGACATGTTTTTAAGTCTACATGGCGTGGCTGTAAACCCTATCACCTTTCTCGGCTTCAGCTCATTCATGAATGTCATGAACTCACTGCCGTCCTCAGGACTGTATCCGGCATGAGCCTCATCTATCAATACATTTCTGATTCCCATCTCCTTAAGCTGCCCAACAACCTTCTTGATAGACCCTAACGTGGCGTATATCATGTTAGACAGCTCTTTCTTGCCACAGGAGGCGGAATAGATGGTAGCCGGTATGCCATATGATGTAAGCTTATCATAATTCTGCTGTAGCAATTCTTTTGATGGTTGTAATATTATTGTCTTGTCTCCCATCAATCTAGCCGCTTCTGCTATGAGGATCGATTTACCGCAACCTACAGGCCCTACGATCAATACCGGATCATGTCTATCAGAGTTTATGTAATCAGAGATGCTTTTAACGCAATCCTCTTGATATGGTCTTAGTTTATATATCATTTGGATTTATAGTTATCAAAAACAGCCTTTACGTATTTTAATTTCACTGGGCATTCACGATCGTCAAACATTTTTACCATCAATGTATCCATCGTCTTACTTATAGCTATCACCTCTCCCGTGCCCACCTGGGTATGGACTATATCACCTACCTTTATATCGCATTTAATCATGATCTAGTTTCTTATTAAATTCCTCTATCTTGCTCCTATCTGTCTCATTCACCATCTCAGCCTCTTCCTTGAATATGTCATACCCTTCCCGGATATTGTCTCCAACCATATTCTCTATCATCTCCCTTAGCTCATCGCTTCTTACGGCGAAAGATATTTGGAACGATTTACTTGTGCCTTTCATCAGGTAATCAATCTCCTTTTTACATTCTGTCATTAACCGATCCAGATTATCGAACTTAACGAACTTGGAGTTGCCGTTGGCTTTCCTTACCCCATCCTTGAAATCCTCCAATATCCCGTTAAATACATCCGCCATACACATCATGGAATGTAGCCATACCAGCATATTGAATTTATATTCATTATCAGCGTTATTCATCAAACTCACCAAAGACTCGCTTTTTGTCAACATGATCTTCGATTCCCGGTCTACGATATCCTTTATCTCCTGCCGGTATTTCATGGCGCCAACGAAATCCATCTTAGAATAACATTCATTTGATTTCTCTACCAATTTCCTGATATCCTTTCTAGACATCAGAAGATCCAATACCTGTTTTTCTCTTTCGTTTCTATCCATAACCAATTATTTATTGACACAAATATAATTAAAGCCTAGATGTTTACCTAGGCTTTTTAATAAAGTTATTCTTTTTTATTCTTTCTTTTTGAATCATCCCAATCCGATGAGTACCTGCATGTCCCTTGTTTATGGATTGAGAAATCGCACCAAAAACACAAGGGCTTGGGGCGGGGTTCAAGGCAGGCCGGCTGGCGTCCCATGAGGTAGCGTGTCTCATACTTATACCCTTGTTTGGCGTCGTCCCAAACGTGAGCTTGATAGCTATCTACTTTATTTGTCTCGAAATCATACATATCAAGGAGAATATCGTTAAGTTCCTTGACCGATCTCTCCACTTTCTCCTTATCTACCTTCACGTTTTGATTGTCCAGCATACGGGTAAAGAAATAGCTACACATATCCGGAAGTACCTTGTATTTCCTTAGTATGTAAAAGGCGTATATCGGGTGCTGGAGATTGTGAAGCAATTTATCCTTATCGAATAATTTTCTCCCAGACTTCCAGTCTATCGTATACATAGCTGTTCTGTCTTTTGTCTTATACTCACCTCTCCAGTCTACTGATCCTATGATATGTACCTTATCGTATGTCACGCCATCCAATGTAAGGGGCTTGGGTAGCTTATAAGGCAGGACGAAGTCCTCCTCCACGCCGGCCGGTCTCGACCCCCGGATCACCTTCTCCATTGGCGTAAGATCGGACCACGTCTTCTTATAATTGCCAGCGGCATCCTTCTCAAACAACCCCACAATCCATCTTATTAACCTAGCCGCATGTTGCATAGACTCGATCTGGGATTTTACGCTATCAAAAGGAATCTTCTCTATATCCGCATAGTAATTGAAAGCCTTACTCATATCCTCATAAGAAGGTCTGCATCCGTTCTTGAAGAAATACTCCATTGTCTGGTGGATAACCGTACCATATGACGTAGCTTCGTGCTTTTCCGTGGATCTGTGACCCTCCACGTAAGTCTTATACCATTTATATGGGCACTGGATGAACGTGTCTATCTGCGAGTAAGAGGCGGCGAGAACCTTCTCTCCGTTTATAACCTTACATAATAAGTTATTCTCCGGTATTACCATAAAGCTTATCTATTTTTATGTCATGTCCGTATAAGTCCATTAACAGGTTTTGTAGATGGTGAAGATTCTTAATCTGAATAGGATCGCTTAGATCGTCTTCCAGATCCCTAAGCCCAAGATAATACCCATCATCAAAAATCTCTATAGATATTCCATAGCCTCGATATACATCCCGCCCCTTATCACGCTTGAAATAGATAGTATCAAGTATATTATCATCTATCTCAATAGGTATGACATCATCTTCCCCGGAATACCATTTCATTATCCCATCATCAACCTCACATTCAAGGATCAATGACTTACTTTCATTACGCATACCAGTAACGCACCCTACTCTCCATATATTGCCAGCCTTGTCTTTTACAAGATCCCCTATCCTTAGTTCTTTAGCCGAAATCATACTCGTCCTCCTCGTTGTAATCGTCATCGCAATCATCGACAAGAGGGGTCTCTAGCCCCTCTTCCCAATCATCATATCCGAAGTCCATTACTTACTCTCAAGCCAATCGTACAACATATCCACAAAAATCCCTACAGTTAGTTCATCGACAGATTTATCGCCAAAGACATCATCCGGTATCCTTATATCCATCTTTTCTTCAATCCCTATCAATACCTCTAATAAATCAAATGGATCCATAGCTAGATCGGATGACAAATTACTGTCTTCTCTTACATCGTCAATTACCTCTATATTATTAATGTAATTGAACTCATGCATTTTCTCGAATATCTCTTCCCTCACTATCTCCAATAACTCATCTCTTTTCATAATCCTTTAAATAATTGTACAACATATTTGTAAGCTCTCCTACCGTCAATTCGTAATAAGGCTTGACATCAAGCACTTCATCAGGTATACATCTACCAGTTCTCTTCTCCATTTCCATTACGACTTCCACGAAATCAAGGGAATCCAAGGCCATATCCGCGCCCAGCTCATCATTATTGGTTATCGATTCAGGATGATTAAGCCCATTAAATTCACCTACCTTTTCGAATATCACCTCTTTTATCATTCTCAATAATTTATCCTTTTCCATAATCTAAATCGACATTTTCAATCTTCTACCTAATTCTTTTTTTATATCCGATATCCTTTCGATATCCATCTTAACATCGCCTGTGATAGCGTATTCCTTATCCATTCTCTTTGGGGGATCCGGAAGCCGGCTTATGGCGAACAACCATGCCAGCTCCTTGTTCTTGTTCTCCCTAAGATACAAGTCAGACGTCATGCCATACATTTTTATGATCGTATCGAATAACGTTGATTCCGATAAACTCATATGCACGCTATACACATTTGATGGTTTCCAGATCAAGTTATCCAATCTCATCGTATATTCACGTTTAAGATCTATGTGAGATATTACGGCCCTTACTATAGGTTCTTCCTTGAAGTTGGTGTTAGCCACAAACCAGATAAGCCTTTTTTCCACCTCCTTGATAGCTCCTGTATCCTTCCCCATATCGTTATATACCCCAACGATACGATCCCGGATCCCCTCAACCTCCGGGGTCAGGCCTGGCGTCTCTATCAGCATCAGCAACGACCCTCCCCTTGGTGTTATCTTCCACTTTCCGTTCTTTTGAGGCTCGATATAACCAGACGCCTTATAGCTGTCTATTTTCTCTTTTGGAATGACATCAGCCATCTCCTCTTTTTGCCGGATCATCAAGAGATACCCAATATCGGATATTGTCAACCCGGATGTCATCATTTGTTCAAAATTGATATACATGACTTTTTTTTAAATGTTAAAAAATAATCTTATTCTCCATATCATCCTATCGGCAATGCCATCATGACGATTCTTCTCATAAAACATTATCAATCTTTTCAATATACGTAACCTCTTGTCCCTCATTTCCGACGGGAACCATGCGTCTCCCGGACTTTTCCCGCATGGCCTGAAAAGGTCAAGCTCCGGTATCATCTCTATCGCCGATACCCGGCATTCAACCCCGTGCATTATCCCGGCCGATTTTATGGCCAAGCACATGAAATCCTCCTTCTCATCTCTTATGAGATCATATGCGTCCCTCAACACGTTAAGGCCGTCTGCTCTCGATAATCTCTTTTCCTTTTTCATACTGTTTAACTGTATAAGATTCATTAGCCATACCAACCCTACCAACTGATATAGATTGATTTATAGATTGGTTAAGATGTCCTAAAACTGACATCTTAGCCCTAACCGTATTAGCGCATCTTAGAAGGATCCGATAATCCTCTAACGCCCTCTCGTATCTTACATCCACCCTAGCCCTTTTATCGGCGTCAGTCATGCTCTTACATGTCCCGTCCTCTCTAAGGCTTATAGCGATCTTGTCCCGTATGATTCTGATATCATCCTCGGCTATCACCAGTTCGGCGTCAAGAACCCCCTTGTATGAGCTAAGAAGATCCTCCACCGCCACAACTTCCCTTTTTAGGTTCTCCAATTCCAATATCATTGAGTTGTCATTTATCCTTTTATACTCCTGTACTTTATTGGATACCTCATCACAGATACTCATGATCTCCTTTTCCCGTTCCCGGTTTATGATATATCTGATGCTGTATTTAGCCATTTCCTTTAACGAGGATATAATTTCCTTTATCCCCATCTTATCCTCAACCGACAATACGGTCTTCAAGAACATTTCCAGCACCTTTATCACTACAAGCAAGTAATTATGTCTCAATCTCATGTCAATAAGGTGTTTCGTCATGTACTATATTGAAATCATCACTAGGCGGTATATATTGTTGCTCCAACGGGATACTGGGAGGCGGGGGCGGCAGCGTCACCACGGTCGTGTCCGGCTTGCCGCTACCCACGGGGGCATCCGAGCCTCCCGGTCTTTCTTGGCGCACCACCCCTCCATCAGGATAATATCGCTCATATCCTTTCATGATATCTACATGTATCGCATCAATCTCCTCTAATGACCGTTGACGGACCTTTACGATATGATGGAATAATAATCCATCCACACGGAAGGATCGTCTTGACTCGCTCTTGAAACGTTCCAGATTAGGATACCATCCTTGCGGAAATTGCATGTATGAGGAGTATCCATATCTCCTTGGGATATTCAACACTACCATGGCCGTACATAACTGCCCCAATGAGTCAGACTGATAGAAATCAGACTGCCTTGGCATATGATCCTTCGGATCACGTCTGCCCTCTATTTCTCGATTGAGTTGCGATACGATAAGGAAGAAGATGTTTGGGAACGTTCTTTTGGCTATATTGCACATATTCATCAAACTATCTATATTCCTCTTGGCATCACCCGAACCTTGTATAAGAGCTGTATGGTCTATGGATACAAATACAATTTTCTTATCCTTGTTCGCCGGCATATATACATTCCATAGAAAATCTTTAAGCTCATCAACTGTTGTAGGTATGGGTATATACGTTATTCTGTTTGAATTTTCTTGTTTAAGACATTTTTGCATTTCCAGCATCTCTTCTTCATCCATTTTACGAAGGAGGATATCTTCTATGTCTTTGTTCATTTTTTTTGATAGTGAACGTAATACCAAGTCTTCCGGATTCATCTCGAACTCACATCTTAACCATACATAATCATCCGCTTGTGGGTTGATATTAACATTCATCACATTGTTCATGATTTTCTGTGCCAAATAGGATTTGCCAACCCCTGGTCTAGCTCCTATGGCTATCGCATGTTGAGGGTAAAATCCACCCAGCAAAGCTTTATCTAGATAAGGATATCCAGTACGAGCCGGGAGAAGTTCTCCCGACTGGTATTTCATTATCCTCTCATAGGCATCCATGATAATTTCCTTGGACGTCTTCCATATCCTATTATCGTTCATCCTCGCGCGTTTCTATCGCCAGCCGTATCGGATTTAGATCCTCTGTTAGCTGATCTTGATTTATATCTTAACCCCTTAGCCGTATGGCATAGGTCCTTCCCTTTCCGATAAGCCTTACCCTTCAGCTTATCGGTCTTGTAATTCTTACGACCCAACTCCCGTCTCTTGGCTTTTTGCTCAGGTCTGGCGTTGATCTTCTTGTCCGTCTCAGCCTTCTTCTTTCTGGCCTCCGGATGTGTCCTATAGTATTCAGTCGATCTCCCCATCCTCGTCCTCCTCGTCATAATCATAATCCTCTACGATAATATCCTCTCCATCTAAATATGAGGCTTTATCTCCGAGTCTGCTTCTCATGCTCTCGTAAGGATCATCTCCGTCCTTTATCTCCCACACACATACGTATGGACCTATTATATCAATCAGCATATTAGCCTTGTCCTCGCTTATGCCTTTTTCTATCATCTTATCTCTGCATTTGTAAAAACCACATGTCTTGTTAAACACTGATCCTCCTACATAAAATCCTGTTGGCTTATGAATAAAAATTACTTTCATCTTTTATATAATTAATATTGTCTATCAAATTTATTTATTTCTCTTTTTTATACAGTCGCCATAGCTCATATCCATATCACACACCACCGTATCGGTCGTGTTGTTTGTCACATGGAACAGGAACTCTGGACACCCGTGGCAGGCGTTGCTCCCGATCACCACCGCTCCGTGCCTAGGGCAAGCCTTCTTTACCATGGTTCTATCATATATCCGTATATGATTATCGCTATACTTTTCAATATATCTCATGGTATTAAGTAGTGATGGCAAAGACATCTTATATGGAGATATATGTTCTATTGGTATATCCAATTCACCAGATAGGCTTTTGTAAATATCCTGTACATCCCGTTTTGTTCTATACGTAAATATATTAATCTCAGTCATTACCATATCCATACTCCTAAGAAGATCCGGCCTAGCCAGCCTCCCCATAGGCTTCCCAAAAGGATCGGGTCTCATCCAAGCCCCACACTTCTCGCACCCAACTTGCTTCCCCTCCACCGTATTTATCATAGTGGATGGGATCTTGCAATATGGACATACGGATCCGTTTAACATAGCTTTCTGGGCTAAAGACAGTTCTTTCATACCTTTTCTTCTATCTCAACATTAAATAGATTGCAGAATCTATCAAAATTTCTGTTCTCTATTCTCATATCCTCCTCATACCTGTCAATTGACTTGATGAAATCATTGTAACAGTCCTCGCACATCCATTGATTGATTACCGCTACATAATAGCCCACGGACGTAGGTCTGTTACACATATCGCAAATACCTAAGCACCCATATCTGGTGAGCTTATCCATCATCTCCTGTCTTGTTATTTCAAGCACCTTGAATTTCTTGTAATTGTCAACTACCTTTGCCATTGTAAATTTGTTTAATAATAAAATAATCCGCTATATCCATTCCCTCATCTATATTGGGTTTTGATTCTAGAAAATTACTTATCTCTATATTCATCCCCCTCATATCCTTGTCCACCTTCTTTCTCCATTCGTTGAAAGCGTCGCCCTTATCCGGGTACAGGACTATCCGCCTCCTACCCAATGTCTCTATCATCTCCCTCTTCAACATATGGATACCGCCACAGGCCATAAACAACCTACTAGGGTACACGATGTTACAGATAACAGCCGTCTTCTCTGACTCTACTATATACACCGGAGCGTCATTGGGATAGAAGTTGATAAGAAACTCCCCGAACAGGCATTGCCTAAGCAGGTAATCCTGACCGTCCAGTATATGCACCCAACATACATGATCCATGGGAACCTTTACCCTCTTCCCGTCAGGCCCGTAGTCCATTATCTTCCCGGTCCGCACTACCCAATTCTTATCCAGTTGCCAGAACACACAGCACTTACCCCAGTCCCCGAATCTCATCATCCCCACCTTATACAAGCTAAATGCCCTATTGGTATGATACGATCCGAAGATATTGGATAGATAATCCTGAAGATCGGATGTCTCGAAAGGATTAAGCGTCTCAAACATCTTGCTTACCGGAATGCAGTTGGCTATATCCGGATCCATAGGAGGTCTGTACCTCCTTAATACTTTGTTTGAATCGGTAAAAAGATCATTGTTCCCAAGTTCGCTCCCTGTTGGATATTTAAAGTAACCACATTTATTTTTATGATCACACACCCCAAACTGCTCTCCAACGATCTGACCGGTGGTTACGTCCACGTACGGCGTAAAACACTTATCCTTGCCGCATTGCGGGCACGTCAGCTTCCTCCTTGGTTTGCTATGATCCAGCTCATACCGATGAACGCTCTTATTGAACTCCCTAAATTCCATCATCCTCTCCTCTCATTCATGACTCTATATATATAGTCCCTCAGTGGTTCTTTCCTTATCAACTTATTAACGTCAAACTCGCCTTCTATGTCCAAGGATCCGATTCTTGATGTAACCGTATAATTAGTTTTCTCGAACTTATACTTTCCTTGAAGATATACTACGGTAGCCATATTCAATATAGGATTGTCAGTCTGTCTCTTCAACTTATATTGGCTGGTCTTAGCGGTAGGATCACCCGGAGCGAAGTTATATATCTCCTCTATCTCCAATATCTTTCCGTAATTCTCCAGTATCATTCTTCTATATAGCTCAAGCTGGAAAGCGTACTCGTCATAGAAATTGCCTTTCCTGTTTGATTTGAAGTCCAATATAGCGAATATCCTCCTGCATCTCTTTATCTTCTTTTTCTCCGTCTTAGGCTGACCTTTCTTGGCTCCCGTCTTATAGAACTCTCCTGTCTCGACCTCTATTTCCACCATCTCCGGCTCACTATCCATCTCCACCACTGCGTCCACCGAAGAAGCTACTTTCAATCTCCTTGACCTCAACATCTTCTCGATCAATACAGGTTTTACATGTCTTTCCTTGCAGAATATGGCAAATGATATTAGATCCTCTATTAGCTCATCAATGCTATCCACTAATATCCGCTCCATCCTATACTTGTCTATTCTCAGCTTAGCCTCCTTGACAGCCTTTCTTATCCACGTCGGGATCAGCTTTATCTTAACCCCGGTCAGATACAATCCAAATAGATAATGCATGATAGTACCCAAATCAGCCCTATAGTTAGCGTACTCATCAGGGTCCTTGCCCTTGAGTCTCATCTCATTCTTCCATTTCTCCAAGGCTCCGGACGTATCACAATACCCATTGGCGATATTGTTAGTGGCTCCATCGTATATGATAGGATACCCATCAACATCCATCTCATAATACACGCGCTTGCCGGCAACAGTCATTCTATATAACACCGGCGTCGGGATATCCTTTATCCATTCAGCGGCATAATACTGCTGTTCGGTCTCCAGATCATACTCAACTTCCATTTCCTCTTTAGGCTCTTTTTTAGGCTCTTCAACAGACTTTTCCTCCTCATCCATATCTTTCTTTGGGATCGTTGACAAAACATCTAATATGCCAAAGAAAGCGGTAAATTTAGGATCTGTATGATATGATCTTAATATTGGTAATGATGATCGCCAATAATATGATGGCGCATTCTCGTCCATTGACTTATTATGAACAAACTCTATTACAACACCATCATCCGTAATAACCACATGATGTTTTTTGGATAAACGAACTCTCATATCATCAAACGATTCTTGATCGCTTATGACTTCCATATCCATTCCTTTCTTATATATCGTATCACTTATAGCCTCGTATCCAAGAGCTAAAAGTAATTTTTGTTTTCTTCTATCCATGATAATAATCTGGTTTTTAATTTACCATCCTCCTCGACTCTAGGTGCGAGATCCCTCATCCTTCTGGCTGCCAACAGCCATACGTTACCAAACTCATCCAAGAGCCGGCTGAAATCCATCGTATCTAATAGATAATCGAATCTTGTATGCTCATCAGCCGTCAAGTAGATAATGTTATCATTATCCTCGGCGACCGATTTATATTTCCGTTTAGGGTATAAGTGACAGATGTTACTTACCCCAGGACATGGTATATATGCGCCGGTAGCAGATCTTCTTATCATACTTAACTTAGCTACGTGGGCGCCAAAGAACACGGCTAGGCTCCTACCCCGGGGCTTGGCCTTCGCCCGTATCGCCGTCCTCCCCTTTGGCGGTAGTTCCTTGGCTCTGCATACTGGACATAACCCCTTGCTCCTTATGGCTACCATCCTCCCGCATCTCTCACACGGCAACATCCTACCTCTCATGCCTTTTTCTTTTTATAACTTTTATTGAACTCCATAAGGCTCATAGCCCTATATCTTTTAAGCCTATTAATCTTACCCTCAGTCCAATCTTGATCTTTGAAGTTGATGATCGTATCGAATATCTGAGCCAGCTCTCGGATATTAAAATTCCTGTTCTGTATTTTTTTATAGAATCCGGACCTACTATACCCTAACTTGGAAGCCAGATAAGTCTTATTAGATAATGTGAGGATACGATAAATCGTACCCTCCATCTTACTTATCTCCATCAACTTCTCGGCGACGGATGACATGGTTTCGTAGCTAGCCTTGTTGCTTACTATCCTCATGCTTCTCCGGGTTCCTGATCTTACCGTCAAACTCATAGAAATCCATCAACTTCTTCTCCTCCTTAATACAGGTTACCACGAAGTCTGATATAGTCCCTTTCATGCCCTCCTCGAAGTTCTTCTTGGCATGATCAAGGTCATTGGCCCGAACGATGTAGTTAAACGCCTTGCGTTTCTCATTGCCCGATTTCTCGTCTATCGTAATATAATCAGCCGTGACCTTATAGAACCGGTCTCCATCCATGGCAAACAATTCCGCTATCCTGAATCGTTTGATATCAACGCTAAACTCACCGGAGATGAATGGTCTCATTTCCTCTATGATTCTAGCCTCACATTCGGTATAAGAAAGGGCATCTACTAAATACTCTTCCTTTACCTTCTTCTTCATGCCGTTCTCGGCATCGGTCTCGTAAGAAACCGTACATTTAAACCAATTGTGCATTTTAATCTATATTATTATTAAACAAAGGATAATCTTTTATTCCTTCACGAATATATCTCTCCGTATCATCATCCACATCATAAGCCTTCTTGAAAAATATCATAGCCTTGTCCGTGTCGTGATCCACCAACGGAAGATATTCCTTTACGAAAAGAACTTTAAGATGATTCATGTGATCAATCTTGCGCCTTACATCAATTACTTTTGGCCATATCTCGGCACGGATTTCACCCATCTTTTTTACATTCTCTTTGTATTCGTTTACCTGATCTTTATACTCCTCCTCGATCTCGTTGTTCTTATCCTTGACAGACTTATAAGCTTCCTTATCTTTCGTGTCAAACATCGGAACATGCCTGATATTGATTATATCCAATCTACTGCATAGCTCCTCATTGGATATGGTGAAATCATATCTAGTACTGTATAGATCAAATTCACTTAATAACTTAGCTATCTTAATAGCATCATTCTGATCAAGAACGGCTATATTCAAGCCCTCCAAATAGTAGAAGAAATGAGATGGAGAAATAGATTTATATCCATACGTCTTCATGACTGGAGGCTCATCTATAAACCTGACACCTTCCTCCGCACATCTTGTTACGATCAATTTCTCTACCTGCTCATCAGTAAGATCATATATCTCCTGATCGGTCATCTCATTAATTGTCTTCATCGTCATCCTTCTCCATCATTGTAGCCTTTGCCGCCTTTTGTTTATAAACCTCACTCATAAGGCAGGTAAAATCCATATCATCCATACCAGCCATAACATTGGCTTCTACTTCCAAATTCATCTCAATGTTCATTACCGAGACTTCATAGTTACTATCATCTTCTTTATAGAAAATGACTTTGTCACCATACTCGAAACCATCATCTTCGGTCTTAACCATATCGATGATCTTCTCCAATTTCTTTACAAACTCACTCTTTTCCATATATATAATTTTTATGTGTCTACAAAAGTAGACATTTTGTTTTTGAATTAAATTAAATAAACATTATTAATAGTTAATACTATCCTTTCTCCTATCATTCATATTTATTCTTTGGTAATTATACCCTAACATCTGCTCCATCTTCTTTAACCCAATTAACCGTATCGCAATGCCAGCAATACCCTGTCTCAGAATCCTTTTTATGAGAATGGGAACCACATGTAGCGCACCAATAATTATCATCTATATTGTATGTGTAACTTTTATCCTCATGCATCTTATCTATTCTAGCTACCCTATCTTCCAATAGATCCTTTAGATAATGGCATTCATAAGGCCTATCTTCTTCCCTTAATATATAAACATCTATGTCCATCATATTCCCCATCCTGTCCGTGCACATCAGCTCGGCGGCATGACGTACATTCCCTTCCGGCATCCCCGGGACTATCTCCCGGATCACCGCCTCCATCTTCTGTTGGTATTCGGTGTCTACTTTGATCACCAAATCCTCTAATTTATCTATTAAACTCATGATCTTTTTACTTCTTTGTATATAATATTTGTATCATCTTCTCTATCTTTATCAATACAATAAGTACCTGTACAGTAATAGATATTATCATTAAATATACACCCATCACAACTATAATTATCAGACTCAACCACCTCCAGTTCTACTTCTTTCGAACCAATATTATATTTAAATATAGAGCCTATCTTACGACACCCTATATTCTCCAAAGTTATACTATTATTTATCATATCCTCATGTCCGAATACGCTGTTAATAAAATCAAGCATCTCATCATTGAATGATCCGCTTTCTTCTTGCAGCTCCCTACATTCATCCTCGGTCAATCCACAAGAAGATACCAGTTCCTCTGCGGCCTGCGTCCATCGCCCGGCGTAGGCTAGCTCCTGAACCGCCAGCCATATCCCTTGGTTCATGCCCTTCATTCTTACCTTATCTAAAATATCCTTATTCTCCATATCCTCAATCATTTAAATTCTTGTTTATTACAACAATATCTATATCGTTTAACATCTTATCTTTTAATACTTTCTCTACCATTCTTGGAATGACATTAAAATCTTTATTTTTAAGCTCATTATCCACCATAACCTTAATCCATCGCTCTAGATTATTATCATCCCCGTAAGTATTACATATACACTCCTCAACATATTGTCTTATATCAGATCTAATTGCATTGATTATATCTTCCTTCGTAAGCCCAAGCTCATTATGGATATAATTCTTTATCGCTTTATATTCTTTACTTGTTTTTGTACTCATATTTATCCCTCCTATTCAGTCATTTTTTTAACAAAATTTTCCCATAACATATCAACATCATTGTAATGTTTACAACAAGCATTCTGGATTCTCTCTATCAACGGAATGAACCATAACTGAGTTATTCCGTAACGAGTTTGAATTATTCTGCATAGGTTTATTTTTATTATCTCCATGTCATCAATACTAGGAGATGTGTTGTTATCATCACATCTATCTAATATTGTTTGAATTGTAGCCAAATAATTATCCATGTCTTAAATTGTTAATTATATTACCATCTCCCATTTCCCGGCGTAAACAGTATCTCCCCTGTCCTCACCCAATGATTCCAGTTATTTTTAAGTTCATCAATATCATACGCCTCAGCCGACTTACCGTTATCAGATCTTTTTATGACCGACATAATACTTTCCGCTTGCACGCTCCAATGACTATAACAGTCTGTCCCGCACCCGCACGCCGTGGATCTCCCGTTATCGAACTCCCAGACCAGAGGCCGAAGGCCGCATCGTGGACACGGCAACCATTCCATTGGATTCTCCGGCTTCTTGTAAACATCAATACACTTATACTCTACTATCATAATTAGTTCTATTAAATTGATTTGATCTTTTGATCTCTCATCTCATTCTTATCCTTGAACATCATTATCCTATTTACAATCCCCTCCGATTCCATGTATGTCGAGAATCCATGTATCCTTAGATATTGAATAGCTGATAATGACTTCTCCAATATCTCCCTATACTCCATATCTGTTTTAACTGCTTTCTCCATGATCTTTTCCCTCCATTTCTTCTAATATGATTTTAGCCAGATATACCACCTCACTTATCTGGTCGTAATAAACATTCACCCCATCAACTTTATCATTATCGTCATCATATCCATCGACCATCAAATTATCTTCTCCCGATAAATACACGGATGTTATAGATAAACAAATCAACCCGTTATTGGTAAAAATCCTTATTTCAGCCGGAAAATCATCTACATGGGCTCCGCTATCCATATCAAGATCAAGTCTCCCTGTTCTCTTGATCAAATCAACCATAGCTCCATAAGCTACTACGTTCGCATTTAATAGCATTTTATTTAATGCATTTACTCTTTCTACGTTTTTCATATCCACCCCCTTTGTATTACATCGTTATATGTTATCCCATTATCTTGAATCAGTTTCATAAAATGATCTTCAGTATAAGCCAAAGATTCTCCTCTGTTAGCCCTTTCTATATTCTCGCTCATCATCCCCATAGCCTCGATCAAGGCCGCTGATGAGTTGGCTATTAACTTAGCCGCTTCCATTATCTTATTATCATCCATAATCATATTACTTTAACTTCCTCGTTCCACAAATGTCTTTCATATACCATGGTTGTTCCTATTAGGATTCCGGTATCTTCTCCCCAATATTCAAGTATTTGATTCCTGAATTTGTGACGCAATTTTTGTATTCCTCCCTTGTTTTTATCATAAGAAGAGTAATCTGATAATCTTACTGTCTCCATCGTTTACCTCCTTCATTTGTTCGTATGCCAATCTTTCAAGTTCCGGCATGGTGTTTGTTTCTTCTTATTTTCCCCCATACTTATTTCTCATTTCATTAATATAGCTCATATACCAATCTCTTATATCCTCTTCACTATCCATGCTATACTCTTTATTGAATGGATCGTATCTGATAAACTCCTCTGTTCGGCAGAATGGGCATGGGATCTCTTCCAATGGCTTGATTAGAACACCATCATCACCTACATTATCCAGATCATACAATATGCCATCTATGCAAGTCGCGTCTGGATAATTCGCACCGAAAAGCGGGAATTTTGGACATGTGTTTCTCATACTTGTACTATTCAAATTCGTTCTCATATTCCTTTCTCCTATCCACTTCCTTTAAATTCAAACCATCAGGTGTCAATATCTTCTTTTCCAACAAATCAAAGAGAAGCATCGCCCTTGACTCCGCCTCTGTTTCCCCAAATCCGCTATACACTTCTGTTGGCGAATCGTAGGCATTGTAACGAACATAGGCGGCTTCGTAATATCTACTATCCCTATTCGGGAAATATTGTGTCAACTGCAACCAGTCATCCCATATTTTTGATTTACTGACATTTATCATACTTGGTAGTATCTCTCCAAGTTCATGACTCATATAAGCCGGTATGAGGTCGCCTTCTTTTCTATATGAATACCTCATTGTATTTTGCACAACTGAATCTATCTGGGTTCCCCCTCCTTTCATCTCTTTCACAAAATAAAATTCCGACTCCGAATTTACGCCCAACTCATGCAACTTTAGCGCAAGCTCATAAGGGCACATAAAATTTTGATATTTCATGTTATTCTATATTTTCGTTTCTGTAATCCCCGGCATAGTCTAACCATACCCTGTAATCATTTCTGTACTTGGTCGCCTTTATTTTCATATTCCGGGATATATTCTTATTCACATTTTCGCCAAGTACACTCCTTAGCTCCCTCTGTAAGACCGCCCCGATAAGAGGATAGACGTCCAAATAATTGCCTTCACACTTTTCGAAATCTATTACCTTGTTCCCTATTGCCCGTTCCAATGCCTTATCCATTGCCTTTACGATGGATTCTTGTACATCTTTATATCGATTGATAAAATCCTGTCTTATAGATACCATATCTCCTTCTTTAATACTCATATTTTCTTACGTATTTATATGTTATTTTATTACTCAACCAAGCCAACGGGCAAGGGCTGCGCCTTGTCTTCCCCGACCGCCTACCCATATACGCCGGCTCCACCGGTAACGCTACCCATGACATCTTGGATGTCTCTCCCGTAAATCTGATAGTGATTGCCATAGCTCTCAAATGTTAGTTGATATCTGTTTAATCCCATCCTAATTGTCTCGCAACACCCTCCATCTCGCTATATGCGATCCTGTGACATCCAGCAACCAATATATCATTCTTATAGCTATTGATCTTCCATTTGTGACCGGTTGTATCCAATACCATATCGTGTTGGAATTTACTGCCATTATGGAAGAACTTTATCAATTTCCAAAGTCTCTCAGCCTCAGCTCGTCCTATCTTGATATTCTTGCTAGTCTCAATTATGCCATTCTTGATGCGAAGCCATACGTTAGGCTGGTCATCCTCCAAATAATAATGTAGATATAATTCCAGAATCTTGCCAGACTTCCACATCTCGATCTGTTCTTCAAATTTTTTCTTGCGATCTTCTTTTTCTTTTCTTCTTTTTTCAAAAATTAAAGCCTCTTTTTTCGCCTGACTATCTTTCCATCTCTGACATCTGGCCACATACCCAGCCCACGTTCCTTCACCACAAATCTCATCTACTATCACATTGGTCGTCCCTAAAGTTTCTAACGCTTGATGATTTAGCAATACCTCAAACACACGCTTTAACTCATGGACATATTCACTTTTAATCTTATCTGATTCATAAGATAACGCATGTTTAGTTCCGATCCAGGTGTTTGCACTCTTTTTAAGAAGGCTCTTGGGAGTACCCATATTAAAGAACTCAATATAATCCATTAGACTTCTAAATACTCCCCAAACATCCCTATAAGACAGGCTTGTTCTGACCTTCTTGTATTTCTCGATAACCTCTTTGATAAGCTCCAATCGACTGGTGATAAAAGCCATGCTACCATCATCAGACATATTATATCCAACAGAAAATACCTTTGAACCAGTTGGTATTGCACTACGAACACAACGTTGATGTTTACAGGTAGAAGAAGAATAATACTCATCGTTAAGCAAATACGCCTTTTCACCACACTTATTTCTTACGATTCTTCCAACCTCAAAATGATAACCATAAGAATAAATACTTCTACCTTCAAAGAAAAGATTACTACCTCTTGCGGATTCTTTCTTTTCGTTTGCCCACAAATGAGCGACCATAGAGTTGTTCATATCTATTAAGTTTTGAGTGTTAATTATTGATTATACTTGCTAAAAATAACATCGACACAAGTTCCGCCAATAGCGTTTGCGTCATTATACGAATAAAAACCTTCTGTTCCCCAATCCACACCAACTGGACAACCATCTGCATGTTTTACAAAGTCATCAACTTCTTGCGCTTCTTCGTTAGATATTCCAGTGTAGTCACCATTAATCAAAGCCCCAATCCAACAAATCGGAAGCCTATATCTTATTATCTCTATATTCATAACTTTATCAATTTACAATTACTACCTTTTCATTCTATTTTATTCAATGGACCGGCATGCGCTTCCCCATTCTCATAATAAAGCTGACCCTCATACTGGTTATGATGAAGCTCCTCACGTATCGCATCTTCATCGTCAACCCAATGTTCATATTCCTCATGCCATGACTTGAAGAAGTTATCATAACATTGTCCCATCAGATCCTCTAAAGAAAAACCCTCCGGATAAGTACACCATGCATTGTAATAATCAATTATAGGTTTCAGGAGATATAAATCATAACACATCCCTGTCAATGGGAAATTATCTCCATAGTCAAACATCACCCTACTATATTTGTGCTTGTACTCGTATTTCCCATCAACATATTTACATGGCGTGGAGAAATACCTGCCCTTGATAATACGTGGCATAATGTTGTTGTTGATATACCTGAACAGTAATTTGCCACATAAGTTATTAGGATATATATCCTTATCATAATCAGTTGGATGACAGTATATAGGATCATTGTACTTGAATTTGAATCTAAAATCATACCTCGTATATCCAACTTCCCAGCCATAAGCCTCAGTATTTGTCAGATCCCCAAAAGACTTCATGGTGCTTATATAATCAGCACCATAAGCTTCCATGCAACAATCCATTATATTCCAGCGCTCACGCTCTATGATCCTTTCTTGTGAATCTTTTGACAGCTCATCAAACTCATACAGTTTTAATACAATCTCTTTCATAATCCCTCCTCTTTTAATATAACTAGATCCCTAACGTCAATCGAATGACATACGTACCTCCTTATGTTCACGTTTAGAGATATGATTGTGGCTATTCTCACGAACCACCACAATCCAGATTCAGATATTACTCATCCTTTATCTTTACGAATGGGTTTTCTACATAAAACTCCACTACATCCTTAGATTTTATAGATGTCACTATACCGGTGGTATCCACAAATCCATCTGTTTCATCCATTGTCAAATCTTCTATTTTATCTCCAGGCAGAAAACAAAGATTATAGTCTTGATCAATATACATAATCATCTTTAACCTAACCATGTCATCAATGATGCCCTTCATTCTCTCCACAACATCTAATTGATCATTAGTAAGCATTAATTTACTTTTTGAAGATTTTACTAATCTCATGTCTCCATTCTTGTCAACTACGGTTAAATCATTAAATCTATACACATCTTCACATGTTCTGTAATATGTTTCCTTACAATAAATTTTTCCTTTATTATCTATTTCAATATCAAAATATTCCAACTCACCCTTGACAGCTCTTCCGTTTTTGCATTTCCACACATCACCTATTGGAGCGAATCCATATAATGACTTAAAAACATCATATATTGATAGTTTTGTCTTAGGGATGCTCTTATCCTTTTTAAAACATTCTTCGGACGAATAAAATAATTTCCCATCTAATGTCTTCTCAGTCCTACATCCTCCCCATGTTCCTACATATCTAACTACTCCATATGTAAAACTGATCAAGATCTTATCAATCTCAAACCACTTTAATTTTCCTGACATATCGTCAAAAAGATATCCACTCTCTAGATAAACTGATAAATGCTCTTTTATTTTCATAACAATTTATTTTTTAATTAAACAACATCATTTGCCTTGATCGCTATCAGTCTCAATACTCCTCTAAGTATAAGAATTTTCATGATACAACTCCCCTGTATAAGGACTCCGGATTGTCCCTGACTCCACCGCCGCTGGGTCAACGGCCATCAGTCCTGCGCCTATCTCATAATATAGCTCAAGATCCATTGGCTCTAACGCTACTTTCTCCGCTTCTTCCCGGCTTAATCCTGACAACATTAAACATCTAACTTTATTTTCATAAGCAATGGGTGTTTTATCTGGACTTAACCTTACTGATATTATTTCAGCATCTTTTGCGCTATTAATAACTAACTTCCTTTTCATATCATTATCACTTTTCATAATATTACTTTTTATGTTTATGTTTCAACCTTTTGATAGCGTCTTTCTTTGAGTACGCCTCCACCTCCTCTCCTTTGATCCGGAACTTCCTCAACTCCTTCCGATCTCTCGCTGGTTTATAATCCGGATTGAATGCCATCCCGAACCGTTGTTTGTCCCCTGCAAATATCTTGTCTTGCGACATTATGTTCGCCATCATAGCCGCCAATCCCATCAATATCCTTGTTTTTACCATATCATAATATTACATTAAACCTCTCATTTAAGCTATCTAAAGCCCTTTGGTACTCCTCTTCCCTATCGAACTTAATTTGAGTTCCGCTCTCCAAGCCGAAAGATAGGTGGAAGGATATAACCCAGCCCGATCCGTCCACGGCCTGCCCCTTGGGCCCCCACGACATCACCTGCTTCTTGGATATATACCAATTTCCTATCTGCACGAAGTCAGGATAGTTGTTAGTCAAATACCTTATCTGGATATTCAAACAATCGAAATTATCAAAAGAAATTATGTGATATTTGCTCCTTATCCGTATCTTCAGAAACGGATTGTTCCCGTAATATGCGGCGAATGCCGACACCACGGACATAGGATACCTTACGCCTTTTATTATCACCCATTTCATATACAATACCTCCTTATATTAAACTATTTAATATAAATTCATCTTCCTCCGTTCTCTCATTCATAGGCTTATTTTGTACCGTTTTGACAAGATCAAGCACCTCATCCCAAGTCCTTTCTGATAGCGTCCCATTATTTATGCCACAACACCTACATCCACTAGAAAATACCGGTATCATACTTCCATCACACATCCTAACGAATTTATATCCTACATATTCATTGCATAAGAAACATCTTCTTACTGGGATAAACCTTATTCTACCTCTATTAATGATACTTATTAATACCTCACGATTCATATTATTCCCTTAATTTACGTTTAACCTCCTTAATATATTTAGGGGAATGTAATCCCCTATGCAATCTTATAGCCCGATCTATATCCTTTTTAGGATTATGATGAGATTGATATATCTCGAACATTTCCCTAGCCTTGACAGGATTCGTTCGATCATCGTATCTATACCGCTTTTTCTGCCGTTTGAGGCGTAATATCCTATTAACCTCATCAACGTATACCCTTTTCATTTGCCATCTTCCTAAAGCCCCGGATGAGGCGTTATACGCTCGATCGTCATTCCTTGACTCCACGAAAGACAGGGCGGCCGCCAGCTTATCCCATACCCGTGCCTCGATCACGGCCGGCTTCGGGGCGAGGGGCATGCCACCGCTCCCTTTTGGCGGTGTCAGTATCACCATAGCCATCATAAGCAAGTATCTTGTCATATCTTATCCATATCAAAATTATTATTCACGATCTTATCACCTATGTTAATTTCCCCCATATCCAAGATATTTATATTATTTATTATACTCCTTACCCAAAAAGAGGATATAATAGCAGAATATTATGATATTAAGACATAAACCTGTCTATTACCATACTGCCATATTTATCCTCCGTCCAATATCATTCGTATCAGTACACAACTTTTATTATTATGGTCATAAATACACTCAATCATTCCTTTTTCAAGCCGCTATCGCCATTAAGATTATCAGCTATACCCAATATCTTCGAAATAAGAGCCTTTTTAGGCTTATATTCGTCGTTTATGCTTATAACCGAGTAGTTGTATACCACGCCTTCTTTCGAGACCTCCACGCCTACGTATTTAGGCGCAACGGCATCCCTATGCAACACGATAAACGGGTTTTTACCGTCCAGATCATTTATCAACTGGTTAAACTGCCGTCTCGTCATCTGATAGTGATATTATTTCCATGTTATAAATGCGATCTCTCTTTACCCTTATCTTCTCGCATAGCTCATCGAAGCACCCATCTCCTTCTAACCTACCAACATAATATGATACATTCGATTTAGAGCTTCCTTGAAGATATATATATCCTCCTATATTCCTTGAGAAAAAATTAGGTAAGACCATCTTTTGTCTCTTATCCTTATTATCCATGTAAGATATAACGACAACCCACAACTCTGGTTCCCGTTCTTTCACCGATAACATAAGATCGAGACCCGATTGACCATTGATATTCCTCCTGCCAGTTTCGTTATAACGAAGAATAACATAATCATCCGCTTTATCATTCTCAATCATCACGACCATAGGACTATTACCCTTTCCGTTATCACATAATACTCTTGCCTCTTTTCCGTTACGTAGATATACCTTATCGTAATCTCCGTTTTTGTATATCTCAAAATCAAATTCTATCACCATATTATTTTCTCCTATTGATATATTGTTGCGTACGTCCTTCCTCTATTTTTTCGAAATAAAACTTATTCCCATATAACCGAGTGAAGCAGATGTTATACCCGAAATGTTCCGCGCGTCTGATCTGTGCGTAACCTCTACTGATATCATTATTATCAATCAGCGTAACAAAACAATGTGATCCTACTTCTGTATTCAAAACCAGATTTTCCCAATCTTTTACCTCCATATCAAATCTCCTTAAATAATTTTTTGTTATGATTATCGCTATTATACCATTTATCAATATTATCGTACTGCTTTGGATAAACCCCATAAGACCTACACCACCTAGGTAACGGCCCGTTCAGCACGTCTAACGCCGTCTCAAGGTCAAACGTAGCTTCCTCCTTGACACAACACCCCGATCCACTTCCACAGCTTGGTATATAGGCTCTACTATATGCTACGTTCATCCCATATTCCCCATGACTCAGATACCCGATGTTGGGTGAATCAGGGAAGGCGTAATACAACATTATATAATCACCCTTACTCCAACCTCTATTATAAGTATCATCCTTCCATGCGAAAACCCTGCAACCGGCTTCTTTTAATTCCGCTGCCGCTCTTTTTAAAATATTATCTTCCATACTACTTACATTTAAGTTATGCCAAGGCGCCGGGAACCGACCCCGGACCATATCCGCACACGTACGATCATGGTATTCCTTCCGCCCCGCCAAGGCTTGGTTCAACATTAACAAACTTTCATATCCTCACACATCTTAAAAAAGACCTCTCTTATGATCCTTTTGAACAAGATGTATATCTCATCATCATCCTCATCGAACTCCACGCCCCATGAACGTAATAAATATCTAATGTCGCAATCCGCTATATGAATCCTAAATATGGATGGAACGCTCATTATGTAATCCTCAAAAGCTTTCTTAATCCCATCCCTTTTGATATGTTCTTTATACTCATCCTTGAACACGTTAAGCATAAAAGATAGATATTCCCTATCATATTTAAACTGCTTCCCATAATTATCTGTATCTATATGATCCAGTATATATATCTCTATAGCGTCTCTATCGTATTTTGACATACTCCTTCCTCCTCCTTTTGATATTTTATAACCTTTTTCTCCCCATACGCTTTCGCTAACTGGATAAGTTGACCGGTAAATACCTTGGTACGGTGTTTTACGATCTTATCCACCAACTCCGGGCATCTGGTTCTCCATCTATAATTAACCTCGCCCTTAGCTTTCTTCTTGTAATACCTGTAGAATGTTACGGCTACTACCACTTCTCCATTCTGCTCGAAAGCAACCAAATCGTAATTGTTGTAAACTATTTCGTTCATGTTGTTATTATTTTTATGTACTTAATCACTTCTTCTGGCAAGGATGCTAAATCCCTAACCCTTTTACCAAAATTGTATGTTTTTCTCTTCCACGGGTAATAATCCCCTACATACATCGCTATTCCTTGAGGATGGAACGGGTTCGAGCTACAACTAAATATCGGATAATATAGGGCATTATTATGATTATTACTCTTACCACTTATACACACAATAGTATATCTATCAGACGTTTTATCGCCAAAATCATATACTCTTACCTTCACTTTCATGCCATTGGCATTTGTTATAATATTATCCATATATACCTCCTTTATTGTTTGTTGTTCAATCCGACTAATCTATTTCCTTCCCATATAAGGTATATGAGCCACACCATCCACGACTCTCATTTGATACCCGAATATGATTCACAGGTTTATTCCCCGCCATACAATTAGCGTAAGATAATACCGCCGACATGCTTCTAAACCCAGAATCCATTGCTGATTTAATAAGCTTCCTATCACATCCAAATACCAATATCTTTATAACATCCTTCTCTTTTACAGTTCTTCTTACACGCATAATCTTGCCATAAAATAAATAAACATAAAATCTATTCTCTCTTTGTTATCATCCATCCTATGCCCGGTAATTTCAAAAACAACCCTACGCTTTTCTACAGTCTGTATATTATCTAACTGAATAGCTATGTAAGGATATTTTATAACTTTCTCTCTATTGATGTTATTCAAAATAGCGTTGACATCTTGCCTGCGAAAATACATATTTACCCCTATGTAGCTGGCAACCAAAAGACATTCGTCTATTATCCCATCAGTATCGAATAACAATAACATATCATCCTTCTCGACAGTATATTCCATATCAAGAATCTTGATACGTTTGCTTCCGTCCTTCTTATCAGCTATAAGAATCCCTATTATATCCTTATCGGTCGTAAGGATATAATACGCCTCATCCTTTGTAATATTATCACGAAGGTAAGATAGCGCTTCATCCTGTAATCTTAGTAGTTCTATTTCGTCCATATTTATTTCTATTGTTGCCAAGGGAAAAGGGACGGCGCTGGCGACAAGGCCTGTCCAGCCTCCCCACAGCCGCCCGCATTCCCCTTGGTATCATTAACCACCTCAAATAATCTCATAATCGAATTTCACATTAACACTCTCATCAATGCTCAATTCTTTCTTCATCCCAAATACAGTCTCCCTTACCGTATCAAAACCCAATAATTGATCTTCGGGATTATTCACAAGCTCTCTCCGGTTATTCTTCCTAGGTTTTCTAGATGTAAGAATATATTCCGCACAACAGCTTCCTTCAAATGTCCTCACTCTGGAATACCATAGATCACCGGTCCCGTACTCAACACATATATTCATGTTTATGATGGTATTATTCCACGCTTTTTCCGGTAAATGTTTGAAAATCCTGTTAACCCACCCCGTGTCAATATCTATATAAGGACAATCTAAATCCGATGTCCCCTTAATATCCAGATATAGCATAACCTGTCTATTACTCTTAAACATTCGAGCTTTCACATTCATTTTCTTCCGTCCCCATACCACTATTCTATTATTTCCAACTTCCCGTAATAAGGATAAAAACAACCGTCTCGATAAACCGAATATCTGAGCGTTTTATCCTTTGCTTCATAGATGGAAACACAACCGCTGTTATAAGCGTTGGATAGTTCTTTTGCTACAAATCCACCTATTTGTTTATAGGTTTTAGGCGTATCCGCCAACGGCCTGCCTACATATATTTTTACTCTCTTGCACTTTTTGTCGCCTACGCATATATCCTTTCCTCTAAGCCCCGTTAAATACATGAATCTCATATCAGTCAATTTTAAATCCAACATTCCTCTACCTCTATCTCCATATGATCCTCCCAATCACATCTATCAACATCCTCACCATCCTCGAAATAATAGTAAGCCCATACCTGTACGCCTCCTACCTCTATATATCCATCACTCTTCCATTCTATCAACCCGTCTTGCCTTACCACGTTGGTAGGCTCAGCCCCTAACGACAGCAGATTATTTACTATACTACCGCCAAATACGTTCCTTGCTTCTTCTCTCGTCATATCATTATCAGATTTTTAATATTACACTACCGCCAAAGGAAAACAGGGACGGACGACCAGCGGGGCCGACCCCACGCCATCGCCGCCCCTCGTTTCCCTTGGTTCCCTCCGTATCACTCCCACGCCAACAGACAATATCTACCACCAATAACACTATACCCACCATCACTCGCAATCGCTTTGCGTTTCCACTTAACGGTAAAGTATTACCCCCGTTTAGAAAGGAATCCCATTGATTGGAAAGTATTTCTTTTGTTGATTGAAGGGGTTCCCCTTGTTTTTCTTTGTTTTCCTTGGGTTTCATTGGTTTTCCATGGTTTCCCTTGTTTGGAGGTGTCCCCTCCCGCAAAACAAATCAACCCCACCAACTCCCAGCATAAAACCCGAGACCTTCCTCCCGATTGTTCCACGTGGAACGCCCGATTAGTCTAGGATGTCGAGATCCTTGTTCTTGATTGCCTTATATACTTGCCTAATACAATGTATTGATAATAAAACCAATAAAAGAACTAAGATCAAAGGCAGGGCGTCGCCCGTAGCTATAACATACCGCCCCAACTCAAACGCCATGTAACCACAAAACAAGGTAAGCACGAAATATATAAATATACCCATAAAAATATACAATAAGTATCCGTAACTTAGAAACAATACCCAAATAATATAATTAATTGAGTATCAACAATATAATATATATCAAGCCTTAGAGCTACCTCTAAGGAAAGATAAGCCCAGACATAGATAAAAAATATACAATAAGTACCGCCTATTATATACCTTTTAGGATCGATTCACGCACGAAACCATACATAAGGGCACAATATACCCGCCTGTATGGATATAAATATATACAGAATGATACATAATAAAGCATTTTACTTACACATTTTCGGTCAAGGCTTAAAATTTACCGCCTTAACACTTTTATGTGTAAGCAAAACATATGAATATGCTATCATTTTGTAAAATATAGGCACAAAAAAGCCCTTCCGTCTTATATCACTACAATACGGAAGGGCAAAACTTTAAAATCAAATAAAAACAAACGACTTATTGTCGCAATTTGTTTGCCATATAACTAACACGTTTCCGCCTACATTTATCAGAATCCCTACTACAATCTAATTTATTAGAATTGTATAGTTCTTTGGTTAGCTCTATGTAAAATTCCATTTGAGCTATTCCAACCGCCTCTAAAGCCTTTTCTTTTCTAAATGCTAGCTTTCTGTTTAGATTGTCAAACTTTCTCCTATACATAATTTATTTGTTTTAAATGGCACCAATAAGAAACGGAAGGTCGGGGACGACACGGCCGCCGTTATCAATACATCCGGCCGGACACACCACTCCCTCCATATTTCCTTTGGATTTGTCCCTTTGCCCCGAACGAACGAAGCCAAATACGTACATACGTTGCCCGTGATACGTACCGACAAGGCGTATTAAGTACGTCAATTTAACCGCACGAAATACCCTTGTAAGGGTTGTTATTTGCTATCCGTACACATGTTAGGTATTTAAGCAACCCTAACATACGTCGTGTTGATACATTAGCACGGAAATAACCCCGTTATGCACTCCATACGTGTTACTCTAGCAACGCATGGACATACGCTCTATACATGCGTATATACACCAATATACCCCATGAATTTACATGGCCTATCCGGAAACCGGACGTATTAACCCAACTCGATACAAGGCCAAGAATAACGGGACGATCTACGACTGAGATAACCCCTACCCACATTGCTAAGAGGCAGGCTATTTATGCAGACTATCGATACCCTACCGATCTGCATATCCTTGTATCAATATGTTAAATATCATGCCCATTTAGTCAAGATCAGTAGCACGGCGTGAACGTATGGACATTGCCACCATAACGCCCCTATATATAAGGATATAGGGGCATATTACTACTATCTTACATTTTTATCGTGGGTAAGATAATAGGTAATACATTTGGCTATCAACGAAAACGAAAAATTAGTTATTTTCGTAGCCATTCGAGTAGATTTATATCTTTCGTTATTGTAAATAACGAAATAACCGCTTTTATCCTCAGAGTATTTAATAGGAGTACAATAGCCAAAGGCTTTATGCGTTGTACCCAAAATGATTTTTTGGGCTTGTTTTTCGGCTAACATTACTTTATTGTTAACCGATTCGTTTTCATCATTGTAGATCTTTTCTATTTCTATATATTGACAAAATACGCCATCTATATTTGCGAGAATTTCCTTGCAAATAGTTATAACCAATTCTTTATCCTTAGCCAAAGCGACTAAGGCAGGAATAATATCTTTTGGAACTTCAATGTTGTTTTCTTTAATAATTCCCATAACATCCTTTGAGCTACTAAACAATCTACACCAAGCTTTTACGGCGCCTGTTAGTGTTTCTGTTTCAGACTTTTTAACTGCTTTTTGCACTTTGTTTACATCATTTGCTTTCATGTTTAATTGCCCATACCCTTGGGACTTATAATGGCCTCTGGTGCGCCTGTTTGTTAATGTTGTTATCTTACAAGGGCAAATATACTGCATGTTTTGTTATCAAACAAATATTTTGCAATAAAAATTCGGCGATTATATGTAATAAATCTAATCAAATGTAAATGTGTATTAAAATATTGGTTTATATTATTGATAATCAGCACGTTAAATGCAAAATAAGCATTCTTTTTTTCGAATCGCTGGTCGTTTGCCGTTCCCGTTTCCCGTCCTTCGTGGATTGGGGGGGCTGGGTCAAAAACGGCAGCCCGGCCGGGCCGATTTCGGGGAGGTGGTCCGTCCCGCACCCCATATCCAATAAAAGGCAACCATCTCCCAATAGGGTATCTTCTCAAACCCATTTAATAGATATAATTATAATTGTATTATATTTAGGGCGTAAATAAAAACATGAATAAGATTATGAGTTTAATGATAGAGTACATAGAAAAAGAAGGGGGGGGGGGTAAAATATGTTTAGAAGAAGATGGTTTTCATCCCCAAAAACAGAGAGGAGATATTTCTTCTCCACCAACCAAGGATCATGCGACATTTATGCGGATGGCGTATATGTAGGGAGATATCTTGGCACGGGTATCACGGAGTTCACGTACTCAACGAGCAGGAATTATATAAATATAAGTTTGGTAGGTATCAGCCTACCGGATCAAGTCTATAATTATACGAATGGTATAATCACCGATTCGTTGGCTATTTATCAGGGTTCTACTACCGATGCCAAATATACCGCCATATTCGACGCTGAGATATATGAGACTATTCCTGTCACTAACGCTAGGGTACAATCAACGATGACCGATATAGTCATGAATTACAAGCTTGGGGATTTTGTGTCCACGTCAAAGAAGGAGTTAATCAATAGCGGGATTCAGGTATATCCAGGATACGATGGATTTTATCGAATTATCCAAGGAGCGTTTATAATTCCGATAATAAATACTACATATAAAATATATGTGAACTTCTTCACCCCCACATGGGAAGGTCATTCGGAAAGTCGAACACTTATGGGGTATGGTTATATCTATGGGTCTACTCCGGCTTCTCCTCCATCTCAATCATCTACTTACGTGACGGTTACTAACAACAGGCAGAATGCGGTAAGGGTTCTTATTCTTACGTCTCTTAACGTGACCGACATACAATCCCTTATAAATCGATATGGAACGACAGTAGTGAGATCTAGCAAGATATATGAGTATTATGATACAGCTAACAATATAATGACAGGGTTCGTGGAGGACAAATTGCCCGGTCAAGCCTATTACGCCTATATGCTGGATAATGAGTTGCGTACTGGTGTAGGGGACTTTACGATAGTATAACGATATTATCACCACATGGATGACGGTACCGGCCAAACGGGAAGGGGGATGCCCGATCCTCGTAGGGTTGGTTCCGTCACCCTCACTCCGCCCCTTTCGTTGGTTCCCTCCCATTATCTTCTTACGTCTCATTCTATCGACACAACCCATCTCCTATCCCCACTTCCAGCGTCTCATTTACTTTATTATATTTGCGATATAATTAAAACATAACATATTATGAATAAAAAAGTTAAATACATGGGGGGGGGTATTTTAACCCTCAGATAAGGAGGGGGTATGTTTAGGCGCAGGACTTCTTCTCCAGGTAAGATCCACTACCGTGTTAATATAAACAAGAATATGTGTCTTGGCGTTGTAGATATATATATTGATGGAGATACATATCAACGTGGTTTTAACGGATCTTATCTTGATATATATTGCGATAAGAAGATAAAAACTATAAGCATAAGAGGACAGGTAGAATATCTAAATCCGAAAAATGAGTACAATGTTATTTTGGGCATAAGTGGAGGTATTATAGAGGGAACCCTTACGTATCAATATAATTCGGGTATGCATTGCGAGTTGGCTAATAAGGTGATATACGGGAATAGGATAACTAATTTTGTTCCTGTAACGGTGATAAAAGATCCTGGGAAGATCATTAATTTCACTTACAGATCTGAATTACAGACTCAGGTTTTAGATGAAAGTTATGTAAGTTGGGATGGTGATTATGTATTAAACGATAATTGTATAGTAACTGATCTTTGTTCGGGATGTGAATCTTATGCCTATGGGAAAAGTTCTCGTGGTAACTATCGAGTAACGGTAAGGATAGTGTAATCCCAAGGGAAGGAGGGAGACCTCGTCCTTCCGGGCCTCCCCCGTCCTACCACCGCCTCCCGTTCTTTTTGGCTTCTCCATGTATTGTCTTTGACCGGATATCAAAAATTTATATCTTTGGAACAAAACTACAATCATGTTTAGAGACACACTACATAAAATCAAGATCTTCTTCTGCGACGATGATGTTGAGAAGATATATGTAAGGGACAGTACGGTCATCCGCAACAACGAGATCCATAGGATGTATAATGAGATACTGGACGAGTTAGGTGATTTGGCTACTGTCGTATCAAGGAACTACGTATATGGTAAGATAAAGGACAGGACGGGATTAAGTATCCGTCATATCAGCAGGATAATAAACCATACTAAAGTTGAGGAGATATGATTAAGGATACGATGGAGCGGAATATAATAAATGAGATATCGGCGTTATTCGTGATGATATTCACGGCCGGGTTGATGTTTGTCATGCCGATGTTAGATATAGAGTGTGATGATATTACTATCATAATAGGATCAGGAATAATACTATCTTTTATACTAACCATAATACCGATCTTGCTTTCTTATGACATAAGGGATGAGATCATTGAGTTGATTGAGGATATGGATAATCAGATCGTGGTAGATACTTCGGTATATAAAACAAACCTGCCCTAGTTAATTCCTAGGGCAGATATTAATATCAATTTGACTTCAAATACGATTCTATTCTATCAGCGGCCTCATTAGGCGTATGTCCATCCCATTCCCATGCCGTATCAAGTTCAGGGATATTAAACAACTCCCAATACCGGTTCTCATAATGATTGGATATCTGTCCAGTTGGCAGTTCTGCCATTACGATAAACCACCCTCCGCCGAAGCATTCCTCTCCATCATAATGCTTATGTGATTTACAGACCTTTATATCGCCTTTGCCCAACTCATTAAAGAAAGCGGCATTGTAAAGCATTCGATATTTATATAGTTCGTTAAATGTATGATATCCGTCGGATACGTTACCCATATCATCTTCATGTAAATATGTTTTCTCAAAAATGTCCTGCTTGCAAGGATAAAACTCCCCGTTTACTCCCTTGATGATGTAATCACCTACATTGGCTTTCATAACACCTTCAAGGGTTTCTATACTACAATCAACAGAAGGAGGTATCCCATTATCAGCGTCACCTTCCCTAATAACTTCTATTTTAACGCTATCACCAGCGAAATCCTTGATCTCATCATTATTAAAGCCTTTCCATTTTACGGCTTCTATCGCAATTGGTTTCTTTACATATCTATTCATAATTTTACGATTTAATATATTATTATCTTTTGATATACCTTTCTATAAGATCTATGGATAATTTAGCGCCCAGCTCTTCCTCCAACAGGTTAAGGTAGTTCCGGTGCAGGCACCCGCCCCGCTCCACCTCTCTGAAGCCTGCCCCGTCCCGGATCCTGACCAGCCCTTTCCTTGGATCCATGTCGATCAGATCCCGAAGCTCGTTCATGTTCTTAAACCGGTTCTCTATCACCTTAAATACATCGATCTTAGGTTTCTTATCCTTGATCTTTATCTTAACCCTTCCGCTCATGATCACCTCCCCGTGCTTCCGAATCCACCATCGCCTCTATCGGTATATCCGAGGTCATCCAACGACTTCACCTGATCCCATACGATACGTTCCCTCCTACGGATAAGCAATTGAGCTACCTTGTCCCCAACCGAATAAGAAGGATCATCATAACAATCCACACGTCTACATACTACCATAATCTCGCCTCTATATCCTTCGTCAATGGTTCCCGGGGCGTTTTGGATAACAGACTTTGTTTTGGTGATGCTACCACGAGGGCGTATTTCCATCTCATAATCCTCCGGCAATGCTACATGTACACCGGTATGATATATGGTCCTGCCTCCGTCAAGTTCTACATCCTTGACGAACAGATCCATGCAAGCGTCCTCCTTATGGGCGTACTTAGGCAATATCGCTCCTTCTTCCAGCCATATCTTGACCTTACAAGTATCTATATCTTCAAGTAATGATTCTACCTCATTATAACTCATTGGTTGTTCTGACGCCAATGAAATGGCTCTTGCCAATAAATCTTTAATCTTACTCATTTTATCTTGTTTTTAAATTCCTTCCCTTTCGGACATTGTAATTTACATTCCTCGCCACAAGCGGAACAGTTGGGTCTCATTCCGGGCACCCCTCTTCCCCCGTACGGCCAGTAGGCATAATCGCAGACGCTCCAGAACGCCTCCATCGCCCTGATCTTGGCATCGACGGTTATCTTCTCCTTCACCTTTTTCATGCTCTTCCTGAACTCATCTTTCATATCCTTCCCTTCTATCTGTCTGGCTTTACGTCTCTCGTTCCACCAATTGTAGTAGAATTTGTCCGCCATCTTATAAGCTTCGGGGTCAAATTTATCACGATGCAGGATAGGTGCGTCCTTGATCTTTCTCAAATTCCTGCCACAAACATAAGCGAGTCCTGCGTACGGAGGTATGTCCTTAGGATCAACCAACCCATCAGGAACGCAGTAGTAGAAGTAGTTGGGGCGGCCGTACCTGACCCAGTCCCCGGTCTCGTATAGGGCTTGCTTCCGGGCCTCGAACCAGCCTTGCATTACTTGGTGCTTACCCTCTTTCTCGAAATCCTTGTTATAGTCAGCCAACGAGATCTTCACCTCAACCTCATAAGCGTACATGGATCTGGTTATAGCCAGATAATCGGACTCCCAGTTATAGACATACAAGTTGTTTATAATCCATCTAGGAGATACCAAGAACTGTCTGTTAAGGATATCCAATATCCCTCTTTCAGTGTATTCAGCACTTTTATTTGATTGCCGTGTTCCCATCTCCTGTCATAGGATTATTCCTTAACCCAACCGCCATTATAGCGTTCGATACCAATCTCCGTAATCCACCCATATCCTTATCATGGAACGAGAAAGTAGTTAAGTTATGTGATTCAGTAATCTTATCATAAGACTTTATCATCAACACAGCCACATACTCACCAATCATCTTCCCATTCATGATATCAAGATCGATTATGCCGTGATCTATTAGATCAACCACATCCCATCCTGATGGTAGATACGTTTTTATTTGATTAATGTCCATAGCAAATAGTATTTATAAAAAGGAGGGTCGTGCTACCCTCCTATAGATTACACACGAAAAATAGAACTGAAAGCGATCTTAAGCACGTAAGATTTTATTAATTCCCGTAGGCTGTCTACCGGTTATCATTAACTACCGACCTACGGGAATATGTTTAAGAAAACACCATGTACCCCAATCCGGAATCGAACCGAAATTTCATCGTTAGGACCGACGTGTTCTATCCATTGAACTATTAGGGCATATGTCCTTATTCTCACGAACCAGGACATCAAACGTCTAAACTTTAAAAAAAACCTAATGACAAAACTCTATGCTAGTTTTTCCCCAAAAAATAGCGTGGACCCGGCCGGGCTTGAACCGACAACCTTCTGGTTATGAGCCAGTTGCTCTTACCAATTGAGCTACGGATCCTAAATACACCATGTCTATATTTTCATTTAAATTAGTCAATTTGTTTCTTTTTGTATCATAAAACGTTTACATCTTAATAATTTCAACTTTTTGTACGTAATATCCCGTTGATTACCACCGTCAATATCACGAATATTGAAACTACCCGATTTGCGTCTTCCAAATATGAAGTAACAATTGCCTTCAAACATAACCCTGTCAAACAAACGAAAACCAAAAACCTCAAAAGAAGATTGATTCGGCTTTTTAACCCCTCCTTTTAAAACCTTTTGTTTGTGGATTTGACGATTATGTCTTCTAATCAACCTTACCTTGTAATGATATTCTAACATTAAAGCATTGAAATTCTTAGAAATAACGAAAGCATCAGAGATATGGGATTTTTCAATTCCATATTTAATCCGATTGTATTTCGTAATGTATCCGAACGTCATCGAAACGTTGTCGTATCTGGATCTCAGCTCCTCGTACAACTTCCATTTCATGATACCCATGACGGCTGCGTCGCGAAGCGACTTGCCTCGTTTTACCCTCAAATCGATTTTACCTTTATGATACTCCTTATGGCATGTCTCACATAAGGTAATAAGATTTGAAGGAGAATCACCTCCTGTTTTTCGAGACTCGATGTGATGAACATTCAAAATCGGGTCTTTTGACTTACCTTTACAATGCTGGCATTTATGTCCATCCCTTGTCAAGACATATTCCCTGACATTCCAAAAACCAAGTTGATTTCCTTCCTGATATTCGTTACCGGAGATGTTGGGATTCTTGATTTTCTGGGTATCGAACTGAGCGACCTCAACGATAATACGGGATATCGGGAGGATAGAACAGACGTTGTCGATAACACGGATATGAGCATCAATCCTATGCCTCACAGAAGGTGCTACCCATCCTGTACGTTTGCTTTTTATCCTGTTATCAAAACGAGGTTTTCTATACCTCAACCTATTTCGTCTCGTTCTTCGTAACTCTCTTCTTGTAGACAAAAGGTCTACAATATCACTTCTAAGAATAACTTCACTGCTGTAAAGTTCTTTGCTTTTCGTCGTAGCGGATAAACCAACATGTTTGGTTCCGGCATCGACGCCTAACACAATTTCCTGTTTGTAATCGGATGTCTTGTACATCAATTTGATGGTAAAAGGACATGTGTTTATGACAACCGCTTTCTTATCTTTTAGCAGCTGTCTAACCTTCCCATGCCTTGTCGTAGGCATCATCGGTTTACCATCTATGTCCTGTACATACACCATTTCACAAACTAATTCAATGTTTATTCAACATAAGTCAGGGTAAAAACCCTGTTAGTGCCCATCGCCAATGTTATTTTGAGGTTTTGATGCAAGCGACACTATGGCCCGAATACAACCATTGTTTAATCACTTGCCTTAGAGCAAGGGACTTGGGCAAACATCCCTTGGTAACTATGTATTCTCAAATAACGTAGCCTTTGTCTCAAGGCTTAGGCTAATAATCGGAATAGCTTTTAGCTATTATACATAATTCATGCAAATGTTTTATGGGTTGCATGAATTATGTATTATTCGCGAGAATATCGGCTTTCACAAGAGGATGTGGATAGGAATTTCTCGGAGTTTATATAGAAACTTTATGAAACTATTGTCCAACATTCTAGCATATAGCACCAATCCTCGAACGGGAATGTCTCTACACCAGACCTACCCCATCCCGTCCCCCAACTGTTCTGTAGGACGAAGCCGGCCTTGTCCCAGCCGGTGAGGATAACGGCATGACCTCCCAAGTTCTGCCCTTGGCCTTGCCAGAATCGATTACCATAATTATAGCAATACAGACCTATAACCAGAGGCCCATTCAGCATCAAAGCTACCTTAGCCGATACCGGATCTATGATCCTAGCGTAACTGTTTATTTTCTCCCCATCTACGCCTACGTTCTTGATAGACTTGATAGCGTCACGAAGAACCATCCCGTCTTGATCCTTATCCTCTCTCAGATCATATATATCGTAGGGAGAGATCTTAGCCGGTCTTTTAATAGCCCTTATACTCTTTCTCCAGTTAAGTATCTCAGCTAAGCTTACCGCGGCGCAAATAGGAGAAGATCCTTGATCCACTACGCTATCAACGTTATTGACCTTATACTCATCAGGAACAGCCTCATGCTGCATATTCATGATAGCGTCTCTGTCATCCACAGGGGATGGTATATATCCTAACCCGTAACTCATTTTTTATCCTTTTTATGGTAATCAATTATCTTGATATTAAACGTATCGGATCTTTGCCTTACCTGTATAGACCCCCTAGCCTTCCCCTTGGCGTCGTATAGGGCGGTGAAGCCAAAGTTATCGACCCGGCCGTCGTCCAGCGTAAACCGCCACTCCTTCCATTGGCCCATCACGGTTCCGGAAGACACTATGGAATCCACCACATAAGATATGTCAGTAGTATCATATTCCGTATAATAGGTTCTTGACGTACTGCATCCGACAACCGCTAAGGTAAATAACGTTAACAAGAAAAACAAGATCTTATTCACTTTTCTTAGATTTTTTACGTTTCTTAGATTTCTTCTTATCCTCCGCCTTATTCTCGACATTTACGTCAATACCGGCATCAGCGACCTCAGGGGCGTTATTTTCAGGTATATCAATATGACCTGAGTTAGGATCCATCTTATCCTCATCAACAACAACCTCATTAGGAACATCGATGTCTAAAATCTCTGCCTCCAGATACTTGATACGATCTGACATGATTTTATTCTGGTCCTCAAGTTCCTTATATCTTCTTCTAGCCTCATCGAGTAATTTGGATGATAGTTTATGTTTCTTCTCGATATCCATATAAGCCCGTTTAAGAGTCTCTTTATCTTTTACCGACTCATTATATATCTCTCTTGATTTACTAAGCTCATTACCCATCTTAATTATAATAGAATCCTTTTGTTCTATATCCATATTAAGGGAATCGGAAAGAGTTTCAAGATACCCTACTTTCTCTTCTAATTCCGTTATCTTCTTGCGGGAATCCTCATAATCTCTTTTTAATCTACTTGAATAGCTAATAGCCTCATCAAGATCCTGATTTAGAGTATTTATATAACTACTCTTTACTATCTTCAATCCGAACATGTTCATTACTTTTATAAGTTCTAAAAATATCGGCTTTTATCTTGCCGACTATAATTAACTCAGCTATATGTTTGTCTTTCTCGACTATAGCCATATCCTTACGGATATTAGTGACCCTGATCATGATATTCCCGTTATTAGACGAGACGAACGGTGATCCTACCAAAGTAAGTCCCGTATCTCCGGTAAACGACGGCAGCATCATCAACACCCCTATGGTATTATCCGGAAACGACGCCCATACCCCTGTGTCTATATCAAGGACATCACCCTGTCCTAATGGGAAAGCATTACCCTGCTTGATAGGAATATCCTTACCCAACGAGTTCCATGCTTTCGAGAATCTTACGGAGTTAAGGAAGATCTTCCCCTCTTCCTCCATCATCCCTACCATAGGGTCGCAATTCAATCTAACCTCGTTTTGTTTATCATCCGGCTTCTCCTCAAGCTCATCAAGGTCTCTGGCTGATGTAAACGACTTGCTTTCCAGAAGCTTTTTAATATCCTCAATACTGGCCATTATAATTTGATTATTAAATAAACGATCTTCAATCCTAACTTCAAATCAGATGTCTTCTCGAACATCTCCCTAAGAGGTAAGATAGTAGCGTCAAGATCTGACGCTACCCATTCTCCATCCTTATAATACATATCCTTTTCCTCGGAATACGCTATACAAGATCGATTCCCTAGGTTCTTCATAACCGTATCTACCTTATTTTGGGTAGGCATCGAGACACGATTCACTTTAGTAGATATATTGAAATTACTCTCCATTAACTTTCTGTTTTTTAATTAGTTAATTAAAATGGAAGATCACTGTCGTCTCCAAAAGGAGGATATTGAGGAGGTTGTTGTTGACCTCCAAACAAAGAGGCTTGCGCTTGCTGCGGGGCCTGCTGGTATGATGGAGGAGGCGTTTGCGATGGAGCCTGCGTAGCGTATGACGGTGGGGGCGTTTGCGTTATAGCCTCACCAGCGTTGTTTTGGCTTGGAGACTGAACCGGTCTCACGCCATCCGCTTTAATACTTTGGATATATTTATTAAGTACCTGATAAGCGAAAGCGTCTTGGGTCGTATAATCAAACTTCTTATTCCCCATTATATCAGTACTCTCAACCCTGTCAGGCCATCCATTCTGCCCGTTCTTATAATATTGCTGGATAAGCTCGTCCTTACCGTCAGGAGTCTCCCTTGCGTATGAGATAAAGAAATTACCGGGAGCATATTGATCCCCTTTCTTAGCATGAGCAGGATTGATCACCACCTTACGTTTCAGGTCGATATTAGGCAAGTACCTTACCAGTGACTTAACGTAATTATTGATACCTCCTTTTTGAGTCATCAAAGGAACGTTTATAAAGTAATTACCATCCTCATCACTTATCTTTATGGATAAGTATTTGGCATTTATTCCATTGAACTCCACTTCTCGCACATTGATATCAGACAAATAACCTTCGATACCGTTCCAGAATACCCTCCAATAAGAAACGGCTCCGGTCTTCTCGTTTATATGCTCCTCGAAACCTTCCTTTGGTTCTCTTGATGACTGATATAATAATCCGCTACCACTTACTTTAAAGTAATGGTTATTACCACCTGATGAATTTTCTCTAACTCCCATTTTATGTATTTTTAAATATTAAACAATAACTGATGATGACAAGAAATACTCGTTCTTATTATCCTCCCCATAAATCTTATTGAAATGAGATTTATGATCATGCTCGATAACCACCCTATTACATGAGACGCTTTTTATAATACCAAGATATCTTCCACATAATACGTTACATATAATATCTTCACCATGATAAGACAAAGAAGCAAGTCTCTCCTTACATGATTTACCGGAAGACGGGTTCTCTGACATAATACCGCATCCTTTATCGGTAAATATCAACTTGCAATGATCGAACTCATTTACCTTAAGATTGTTTTGGAGGGCTTGGACGAGTAGATCCTTATCAAAGACATAGGTACTTGTTTTGACAAAATGCTCGTCCACGAACCTCCAATTTGGATAATTACCCTCAAAATGGGTCTCATACATATCCATATCAGGCGTAGAAAAATAAGTCTTAGTATCGTCCACTTTTATAGACAACATATCCGATGACTTATTGATATGCTTATCAAGCAATATCGCGGATTCGTTCGATACCGGTATAAACATCTTCTCTACCTTATCCTGATTAGGGACAAAATACCTGTAAATAGTATTTCTATCCGTACTTACTATATTAATATTAATATCATCAATATCAATAACCACATTCTCGATGCATGGATAAAAGTCATCTACCTCCGTATAATCGCTGGCTTTGTTAAGAACCGAAACATAATCGCTCATCTTAACCTTAATTCCTCCATCAAGTATCTTATGTACCTGCGGGAATGTATTGATATCAAAAGCCGGACAACTATACTCACCAGAAGCATAGCGGATCGTTATCTGATCTTTTTTATCCGAAAGCAGTATCGTAATCTCGCAATTCTTCTGTTTTTTCATGAACTTAATAAAAGAGCTTGCCTCTACCAAGAAAGAGAAGTTAGAGTCAGCCTCTACCTCCAATCGCTCTATAACACATACCTTTGCATTTACGGAAGTGATATAAGCCAGATTATTGACAACATCTATCTTAAGATCCTTATAAAGGGAGTTGGGACCGGCATTCTTAACAACCGTCTCCAATTTGCCCAACTTCTCATTTAATGACTTCGACAAGCATCTTATAAGCATAACGAACAACTTTTTATTACATCGCAAATATAATCATAATTATATTAATACAAATACAATAAATACTTAATAGTATTAAAATAGTTTAAACTTACGTCTAATATACTCGGCTATAAGCGTGGCGTCACACATGCCGTCTTGTATCTTGGTAGGTTGTACTCCTTTCCCTGACCAGGGCTTCACGAAAGAGACCAAAGGGAAAAGGCGCATGGCGCATCGGATGGAGGTAGCCTTCGTGTCTAACTTCGCCGCCGTATACACCCGATCGGATGTCGTATGAAGTTCCTTCTGCCAGGTCTTTGGTTGCACCTCCTCGAACATGAACCTAACATCCGGGTGAGATCCGTATCGCTCCATCATCTCCACCATCATCGCGAATAAAGCGTTCGGTTCCCGGCGTCTCCCGCCAAAGGTGAAGTTGCTGGCGGCTGAGCTGTTGTGGATGCTGTGGACGTCCTCGACGGCGATCGCTAGCGTCCCACCACCCTCTTCTTGGATCTTGTCAGCGGCATCGAGGAAGAAACCTGATATAGCCCTAAGATCTATATCTCCCTTAGCCGATATCCTTGGAGTCATAATTACCTTAATATCTCCGTTCTCCGGTATCATGGACAATCCTCCGGTCTCTATACCCGGGTCTATTCCTATAACTACATTCATATCAAGAGCAATATTGAATTATTAATTTATCCTCATTAATATCTTTAACCATATCACGCACATCATCCACAGATATACTGTCATATGTGTCATATAAACTCATTATCCCATTAAATCTTGACATTACAAAACATATATAACTATCATAGTAATCATTAATGTTTATCATATCTAGCTTATCATGCAATTTAGCCATTCTTATAACATATTCTATATTGTCATTATTCGCTATACGATGAAAATTATTGATATAATCAATCACACAATCTTTTGTGATATCACATCTACTTGGGCTTACATCAATTATTACGCTAGCTACTATTCTATTCGAAAATTCCATGTATCTTCTATTTACAGAATAACACAATCCATTAGTTCTAAGATAATTAAACATAGAGAAATTATAATTGTCGCATATTATAGATAATACGATAAACAATACGCACAATTTCTTAAAATCATAATTATCCAATATAAACGACACATATAACTGTGTTGGCTTCTTCGTATGTTTATAAACTCCGTATTTAGGATCAGATACAGAAAACTCCTTAAACTTATTGCGATAGAATGAGTTGATATCAACAGTATTTAACAATTCCGTTATGCCTGATATATGTTTATACGCAAAATTATCACACCCATATAAATGAAATACTATTTCTGATTTATTTAATATCGTATCTCGACATAGCGTAAGATCATCTTCTGTTATCTTATTAACAGATCTTTTAGTACCCAATATATTTGTGAAACAACGCTTATCTATTCCAGATAATTCTATAAGTCTATCATCATTAATCCATGATTTATCATTATCAATCTCGGTTAGTATAACATTCTTCTCGCTTTCTATAAAATCACTATTCATGTTTGGATTTACTATAGAATTATGAGCGAACTTAATACATTCATCAATATTGACATCAGGTAAAACAAATCCCTTGAATACAATCGATCTTTGATCAGTATATCCATCAAAATCATAGAACAACTTATCACCAATGTCATCATCACGTTTTATCGCTATATGCTCATAAAAATGAGGCAATCCTTTCCTTGACATTAATATAGATACAATATCAGGTATCTCAGCGCATACGAATCCAATAGGTATGTTCATACCGCTATTGTAATAAAAACATCTACATCCTAAATCTTTTATCAGTCCAGTGTATATTTTCATATCTTAATCGTATACAATGAATGGAAATCCTCAGGTCTGAACACCTGTATTGAGTTATCCGGATACATACCTATATAATAACCGTAAAAAGCCCGTAGAATGCCATTTTCTAGGATTATATCCAAAGCCTTTACCTTGTGACCGTCAACCATCACATCAAGCTCCTTGGTTCTTTGGAATATCTTATCAAACCATTCAGGTATAGGATCAATCCCGTACCTGAATGCGTTTACTGTTGATTTTATCGATATATATGTTCCCATGATCAGATAAGATTACAATCGTCACGTTTAACAACCTTAAAATCACCATTGCGAAGGAATATCGCCACATCAGATCTCGTATACGTAAGAGGTGTATACGATACCAAATGATAAGATGCCTGCCCGACGGCGGGGCGAACCGGTCTCAATACGGCTATGGCTATATCTCCGCCAAGTTCCGTGCCACCGGTGACACCCTGTAGGCACATGTATATGAATCCCTCATACTCATATCTCTTTCCAATAAACTCACTCATGGGAATACCTACGAACAGATAGTTCTTCACATCCCCTTTCTTAACCTCGACAGCGTTCTCTACACTGGACGGTATTACGTCTACAAATTTTACTCCTATTGCCATGATTACAAATTCAATTTAGTTCTTAATTCTTGACACAATTCTTGATTATCCCTCATGATACTTAACGTATTATCCACTCCATTGCCCACCCGGACCTCTCCGTACCAGTACCATGATCCTTTACGGATAAAGATACCGGTTTCCTCGCATAACTTCAAAAGTTCAAGTTCCTTATCAAACCCCACGCCATAATACAAGGCTGTCTCTGCTATTTGGAACGGAACGGCTGTCTTGTTCTTCAGCACCTTTATCCTAACCTCATGACCTACTGAAGATCCGTCCTCTCCTAATATAACCTTCTTTCTCGCCATCTCCATACGGATAGAAGCGTAGAACTTAAGAGCGTTACCACCAGTTGTTACCTTCGGATCGCCGTATATAACACCGATCTTCTCCCGATACTGGTTGATGAATACCAGAACACAATCGCTTTTGTTTACGATTCCTGTAAGAACCCTCATGGCTTTGGACATCAAACGAGCCTGCAATCCCATGTTGCTGTCTTCCATATCGCCCTCTATCTCCTTCTTCGGTACCAGATTGGCTACAGAATCTACGACAATAAATCCGACCTTCCCGGACTCGACTAACTTGGCTGTGATGTCAATAGCCAGCTCCCCGTAGCTTGGTTGGGAGATCAAAAACCGGTTTATATCTAATCCCATTTTCCTAGCGTACTCAATATCGAAAGCGTTCTCCACGTCTATTATAGCTACCAGCTTATCTGGATGTTTTTTCTGGAACTCGATCATACTTAACGTACACATCATGGTCTTGCCACAAGATTCCATCCCGACCAGCTCATGGATCCGGCCTACCGCCCATCCGCCGCCGAGGGCCTTGTCCACCACCAGAGAACCAGTGCTTTCCCTTGGTATGGATATTATAGGCTTATCATCGCCGAAGTTCATTATCGAGCCTTCTCCAAGCTCTTTATTTAAAGATGATACTAACTCATCTACGTCTGAAAAAAGTTCTTTCTTAGCCATTATAATCCGTATTCATCGAAATTAAACAAATCCTGTTGTTTCTTGATCATATCCTTACCGATATCAGATATCTTTTCTGGATTCAAAACGCCCTCATTCTCATCCACCTTCTCTATAAAGTCAGATATCTTATCGCTTAGCAGTACCATATCTTCCTTAGGCACTGATTTCAGATAAAGCCCGTCTATAGACCTACATCTTGAAAGAGCGGTATATATCTGTCCTATTTCGAAGGCTCTGCTGATGTCTACGAATATATTATCTAAAGTCATTCCCTGAGATTTATGAACGGTTATAGCGTATCCTAACCTCAATGGATATTGTATTATATAGCCGCAAGAAATGCCTTCAAGGGAATCATCTACCTGCTTATACTTCATCTTCTCCCACTTCTCTTTGGTTATCTCCACCTCAGTATCGTTATCTAGATGAACATATATCGTCTCATCAACAGTATCTATGCTGGTTATGATACCCATCGAACCATTGACATACCCATTGCCGTTTCTGGTTATTATGACCTTAGCTCCTACCTTTACTATAAGCTCATCCTCACAGGGAGCTACAGGCTTCTCCCCGAATACAGTGGCATCGAACTTAAATACCTTATTATTGATCTTATCAAGATTAGTCTTATTTATCTCATAAGCTTCTTTGTTAGTTGAGCATATAATTATAGTATTATCCATATTATCCGGATACTTGACCCTGCTATCCAATATCTGTCTTGACTCGTCGGTAATAACCCCACATCTTATATCCTCAAGTACGGAAAGAAGCTGAGGATCTTTTTGACGGAATACGTTCTCGAAGGTAATGACCGAGAATCCTGACGCTCTTAATGCCTTTGATGAGAAAAAGAACCGGCTCTCATAATATTTGTCGATAAAATCATCCGCCGTCACCACAGGCGGTAGTTGTGATAGATCTCCAAACATAATCAACCTAACTCCACCGAAAGGCTCCTTGCTACGCCTGCATTGTCTAAGTATGTCAGCCACCTCATCAAGCAAATCAGGTCTTACCATACTGATCTCGTCAATGACAATAGTATCAAGATTCTTGATCTTCTTCTTCATAAACGGACTTACATCCACCTTATTCGACAACATACCTCTCTCGATAGAAGGGATATAAGGATCGTTCTTTATAGAGAAGAACGAATGAATGGTCTGTCCACCGGCATTCAACGCCGCTACTCCAGTCGGTGCTACGATAACGCACTTACCCAAGAACTTTACGATACGTCTCATGAACGTACTTTTACCACTACCAGCTCTACCGGTAATGAACAGATTCTCCCTAGTGGTGAAAATCTTCTTCAAGGCACGACCTTGCTCCACGTTTTTATCCACCGTCATAATATGACGAAGGAGGTCGTTTTCATTTTTAAAATCTTCTTTTACCATATCTTTTTAGGTTTATGGTACAAAGATACGAATAGTTATAATTAACTAATTGAAATAAATGTAAATAATATATAAATATTAAATTTTGTATCTGATACTCAAATCATCCAGCCTTACTCATCTCAACCCCTTTTACCCCTAAGAAAACGTCTTTTATAAAATATTCGGCGATAATTATATGCATTATCGTTCCTCTGTATGATAGTCTTAGGTGTCCGATAGTTACGTTTTTCCTGTCTTTGGTATTGACTATTCCATTGTTTTTCTTTACCTCATCATATAAATCGGATATAGTCTTACAGCACATACTAAGAACTTCTTTTATCATCCGATATACCGTTCTTTGGGATATTAGCATCATACCTTCTTTTGATAACTTTATATTCAATCTATCCATAAGATATGACACATTGAATTTGATAGTTCTTTTTTTAGTTACCTTATATATCTTATTTATATTTCTGTTTCTAGCTGAGAATATTATTTTTGATAACATCTTGACTCTATTTAATTTACGACTTTTGTTAGCCATCCTTCTTCTGGTATTCGAATCAAGATTTTTATCAAGGCAGGTATATACAGATTCTCCTTTCTTTACAAACATATCCTTTATCCTTGGGGTCTTACTAGCCTTATGCTTGTATTTTATGATATCCGATAAAGCTATCATAATCTCTCCTTCAGCCCAAGCCTTTAAGCTTATAAGCTGGTAGTTCATATCCTCATGAGAATCCCTTAATACATGTCGGTAGCAGAAATAAGCGCATCCATCCGATAGGATATCAATAAAATCATTGGTGTTAATCTCTATCTGATCTCTGTTTCCATCTTGCATCCTTTTTCTTAGAAACACATGTTTGGATACGTTTATGATAATAAGATATATCATTGCCATCTTACATTCATCGCTGATCTGGATTCCCGATCCATGATACTCCTCATGTTTCAATGAATATTTTATGGCTGTCACTTTCTTGCCTTCCTTATTGGTAACAGGCTTAAAATCAACTGGACATATAAGTGATCCGGCTGGAAGTTTTACACATCCTAGCTCATCTTTCTTGGTCTGAATATTACGTGGAATATATCTTTCGGTAAGAATCTTATCGAAATTTGATTTCATTATATGTAAAAATCTTATCTTTGTTCCCATAGAAGATTTTATTTGCTGCGAATATACGAGTTCCGTAAATACGAAACAAGTTATTCGGATGGATGGGTAGCCTGTGAAGGTCGCCCATTTGTTGTTTATACGAAATTGTCGTAATAAAATGGGGGGGGGTAAATATCTGTGTTTCTGTATGATCATTTTTGACATCATACTTGTTACGCGCGCATTAATAGGTATATTTATTAATTATAATTAACTATATTAATATATCCTACTTCCTAATCCTCCATGTTTTGTGTAGGGTATATCATGAAGTCAAATGTCTATATAGCTAATTAATATTTTTACTGCCAAGGTGTAGTGCCGTCAGGCAGGACACCGCAGGCTTATAATAACAATGCCATATGATGTTACCGGAGTCCGGGACCCGGAAGGGGATCGGGCGGAGCAGAAGCCAAAGGAGAAAAGGTGAGGTCTTGTGCGGTCGCTCACGCTCCGACCGCCCGTATCCTCTACGGCAGGCTCCATCGCCCCAAGACTTCCCATTTCCTTTGGATTTATATCCCATAGCACGGCAGGAAGGCATCCAAAGGGAAAAGGTGTGGTCATGTCCCATGAGGCAGGATAGAGCTGTCCACCGCCGCTCGGAGGCATGTATGGCCGGTGCTCAACTGGCCTCGTTGCCGTGGCTTACGGTGGACTTATCTGGCTTTCCTCCTCCATTTCCACCACCTTTTCCCTTTGGATGTTCGTAAATACATGCTAATCAGCATATATTATGTTGATTATGGCATAATTTCTTGACAACGATATTTTTTTTAAGTAGTTTTGTCGAAAACTAATTTTATATGGCCGAACAGAGGAAAGCTTTCGTATTTGCGTTGCCTTATGATACTAGGTTGGATATGATCCAGCAGTTCTTAAGGATATACAACGGCTATCTGGATTCCAAGGGTAGGAGCTTGATTACTGAAAGGACGATAAACTTACTTTCTTTCTACATCAACTACGGATACTCGGATGATACCAGGGCTAAGTACATGGATTGTTATGGACAGAAGGAATCTTATATCGCTGTCCTTAACAATGAGCTAAAGCGTGGCGGTTTTTTAGTAGATAAAAAGAACGGAAATTTCCGTACCCGTGAGCTGTCTATTGAGATGAGAAGCCTACGCAATTATTTTGTTCTTGACGGAGAGGGTGATGACACCCGTGTAATGGGATTCGTATTCAAGAGAAACAAATTGAATATCGATGGATAGGAGTCTTATTTCGTTCGACAGGGATATTGTCGATGAGGTGGTGAGAAGATCTGGAGGGAAGTTTACCAAGCAACAGGTCGAGTGGTGCATGAAAGCATCCGTATCTTATATCCATCATCTCGCCAGATATACTGATAATATATCTATCAGGATCCCGTTTATCGGATACGTTATCTGCAATCTCCGTGAGATGCGTGTAAGACGTGATAAGATACGTCGCATATATGTCAAGGAGGGTAATCGTTATCCAGACGAAAGGATGCCTATTGAGCTTGATTGCCTGGATAAGAAGATAAAGGTGATAGAAGATATGGAGGGATTGAAGAACGGAGATCCCCTTATACGTGACAACCATGAGGCTATGTACCAATGTCGGTATGGTATGACATGGGAACAGTTACAGGATTTTCAACAACAACAATTTAAAAAATAATATGCAAACAATTGGTAAAGCCCAAGTGATAGCCCAAGCTTGGGAAGACAGTTTATTGGGCAGGATTCCTAAGGATGAGAAGGATTATCCGGAGTGGTACAAGAATCGTCTTGATTTATGCAAGAAATGTCCTAAGAACTCTTCTAATATAGCTTTCTTTAAGTTACCAGCTAAGGTATTGCTGCAAAGATTGATGGGAAGACAGGCATGCTCGCTGTGTGGTTGCTTTATCAAGGAAAAGGCTTGGATGAAGACAGAGGTATGCCCGTTGAAGTTCGTGGAAGGAGAGAAAGCCAAATGGAATGCTATGGAGGTGATAACAGCCGATCATAACGATTTTAATATTGAGTGTCCTAACGATTCCTTTGATATAGGACTGACGGATGACGAGAGCGAGTTTTATCTAAATATTTTTGATCAGAAAATAGGTGATAAGATAGAAATCGTGTTATTTATCATCCATAATGATGGTTTCCATGTCAAGGAGCATCATCTCGGATGTGGATGTATGGGAGATGTATCATATAACAAACATCCTGACAATGAAAATAGAATTATATTTAGGATGACGTTAGATACCTCAAAATATACGGAAGGTCATTTTGAGAAACATCTATCTCTTATGGGTTATACTAAGGACGATCCTGAACGTAATTTCAAACATTTCCCGCTACGTATTATAGGGGAAGCTTATAAATAATGCCGTGAGAAATCTCGTAAGAAGCAAGATAGATGACCGTATCCATGCCCTTATTGTCATGGAAGTCGGATGCCGTGAGTTACCTGAATATTCATTGGGTGATATACTTTACTCCGCTTTAAGGAGGATAGCTAGGGCTAATGGTGGTAATGTCCGCTTCTTGCGGGATGTTAGTACCATGGATTTATTGAGGTCTATAGACCAAAGCATCAGTGATGAGATTGAGTTAAACAACAATGATTATAATGCGTAATATGGAAGATAAAGATATAAAAACAGAGATTAGAGATTATCTTAAAGAAGAGGCGGATACTCATATAAGGCATTGGATAGCTATAAAACGTGAGAGCAAGCGTTTGTATAGCGATATTGAGGATAGGACTAAGAAGATAGCCCTTAAATCATCTTCATTGATAAAAGAGGAGGATTTTGTCGTTCTTCATGAGATGACCCATAAGATACAGATGTTGAATATAGAGGCTGTAAAAGTCAATTCTAGGTTGATGTTCATAATCCAGTTGGCTACCAGCTTCGGTATGGATCTGGATTTAGATACGACATATGCGTCCACCGCCAAGAGTATTATAGAAGACAGAACGTCTGGATTCGTGTTTTATGATGACAAGGAACGTCTTAGATATGCTGACAAGGAGCTTGAGGATATGTTCCATGACATGAGCGTGACGGAAGTAAGTAAGATCGGGGTTGTTCAATCTTATGAGCTTCTTATGAAACAGTATAACGAGTTTAAGGATATGAAAGCCAATGCCACAGGGAAGACGAAAGCCGACGAGTAGGGACGTCGATCGGGTAAACGATAATCTTGAGGTCATATCCAAGGCCGTGGATGACGCCAAGACGTATATCGCCAAGCATCCATGGGATAAGGAGAAGCCTGAGGATATGGCTAGGGCGTTCGATTTCATATCCAAGCTGATCGATAAGATCAACGTATGGAATGACTCGTATATGGAGAAGAGTGGGATCATGGATGTATACAGGAGTGTCAGCAATGTCCAGAAGAAGGAACGTAAGGGACAAGTGTCTGGAGGTATAGAGTCCGTATTAAAAAGTATGAAGTGATGGGGTTAAGCACGAGTCCAGAATTTTATGTAAACATGAAGAATCCTCCAGTGTGGAACGATTTGTTCGGCTGGGAGGATCAAGATGATGATGTTAAGCAGTTCTTCACGGAGGAGGCTTATAAGGTCAAGAACGGGGTGACTATCAACGGTACGTTCATCCCGCCATGGCTTTATTGGCATGTTAATTTCTTTCCCGTATTTCAAGATCTTCCAAATGGGGAGCGTGTTCCTGCTATCAGCCGGTTACGTGATAATGAATGGTTTTTCGCTGAGATGTACCAACGTGCCCGTCAGGAGAAGAAAGGGCTGGGGATGTTCGGTACCCGTCGTTTTGGAAAGGCCCTTCTGGACTCGGAGCTGATATATACTCCTTATGGACCTAAGAAGATAGGGTTCGCTGATATCGGTGATATCATATATGGCGATGATGGTAAGCTTACGACTGTAGTAGGCGTATATCCTCAAGGGTTCGTTGATATGTATAAGGTGACGTTTGAGGACGGGCGCAGTATAGTATGTTGCGGTCAACATCAGTGGAAGGTTAAATATCATGGTGATTATAAAGTCATGAGCACTATGGGTATCATCCACTCTGACTTCCAGAAGATGACCATAGATATAGGGGAGGCCGTGGATTTCCCCGAGCGGCGGTGGCTGATGTCGCCCCAGCTCCTTGGGTCTCTGACCGCCTCTTTCCTTTGTGGATCTACCGACAGGATCTTCGAGTTAAGCAATAAGGAGATGGATGATATTATTTATTCATCCAAAAAACAGAAAGAGTTGTTTATAAGCTCATTCATGAAGATAGCTTGCGGCATAAGTACTGGTGATGATCGTTTTAAGGTTGTTTACAAAAGTGAGTATATTATATCCTTCGTAAGAAGAATATTCTGGTCTATGGGATATTATTGCGTCATGGATGGTGATGATATGTATATATCCAAGACCCATAACAGACTTAGGATATCCGATATAGATTATTACGGGAAATATAAAGCTACTTGTATTGAGGTCGATAATAAGTCCCATCAGTTTCTTACCACCAATTTTGTCGTATCTCATAATACGACTATCATGTCATCCCTTCTTCAGATGAACGCTACCATGACGATCGGGCTTAGCCATTCCGTGGTAGGTTTCAGCGATAGCGATTTATCTAATATAGGTGAGTATTGTGAGTATGGTCTTGATCATGTGCATCCTTTTTTCAGGATTAACAGGACCAAGACCGACTGGAGTTCGGGCGTTACATTAGGCAAGAGGATGTCCAATGGCGTACGTGATATCCATGCCATTATCTCTATAGCCAACATCAACATGGGTAGGAAGACCTCCACGCAGAAGACGGCTGGTTTGACACCGGCTACGGCTATTTTCGACGAGGTTGGTAAGGGCCCTATCAAGAAACCGTACACTGCCGCTATGCCTTCCTACGACACTCCTTACGGCTGGCGTCTTAGCCCTATCTTGGCTGGTACTGGTGGTGAGGTAGAATTATCCAAGGACGCTCAAGAAATGTTTTCTGATCCTGAGACCTACAATCTTCTGGTTATGGACTGGGATATTTTAAATCGTAGAGCCATGAAAGGGAAAACATGGAAAGAACGGAAATGGGCGATGTTCGTTCCCGGTCAGATGGCTAACTCCGGTGTTAAGAGAACTATAGGATTGGGCGATTATCTTGGTAAGCCTGATGACAAGAAGCTTAATAAGATCAAGATCGACGCTACTGATTTCGAGGCTAGTACCAATAAACTTAATGAGGAACGGAAGAAACTATCTACAAAAGATAGGGTTGCGTACACTTCTCATACCATGTTCTATCCATTTACGATCGATGACTGTTTTTTAAGCTCATCCCAGAACCTATTTCCGGTCGAGTACGCTATCAAGCATAAGAATGATCTCCTTGAGTCGGGGCAATATAGCGGTATGCTGTGTGATGTCTTTCTTGAGTCAGGTAATAAACTGGGGACTACTAAATCGAATAAGCAACTGGCTGGATTCCCGTTTAGCGGCGGTGTTATTGACGCTCCTGTCCAGATATTCGAGATGCCTCAATCCAATAGGTTTGATGATTTTATTTATGTGGCGGGCCAAGATCCGTATAAGCAGGCCAAGTCTGATACTCCTTCATTGGGATCCTTTTATATATTCAAAAGGCGTGTTGGTATCCGAGATCCTTATGCCTATAGAATAGTTGCCTCTTACGTATCCCGCCCATCATCTATAGACCAATTCTGCCGTACGTGCGAGGTGCTTCAGAAGGGATATGGTGCTATATGTCTTATGGAGAACGCTGACCAGATGTATGAGCAATACCTTAACCGGAAGAGCGGCATGCCTGCGTCCTTCTTCTTGTTCGCTGGCGAGGCTATAGCCAATAAGTACGTGAAGGCCGGCTCCCGGCAGAACAGCAAGCTAGGGTTGTACCCTACCCCCGGCAACCAGAACCTGCTCTTCTCCTGCGTGGTGGATTATTGCTGGCAGGATTTCGTTATCGGTTATGATGATCAGACTGGTCTTGATATAACTGTCAAGGGTATTGAGCTGATCGATGATATAGCCCTATTGGATGAGATAATACAATATAAGCCCGGATTGAACGTCGATAGGATAATAGCGTTCGGGCATGCGTTGGTTCTCGCCAGATATTTTGACGATAACAATTACATGCCTAAATCGAAGATCGAGGAGATGAATAATGCCCGCAAGGAAGACGCTTATAAACACCATGAGGTGTATGCCTCTGCCTTTGGATCGGTATCTATAGGAGCTTTTAGGTAAATGAATGTCAATTAAACGCCTATCTTTGTTGTAAATAAAATTGAATAATCATGGAAGTGTTTAATAGAGATCATTCGTTTCCAGCAAAAGGAGCGTTATTAGGATTACCTCCTCAGGCTATTTCCACGAAGAAAAAGAACAGGAAATGGAAGGAGGATTGTATGGACGCTCTTGAGACGATAGGATTGAAACAGTATGATCATAACCAGATGTACCGTGACTATTATCTGATGGCGGATGGTAAGTTATCTTTTATGGAGATGGCGGATGTCATCCCTCAGTTAAGGAACGTACAGAAGCTAAGGAGCGATATAAGGATACCTTCTTTCTTGAAGCATTATGATATAATAGGTGGTATCGTAAATGCCTTTGAGGGATGGCTGACAAACCTACAGGATAAGTATACGGTTAACGAGGTAGGGGATATGGCTATAAGTGAGTATGAGGATACGATGTCAAACTTACTTCATCGTCATATACAAGAACAGTGGGATATTATCGTTAATCAGCGTCTTGTGGAGGCCGGTCTTGATCCTACGTACAATGAGTTTAATTCCGAGGAGGAGCGTCAGGCTTATGTTCAGCAAATCCAACAGGCCAAAGTGTCTATGACCCCTGATGATATCCAGAGGTTCATGAGTACAAGATGGAAGACGCAGGCGGCGGTATGGGGGGATCATACGATCGAGGCCGACCGTAGCCGGTTTTATATGGATGAGCTTGACAGGGAGAATTTCCGGGACCGTCTTCTTAGCGGAAAGATGTTCCGTAATCATTTCGTTGGCTTCGACTACTATCGTCCGGAGGTATGGAGCCCGATGGAGGTATTCCATCCTGACGTAAAATACCCGCAATACGGATCTTATGTGGGCCGTATTCATTATTACGAGGGTGTTGAGCTGATATCAAGATACGGCCATAAAATGACGGCCAAGGACAAGCGTCGTATTATGGGCGGTGATGATGATTATGAGGGATGGGTATCTAATGACGGTACTAGGTATGACTGGAAGAAAAAGAAGCCGTCTATTACCGGTATGTACGAGAATGAGGTTGTCCCATGGAAGGGATACCATGACTATGAATCTATAGTCGCCGCTGAGGATTACTACGGCGTTCCGATGGGTGAGTACCACACCTTCGGGCCGGACTGGGAGGAGCACACCCAGCCCCGCTTCTTGCCCCGCTTCCATCCCTTTGGATATTTCAACTCCGGAATGGCCGATGGCAAGAGATATGAGATAGACTCTCGCCTTTTTAGGGTCATGGAGGGATATTGGGTATCCATGAAACCGGTATTCTTAATAACTTACATGACGGAGACCGGGATGGTGGATCAGGAGCTTGTTACCGACGAGCTATTGCCTGAGTTTTTGGAGAAGAACGGGATAAAGAAGGTGAAGAGGGTGATGGCAGAAGCCGTTGGTGATCCTGAGGTTAATACCTATATCTTGGAGTATGTGCCTGAGGTTAGGTTTGGAGTTAAGATCACCGGAGGTAATTTAATGGATAAGCCTATATATATTGGCGGGGATCCAATACCTCATCAGATACATGGTGACAGTAGTCTGTATGATTATGTCATTCCGGTTTCGGGATTTATAGGGGCCAGTCTCGCTGATCGCATACAACCGTTCCAGATGATGTATAACCTTGCTATGAACCAGCTATACAATAACGCCGAGAAGGAGATCGGTAAGTTCTTCTTAGGCGACCTGGGATTCTTGCCTACGGAATATAAGGATATGATGGACAAGAAGGGTGCTTTAGCTACTTTTATGCAGATCGTTAAGTCTGTATCGTTTATGGGTGTAGGTGGTAATGATACGAATAATCCTTACCAGAATCCGCAGATGAGTAGCATATATAACCAGTTTGGTGTATATGATCTTACTAATACGGATCAGATAAGATCCCGTATGGAAATGGCTTCTTACGCCTATATGATGGCTTATAGGATGATAGGTATATCCGAGCAGGCAATGGGTCAGTCAACCAGATACGAGAGTTCTACGGGCGTAAAACAGGGGGTTAATGCTACCATGTTACAGACCCAGACTTACTTTAATGATTTCGATGACTTCAAGAAACGGACATTGGATATTCATCTAGCCGTGGCTCAAGTATGTCAGAAGGAAGGATACGATTGGACCGTGATGTACAGGAATAGCGATCTTTCCTTGGCTTACATCAGTCTTACGGATAATAGCTTGTCGTTACGTCATCTTAATGTTATGGCTGTCTCTAATTCCAAGAAACGTCTGGAATTGGAGAATTTGAAACAATATATATTACAGACAAATACGTTAGGTAATGACTTACTTGATATCACTAGGATGATGAGCGCCAACTCAACGGCTGAGATGAATCAGATCGGAAGGGATGCTAGATCTTACGCCGATCGTGTAAGGCAAGAAGAATACCAGAATCAACAGCGACTTGTCCAGCAGCAAGCCGAGGCCGAGCAACAGGCACGTAATGATGAGCATGAGAAGGATAAGGAGCTGGCTTATATCAAGGGCAACTTCGACTTAAGGGGTAAGAGCATAATGGCCGCCGGTCAAGCGGCTAGGACCGAGAACAACTCTGAAGGCATGGATTATGTCGAGGCTATGGCTGATAGGGCTTTAAGGGAAAGAGATCTTGATATCAAGGAAGAGGAGATGAGAACCAGACAGGCTAACGCCGAGGCTGAGCGAAGATCTCGTGAGGAGATAGAGAAAAGGAAGTTGGAATTAAAAGAAAAGGAGATAGACGCTAGAAACAAACGTTCTGATACAGATAGGTTTACGTCAATAATAAACAAGAATTGATTACAATTTTTGTAAATATTTTTACAAAATCTGTAATCATTTTGGCGTAAAATTCTGTCATATACTATAATGGGTTTGATTTAATTGGTAATTGGATTAATAATACTTTTGTAAAAAGCAAAAAAGGAAATTGTATGAATGACATGGGTGATTTCGCTAAGGGTTTTAAGACCATGAGTGTCGAGGAACTTTTTTACCGTGGTGACGGTGATGGCGATAAGAATAGTATCGAGGGTAAATATGATAAGGATGGTAATCCTATAGGTGATACCAAGGAAGAGCCTGCCGACGGCGGAGCGGCTGACGGTGGCGGGGATAAGGGCGGCGACGCTACCAACCCAGACCCGGATTCCTTTGGCGAAGGCGGTACTGATAATAATAACGTGGTATCAGTGTTTAACGGGAAATCTTTCTTGGAGAAGATGGCCGCTAGAGGTATCATCGACAGTATCGATAACCTTGATATTATGGTAGATGACAAGCCAGTCGATCTTTCTACTATCACAAAAGAAGATGATTTACTTGATATAGTGGAGGGGTTGATCAAGGATAAGGCCGATGAGTTGTTGAAGGATAAGGTTGATACCGGTTCTATGTCTGACTTTATGAAGAAGATGATAGAGGTGGATAAGGCTGGAGGTAACGTAGGTCAGCTTTTAAACCAATATCAGAACATTCAGGCGCCGTTGGACAACCTTGATATGAGCAACAAGAATGATCAGCTTGCGGTCATCCAGCATTATTATAAGATGTTGGGTATGCCGGAAGACGAGATAAAGGATAATATGGAAATGATGATTGGTAAAGGCGATGAGTTTATCGAGTCTAAGGCCAATAAGTTTCATGATATCCTGAAAAAGGAGATGGATAACCTTATCGAGGAGGAGAAAAAGAAGTCCGAGAAAAGGAGACAGGAGTTAGTTGAGCAGATGAGAGTCTATAAGAAAGGTCTAAAGACATCTATAAGCTCAGGATTTCAGTTGAATGACACGATGATAGGTAAGGCTGTCGATTTCGTTACCAAGCCGATAGACAATCAAGGTCATACGGCTATAGATAAAGCCTATTCCGAGGCTATTAAAAATCCGGACATGGCCGCTGATTTGGCCTTGTTCTTGATGAATAAGGACGAGTTCCTTAAACAGAAAACCAACAAGGCTAAGATGGAGGTTAATAAGAAGACCATCACTCTTCTTTCTGGCAATAAGGGAGGAAAGCAGAATAAGACTAATATCGATAACGATACTATAGAAGCTAACTTCCTTGATCTGAGTGGATCAAAGAGTGTATAACGTTTAAATATATTGAAAATGAATCCGTTTCTTACAAAAAGTTTCCCGGCTACCGTGAATGGCGATAACGTTATTGCCTTTACCGATGCCAAGAACTATAAGACTTCGCTCGTAGAGCATAACTTAGGCTCATTGGCGAGCTGGTATTACGAGGATCCTGACAAGAATCATCTGGGTCTTTTGAATCTGTTCTCTAATATCGCTAATTACCCTGTACCGATGTATATGGGTATGATTAATAACGGCGCTACGATCTCCGTTAACGGTATTGGAGCTTCTTTCCGTTATGATCTTCCTGTTACAAAGACATTCGCTGTCGTTACGGCAGAGGATACTTCAGGTCATCATCTAAAACCGGGTATTGACGGTAGTTTGTTTGATATCGTTTTGAATACCTCTGAGTTTACGGCTTATGATGTTATTACCTACGATGCTGCTAACGGTTGTAATATCCTTATCTCAGGTGAGATCCCGTCTAAGACAGAAGGTGACTTGACACGTTATTGGTGTCGTGTTATCGGTGGTAAGGCTAAATACTTCCCTAAAGAGAAATTACGTCCTGGTATCCGTTATTGGAAGATCGGTCATGCTCTTGGTGAGTACAGCACTCAGTTCTCTAAGGTATCTGGAGCTGACAAGGCCGGTTCCATGACCTGTGAGTTCCGCTTAGGAAACCACCGTGGTGTTGAAGGAGAGACAACTATGTATGCTGGTATGAAGTCCATGCAGGCTGCCCAGAACAGCACTTCAGAGTTTGTGGAGACCGCTCTTCGTCGTATGAATGCCATGAGAAGTGAGTATGAGGGTAATATTCCTGATCTGGCTATTATCGGTAAGACTGTTAATGGTAGACTTGATTTGCGTACAGCTAAAGTAGCCTCTACGTTGGAGGTGTTCTGTATGGCTGAGTTGGTTAAGCTGGAAGCTAGACAGTTGATGTGGCAAGAAGGTGGTATTATCATGGATCAAAATGGTCCTATCCATTTGAATGAAGGTATCTATCGTCAGCTTCGCCGTGGTTACACTATCTACTATAGCCGCCCGATGGGTATTACTAAGGATACGCTTATGGCTGCCGCAGCTTATATTTTCCGTGGACGTCAGGATCTTCCTATTACGGAACGTAAGATTAAGTTCAAGGTAGGAGCTATGGCTATGATTAACTTAGAGAAGTTGATCAGGGAATCGTTCTTCACTACCTTGCAGAACTTAAGCTGGGGTATGGGAAGCGATAGGATGTTGCCTTCTAATCCTATTTCCGGTACTAACGACGCCATGATCTTAGGTCCTGTTCAGGTTAAGGGAGCTTTCATCCCGGGCATCGGTAATGTTGAGTTCGAGCATGATCCTTCTTTGGATTACGCCGACATGACAGATCGTAGCGAGTTGGTGAATGGCATGTATCCTAGATCCTCTTATTCTTGTATTATCGAGAATATCACTGACGCTGGATCGACTAACGCGTATTCCGCTATTCCTAATACGGCTAACGCTAAGTTAGGTAATATGAACAACAACGTATTCTATATCAAACCAGAAGGTGTAAGTATGTGGTGGGGTTATGAATACGGTCGTTGGGCACACAAAGCCAACGGTAATGAGATCGTATCATCCTTGCCGGGCATGGAAGAGCAATTCTGGTGCCACTCTGCTTCCGCAGCATGGGTTATGGATAATAGTAAGTTCTTGATTATCGAGCTTCAACCGAACTACTTCGGATAAGTTTTTTCATATATGTAATTTGGTTTTTAGAGGGGAGGATATTCCTCTCCTCTTTTTTAAAGTAACGCAAAAAGGAAATGAAAGAAATTTTAAAATCAAGGAAGGTATTGGCCGAGGTAAACGGTTTTAATATCATGTCAGATACCTTATATGAGGTTGTAGGCAAACACGATGGAAGTGCTCCTCAGGCCTTTCAAGACGCTAATATAGCTAAAGCTCCGTTCCCGGAGAACGCTACTCACGTATGTTGCCCTTGGGATGATTTCTCCAAGGCCTATAACACCGGTTTTTATCCAAGATCAAGATGCTATAATGGTCTTGACAAGAATGAGATCGACAGGCTCGTCAAACAGCGGGTAGATAATATCATGAAGCCTTTCGAGGAAATGTCGCAGATGGATCTATCTCAAACCAATTTAGAATTTTGGGATGACGCTAAGGATAAGATCTTCATGGGTAAGGTTTATAATACGGCTAATACCGTAGATCTATTTTATTTATATTTGGCTGTATTTTCCGGCATGTTGACTCCTCAGGAAATGGATGGCGATCCTGTCTTCATGAACTCCATGTTCTGTTTCGTGGAGAAAGACAATATGAAGGATTTCGTTCAGCAGCGTGAGATCAATAAGATGAACATCAGCTATAAGTTTATCAGCGCCCTCAAGAAAGGCGGCGACGATCGTCAGGCTGTCATCGATCTTCTTCTTTACATCGGTATCGTAACTCGCCCGGATTTCACGGAGGATGAGTATTATACAGGATCTCTATCAAACTGGATGAATGAGAAGAAGACCAATGTTGATTATCTGCTTGATATCTGGGATCGGTCATTGGAAGGTGATTTCAAGGAAGTTCTTGAGTTTTACCGTATCGTAAATGTCCTTCAACGAAATGGTCGTATCAATATGACTCCATCCGGATTACAATATAATGGCCAGATCATAGGGCCTGACGTTCGGACATCCGCTGAGTTCTTGGCTACCAAGAAAGACTTTATTAACATAAAGGCTAATGTATTGGATGAGTATGAGGAGATCATATCTATGTCTAATATCGATGATAAGTCCAAGACCAAGAAGGTTAAGGATATTAAGAAGAAGGATGACGTAGAGGAAGGTGATAAGGTTAAGGAGGAATAACGATGACAATCCAAGAAGCATATTTAAGGTCTTTGCAGAAGAACGAGCAGAATCTGGCCAATGGCGGGATTAAGCTGGATCCGGGAAGGTTCGTGCTGTTGTTCAACGAGGCCCAAGACCGGTTAGTTAAGTACTATCTAAATAGGAAGGATGACGAGACTATACGCTCCATCCAAAACCTTCTTGTTTATTGGATGTCGTTGGATAATGCGGGTAGGATGGATGACCCTGAGTCTACGTCCTTTAACTTACCTGACGACTATCTATGGTTTTCTAACATAAAAGGCGTTTTCTCGTACAAAGGATGTGAGGCCGCTGATTTCGTTATGTGGGAGGCTAAGAACGAGAATATCCATGAGCTTCTTGGAGACGAGAATAACCGCCCTTCTTACGACTATCGGGAGACATTCTATTCCATAGGGAACGGGAAGGTCGTGGTCTACGAGTCAGGCTTCCGTACCGAGGAGGTTAAGATGACGTACTACCGCCGTCCTGTCAGGGTAGACCTATCGGGGTATATCAACGCCGCCGGTATCCAATCCACGGACATCGACCCGGAGCTGCCCGATTATCTTGTGGAGGAGATTCTGGATATGGTAGCTAAACAATTCAACCTTAATGAGAATGAATTGTATAGATATAGAATGGATAAGGATAATGTGGCTTCTTTTAAGTGAACAACGTTAGTTTGATAGAAAGACCTGCCTAGAAATAGGCGGGTCTTTTTTTATTTCATGGTATGTGTGTTTTTGCTTTTTTATTTCTATATTTGCATAATATTTAATTGTGTAAAATATTATGATATGATTTCAAGTAGTAAAATTTTATTCGGTGTACCTATTAGATGTGATGAAGAAACATCATTTATGTCTTTGACTGACTTACAAGAGGCTTATTTAAGAAAGAGAATCGTAGAAGGATGGAGTGATAAGAGGATAGAGGGAATTTTATCCAATAGGAATAGTTCTGAGCGTATATATTATGTTATAAAAGACAAGTATATAAGAGGTATATCTTTATCAAGTTTTATTAACGACGTAAACAACACATCTCTTGTCAAGACATTAAAATCGCTTGGGGTGTATAAATCTACCGGTAGAGGATCGAATAGGTTGGTTATGTGTGCTAAAGAGATATGGATGATGGTCGCCATGGAATTACATCCATCTATATATAATGAATGTATAAAAATGTTTGGAAGATCAGATATAAGCAATGACGCTATTATATATATAAGGGGAGGAAACGAGTATAGTGATATGTATAGATATCTGTCTTCATTTTTTAGTTCTGATGATATTGAGAGAATAATTTTTGCTATAAATAAGACTGTTACCGGTGAATGTGATAAGTTTTTATACACCAAGCAAGAATCGGAAAGGATTGTTTGTATTCAAAAAGATATATGCAAGTTTATAAAAATGGGTATATTCGAATCTGTCGATGATATAATTGATATATTGGTAAATGATGTAGATGATGATCATGATTGTAATATATTCACCTATTTGGCTGTCGATGGTTTAAGTAAGGATATTAAAATAGGTAAGACGTTTAATGTAAAGAAGAGAGAGAGGGATTTAAGATGCGCTAATCCAAGGTTAAGTATCATAGCTTGTGTAAAAGGTGATATAGAGAGATGTTTGCATGATAAGTTTTCCGACAAGAGGATTTCAGGAGAGTGGTTTTCATTGTCATCTAATGATGTTGATAATATTATAAATGAATATGGATTTGTTTTAATAGAGTAGCTTTACAAAAAATGTAATCCGCATTAATATATATACACTCATGACCGTACTTTATTGTCGTAAACTCGTTTATTGTTATGTTTGCGTTAGGTAAATGATTTTTAAACTAAAATATTAATTATATGTTGCACAGACCGCAAGATCGGGTACTTTTCGTATCCCCACACGCTAAGATGGTGGATGTTGATTCCATCTTCTTGAAGGAAGGACAGATCGGTATTTACGATACTAAAGATACTTCCGAGAACGGTTGTAAGGCCGTGATTGATTTTACCGGTAAGCCTCGTAACGACAAGCGTTATGAGATCCGTATCGGTCGTAATGAACAAGCGGCTTCCCGCTCTATCTATGATAAGGATTTTTCCACGCCGTTATTCTCTTTGAACGAGATCACGGAGATCTACGCTTCTTGGCCGAAGAAAGATCATGCTTATGTCGATGATGTTATCTTAGGATACAATGGTGTTTCTGATGACACGGCATTCTCAGTTTCCAAAGGAGACCGTATCGCTATTCGCTTGGTCCTCGCTGGTCGTGCCTTCGAGCTTCTTGGCTATGAGGAGGGTCGTGTAGAGATCAATGACGCCATTCTTTTGGATGATTGTGATAATACGCCAAATCAATGCGAGGAGTGCGATCCTTGCGAGGAGGTTGATTTGTTGCCCGCCGTATTGAAGTGTATTGAGCGGATGAAGAATCAACCTATTGCTGGTGGTGGTAAGTTATCTGATTATATCGATATTACTCCTGTTACAAGATGCACCAACGAGGCTACGGAGCCTGAGACGGAGGACGTGAACTTCTATTGTATGGAGGTATGTGATACTGGTGATGATTTGGCCTTGGCTGAGGTTCGCGCCCAATATCCGGGGTTGAAGATCGTACGAGATACTATTGAGGGTAGCATGTCACGTTATAAGGTTATGAAGAAGGGGGCTAAACCTGCTGACTATACTCAACGTCTTATCTCTATCATGAAAGGATGTACAGACTGTCCTCCTAGCTATACGGAAGTTAAGGGTGGTTATCTTTATTCTATTTCTTTGGAGGATGATGGTGTTGATATGTCTACTACAGTAGAATCTTTACCTAACGTGGTAGCTGATACGGTTAATAAGATGAGCCAGATCAAGGGATCGGGTTTGTATATTGCGGCCACTTCTAAGAAATTGACGAGTGATGAGATTTCTGCTTTTGTGGAAGCTAATCCTACGGCTATCATCTATTACGTTGCTAAGACATCTGATATGTGTGAGAATCCTACGGTTCGTACCGCTTCTTGGTCAGCTTGTGGTTCTTGCAAGGTATCTACAGAAAAGTATTATATCACTATACCGGATGACGAGTGCGGAAACAGTGCTTTGGAGGAAATTCAACAGGCTTTCCCGGAACTGGAGATCACTGATTACGGCACTCCTGCGGCTTGCCAGCATAGCTTCCAGACAACGGTATATACCAATATGTTGTGCGATGAGTGTGACAAGGTATTTGAAGGATTCTTCACCAGCAATGCTCCGGCTTCCTATCGTAACCGTATGTGGAAGAAATTGGAGTCGGCTCAGGAACTTGGCTCTAACTGTAAGTGCGGTATCCGTTTCCGTGGCAAGGAAATGTTATTATCTCCGTCAGAGTGCTTGATGGATCAAATGACATATATCGAGGATAGCGTTGAGATCGTTGGCGCTAGCGGCGGTTATCCTGATTCTCTTGACGAGGGATCTCCTATCTGGTGGGATCAACTTCATTTCGAGAGACTGTCTAGCAAAGCCCCGCGTACTCATGTAGGCGGTAATATGATGGATGACGAGTTGAAGGGTTACGCTCATTTCAACGGCTTCCCGAAACATCAGGATTTCATGGGGCGGACGTTCATGAACGAATATAGTCGTGTAGAGCAAACGGCTCAGTACGTTGACTTCCAGATTACGCTCAATCCTCATAGATACGCTCAGGGATTCGGAAAGGTTATCGCCGATGATCCGGTTAACCTGATCTTACGTGTACGCTATGGCGCTCATGAGGGTGTTCAGGAGATGATCAATATGATCGGTGCTGCCGCTGGTCTTGGTCCGGCCATCGTAACCGAGCCGAAATAAAGAACCTTTTTTGCGTTCATATATTTCCTAAAGGGGAGAGATTCAATTCTCTCCCCTTTTTTAATCTATAATAAATGGTTGTGATGGAGGAGTGAAGTTTGTCGTGTATCTAGGTATGTTTGATATTCTCATCTCGTCTATAATACCGCCTGTCATATTATCGCTAGACCCTGTTCTTCCTCCTATACATATATCGTAGTCTTGTTTTGATATGTTTTTTTTCTTGTTAAATTTATTTATACCATTAATATATAATCCACATGATTTGTTATTAGATGATAATGCTATGTGATTCCATCCTATCTCTAAGACAGAAGAGCTTACGCTTTCATAATTGTCGAAATTTCCATATATGATATTATCATACCCTATATAGAAGGCAAATCCTGTAGGGCTTCCTGCTATATCAGATGTTATAAATCCTTGTTTTGAACTTTTATTCGTACAATAATACCATAGTTCTATGGTATAGTTCCCTTCGGATATAATATCCCAGAACCATTGTGATTGGTCGAATATTATAGGGGCGCTGTCGAATTTAGCGGCTTGATCAAATTTTCCTGAGACATATGATCCCCCCCCCATGTGACAGGACCTACGTTCTTTCCGATATATTTGAAATCATTGTTAAAATGAAATAACAATATCGTGTTGTTGGCTTTTTTGTTAAAGAACATTCTTCTTCTCATACATCTTATGTTTTTAATTACGTTCAAAAATAATTATATATATCTTTGAGGTGAATAATTAAACGATATAATATGTCCGCTATTAATGAGTATTTAAAGAGACTGGCTTTTATATTCGGAAGCATGGGTTTCTCCGTTCCGCCAGATGACTTCTCAGGTGTTGTTATAGACGGAAAGACGTATCCGGTCATGATGAGGAATGACGGATGTTACGTGTACTTCGATGATAAAGGAGTAAAGAGACTTGTAAGCGATGTCCCTAGAAAGGACTATCAGTTCATTAACATCAAGGACGCCCGTGTGTCGATCGTCAACCAATGCTATCGGACACCGGGTGGTCAGGTAGAGGCTCGTATCCATACCTATATGAATAATAAGGGTGAGATATTGGCCGAGAAGATATTTATCATCAACTCCTCGGATGTCGATACTCCTATCGGTACGGAATTGGACAAGGTTCCTGCCGAGTGGGTGGCTATAGATTGTAGCATAGCCGAGATGACCGATCGGGAGTTGATATTCGTAAGTAAATGTTACGCCACGGAAGGGGGCAAGGTCCAGATCGAGGGCGTTGAGTCGGTAGACCCCCGCCTGAACCCGGAGGTATCCCATTATGAGGTGGTAAATACGACTGACGATAGCAATCCTATCGGCACGGAGTATGATAAGATACCCGATACATGGAGTCGTATAGTATGTGATTTCCCGGACATGACCCAAAGGGAGATAATACCGGTGCTTAAATGCTTTGATACCGGAACCGGAAGGGTGCAGATAGAGGGATATAAGATATTTGATTACGAGATGGGTACCAGAAAGGAATGGTATCGCGTCAAGCAAAGTACCGATCCTGAGAATCCGGTAGGTAAGTTTATCACCAGCATAAGCGATGACTGGGTTGAGGTCGTTTGTGACTTCACGGATATGGAGGATCGTGATATTGAGGTAACTATAGAATGTTATAAGACACCGGCCGGTAAGGTGAAGCTGGAGGTTCTCACGTCATGGGACGGGAATATAGGAGTTAGGGATAAGAGTTATAAAGTCCTGGAGACTACCGATCCGTCACAACCTGAGGGCGCCAGCTTCAGTTCCTTGCCAGATACGTGGGTAAGGACTGTCTGTGATTTCGACGATATGGAGGAGCGTGACATCAGGTCTTATGTCGAGTGTTATGATGGAGGCAATGGCAATGTCAAGCTTCGTAGGCTGGTTTCTTATGACTCCAAGATAAAGGCAAGATACGTCCGCTTCGAGGTGCTTGAATCGGATGACGCCGGCTTCGTCCCGGGGGCCGAACTGGCTACCCTCCCCAAAGGCTTCTCTTTGGTTTCGTGCGATTTCGTTGATTTTGAAGATCGTATGCTTCAGTCCAGAAAGGAGTGTTATGATACCGGTAACGGACGTGTACAAGTATCACGTATTACTTCTTACGATGGTGATATAGGTATCCGTGGAATCTCTTATGTAGTTACCCGTTCTGAGGATATTGATGTTCCTGTTGATAGGGTATATAAGGATATACCTGGAGGATGGACTCGTATGGTGTGCGAGATGGATGATATGGAGGCCCGTGATATAAGATCTTTCGTCGAGTGTCACGATACAGGGGATGGCAATGTCAAGATAAGGAGGATCGTGTCTTATGACGCCAAGGCGAATGAGAGGCATGTACGCTACGAGGTTGTCGAGTCGGATAACGGCGGTCTCGTCCCGGGTCAGCGGCTGTCCACCCTGCCAGTAGGATGGTCTTTGGTGGCTTGCGATTTCACGGACATGGAAGACCGGATGTTGTCTGATACGGTCGAGTGCTATCGATCGGCCAATGGAGTGGTTCGGGTTACGCATACGGTATCTTACGACGGCGAATTGGGTGCTCGATCAGAGTCATGGGAGGTCGTCAGCTCTACCGATAATGGCATCCATGTAGGAGATAAGGTAAGCTCGTTATGGGAAGGATTTACCCGTATAGAGTGCGAGGAACCGGATTACATGGATCGGCTTATTGATACCACGGAGACCTGTTATGATACCGGAAAGGGTACGGTGAAGATCAGGAGGCAGGAGTCGTTGAACGGAAATCTGGATGTAAAGACTTTCGACTATAAGATCGTTGAGTCTACCGATCCTGATTATCCTATCAATACTACACCTACGCAGACGGTTATTAACGGCTGGACGGTCATCAGTTGTGATCTTAATATCATGGACGTGGATGATTGTTATGAGATTGGTGGTCATAAGATACATTTGAAGGGATTCAGGACGGTCAATCCGGCGTTGCAGGATATTAAGTCTATATTGTATGTCGTGTACTCTGATCATCCTGATTATAATGTAGGTGATGAGCTTACGTCTATACCGGATGGGGCTAAGGTGACGATCTGTGATTATGCGGATAAGAGCCAAAGACATATGGTTCCGGTGCGAGAGTGCTATGAGGTGGCCGATGGCCGGTTCTATGTAGAGGGGAGCCGGTTGATTGATAACAATATGGTCGTAGAGCGGATGTCGTTGATGGTGCTTGAGTCATCCTCCCCGACCTACCCTGTAGGGACTACGCTGACCTCCATCCCTGATGGCGCTACTATCGTGGCTTGTTTATGTCAAACCTGTTAATATCAAGGCTATGGTTAAAGTATGTAATGATTATTATATGATTGACGCCCTAGCCGGCGGTGAGGTCATAAGGAAAAGGAAATATCGTCGTGAGAATACGATGATCGGATATAAGTGGTATGATTATAATGGGGTTGAGGTAACTGACCCCATTGAGATATCACGTCTTGACGGATTGGCTACTAAGCATCAACGTGTTGATGAGGCTTATGATGATCATGCCATTTTCATGTCGTCAACCAATTACGTTAACAGCGTTTCCGGTATACCTATGGATAAGCATATGGTTGTCGTTGAATGGAGACCGGATAGCGAGCAGGGCTTTGTAACCATGGCTCATGATGAGGGTCTTGATGGGGACAGCTATTATATAGTTGTTATCAATGCCGGAGATAAGCAGGCTACGATCTACACCCCCGTGGACCCTGAGGATCCAAAGGATGGGACTTCCCGTGCGGTTGATGGCGATAACGTTTCCGTTGGCGGATCATATGTCTCTATATCCCCCAAGCAAGTAGAGAGGATAAGGGCTACTTTCCGTGATGGTAAATGGTATTATGAGTTAGTCACAAAAACATATCCTAGTAATACTGGAGGCATTAAGATCGGGGATGTTGATTTTGTGACGTTCAGATATTTATGGGAATCAAGTTCCGGAAGGGACTTGGACACGATGACGGAAGCCCTTAATTCTAATGTTCCCACCATAGATAATCTTGCTGTAGGTTGGTCTGGCCCCGGAAATGGAGATAGCTCTGTTAGAGAAGTTCTTAAATGGGGTGGTGATAATACCGGTTCTGGTAAGGAATGTGTTTGGATGTCGGTGAAGGATTTAAGGGCTAAATATTATGATATCCTACCTGAAGAGACGTATTTCATGGCCTACGCTACATGGTTTGGATCTAAAGGTACGGGTAAATGTTCTTTTGAACTTGTTGGATACAAGGGAGGTACGATGAGCCAAGATGGATATAATTTCATCAATACCGGTGGATCTGTGGTGTATCAAAATACGTATGATTTTGTTTGTCATACCAGTAAGGGTTCATCTACGTATAAGACATCCTACGAGAAGGTGGCTCGTGTTACCTACAATAAGCTCACTAACGAGGTTTATATGTCCATCGGTGACGCTATAGATCAGGAGGATAATTATGATAAGTTAGAGCGAGAGATCAATAATATAAAGGAAAGACTTAGCGATGTCGAGAGCGAGTTGGCTGTCGTAAGACGTATAGCTGAGGGCAAGAACACGGCGTATATCTTTGATACGGTCGATGCCATGAATGAGTGGCTGGCGGTCCCGGAGAACACGGCTAAGCTCCGTGTGGGTGACAGCCTCTGGATTAGGGAGCAGGATGTACCTGATTATTGGTGGGATGGAACTCAGGCTTTAGAGCAGGAAGGTCCGAAGGTTGATTTATCTCCTTATTATACGAAAGACGAGATTAATAATATTGTCAATGATATCAATCAGAAGATAGAGGATAAGAGTACGTCTATTATCTTCGATACTTATATCCAGATGAAGTCTTTCGTGGATGATCCAACTAACGCCGATAAGCTTAAGGAAGGTACTATCTTGTTGATACGAGAAAAAAATGTACCTGATTATTATTACGATGGTGCTGGGATAGTTAAGATGGAAGCCGACGTAGAGCAATGCCTTTATGTTACTTTGACTAATAAGCCTACGGAAAGCACTGTAAGTTATACCCAAGATCGGGAGGTGACTAATTTCGCTCCTGGAGCTATAGCTAGATGGGTTGACGCTGACGGCAATGACGTGTTTTATAAGCTTGTTGAGATAGTAGGTGGTAAGGCTAAGTGGATTACCCTTATCGATACTAAATACGGTAATGTGACGCTACAGAGCACTTATGACAAGAACTATGAGATCGTGAATATCGTATCTGGATCACGTTTACAAGCTATAAATAGCGATAAGGATGAGATCAAGTTCGTTAATAGCGCTACCGGTAATGTTACTGTCGTGTTTAACGCCACGGTATCAGGAGGAGCCAAGAAACTTACGAGCCTGTTGGCCGTGAACGAGGTGGTCCTTACGCCCGGGGCGGCGGCGTCCTTCACCCGTACCGGCGAGACCTTCACCCTCTCCGATCTTTTTGGTGTTACGATCTTCCCGGATCTGGCAGATGCCAATCGTGAGGGTGAGTGGGTCATGAGCGTAGGCGCAACTGGTAAACCGATCCTTATGGAGGTAAAGGAGATGAGGAAGTGGGATGAGAGTATTGTCAGGGAACTTACTATTGATGAGCTTAACGAGAAGTTCCCTAACGTGGATATTGGATTCGCTGTCGTATGCAAGACCATCAACAAAGTATATGAGATGGTTAATGGATATAAGGAATGGGTGTCTTATGATATAACCTCAATAAATTAATGGTATGGCTTTTTTGGCAGGATACGACACGGTAGCGTCCTATGTCACGTTTATAGTGAATGAGGACAGGTTCCCTTGTTATGATGGTAAGGGCGCTGATTATATACCCGATCCGATAATATCAGCGGATGCTTTTAATCGCAGTCTTAGGTTCTCGACAAGAAAGCCAGGATTCGTGGACGTTGATTGGGGGGACGGGACAAAGGATCAATATCCTTTAGTTAAGGTATCTGATGGTAGTTATAGGATTGTATTCAGGTCTCTTGACATTGAGTATAAGAAGAATCCGGATGATACCGTATGGTGGTATAAGAAAGAGGATGGCTCACAATACATACCGGTTCCCCCACATAAGTATAGCGATATCAGGCGTAGGGAGGTTACGATGAGGTTCTCTAACGTAATTGATGGGGAATTTAATATGGATGGTATTGTCCTTCATGAGTTCCCTATAATTAATCTTCCCGATATAACTTATTTTGCTGTGGTTAGATCCGTTTTAAAAAATGGCGATATCCCATATGACAGGATAAGCAAGAGCGTTAATCTTCGTAATATACAGATGGGAGCTTTTTCTCATTCTGGTGTATGGAGTAATTGGCCAGAAGGTTTTTTAAATATGAAAAACCTGAGGTATTTCGGATGCAATAGCGTTTTTAATTTCGGGGATGATCCTGATTCTAATTGGAGAAGGTTCTCTGAATGGAAGAATCTTACCGAGTTTAATTTCAATTGGTGTAACATCCCTTCTTATGATCCGGCTTTTAATTCTATTCCGGCTGTGGGTATAAATATTATAAGCGATAGGAATAATATACCTGTATTTGATGAGGTGGATAAGGTGGGGGATGATAAGGCAGGCGTTGATTTTATGGGTAATGGTAGCTCATGGAAACAAGATCTGGTAGGAGGGAAGTTGAACAAGATTCAGCGGGCATATTGTTCTTCAAGTACGGTGCCGGTAGACGATCTTCCGGATTACTTGTATGAGATAAGGGAATTTAGGGTATGGAATTTGCGTGATGGTGGTAGATTTATAAATACGCAGGAGAGGGCTGATACGTTCGTTAACACGTTTTATGATAAGATGATGTCCTGGGATTATATAACGATGTCACAGATGGCTTCTGACGGTAACAGGAATCAGTTTTATAAACTTACCTTAGATTTATATGCTGCCGTATCTCCTACTAATAAGAGACCGTCTGGCGTTTATCAGGCTCCTGATGGGTTTGTCAAGGGGGTTAGTAATGGTAATCCTACGACGCCTATGGAGAAGGTGTATGTACTTACCAACAACTATGGGCAGACGTGGATCTTGGCACCTGCCCCGGCTTCTAAGGCTGCCCTTACGAGGGCACGGCGGGCGGGGAAGACCAGGATCACCCCGTTCGTTCTTGGCGTAAAGGATGGCCATGTATCCGTGTTCAGCGGAGATGTATTGGATGATAATATGAGTAAGTATAATTTCGCCGACAAATACGAGGCCATAGATATCTGCAACGATCTAGGATTGGACAGCTCGCCGGTTGTCGAGTATTTCAGGAGAATAGAGGAGGGAGAGGTATGAAGTTGATATGTAAGGATACGAATAAAGAGTCTATAACCTTTTTTACTAAAGGCAAATATGCTTTTAGGGGCGTTAACAGGAATGATACTACTGATGACGTGCCTGATCCTATATTGGATGTTAATAATTACAATGAGAGTATACAGTTTTATTCCAAGACCCCCGGCATGTGCGAGGTCGATTGGGGTGACGGGAATAAAGAGCAATTTCCTTTCGTGAAGGACAGGAGCGAATCCATATACGGGCGATATAGGTTGATGTTCAGGAGAAGGGATATAAGTTATCGTAAGAATCCGGATAGCCATCCATGGTGGTTTTATAAGGAAGATGGGAGTGAGTATATCCCTGCGCCTAATCATGCTTACGCTGATGGGCTAGATAAAGAACGGGTCATTACCATGACTTTTACGAATGATATTACATACGTTCAAACAACAAGGATAATGATGGTAGGGTTCCCGATATTAGACGCCCCAAGTATTATCAACTTAATTTTATCCATTACCGGCGATGGGAATATAACCGATATTCCTAAAGATAGGATACGTAGATCGGTAAATATAGAGTATATAACACTTAACGAATCAGGTGTAGGGACATTGACATCCATACCAGACGATTGGGATAGGTTGACTAAGTTAAAAGGCATTAATTTAAGTCGAACGGCTGATTTTAATGATACGGAGTCTTCTAATATAAGGAAATTCCCCTCTATGTGGCCTAATCTTGTAACATTATCTTTGGCAGGTTGCAGGGTTAGGGTATATCCAAGGGAATGGCTGTCTTTTAGCAAGCTAAAAGAATTATATATATCCCCGGGAGTGGCTATGCCATCGTTTGATCCTAATACATGCCCGGCTATGGATGAGGTGGATAAGATAAATCCTAGCTTAAGGACCTTCGATCATATAAACAGATGGTATGGGTCTGTCGTGAGCTGGCATCCGTATATGATCGGCAAGGGGCTGGAAAATATCACTAGCCTTACTGCCTCATATGGCTATAGTAATATAGATGTAAGTAATCTACCGGATTATATATATGAGATGAGATCTATGAGTAGTTTTTATATGCAGATCTCCTTGTCAACCCAAAGTCGATGTGATACGTTTATATCAACATTATATGAGAAGGTGATGGGGTTTGATTATCTCACTATGTCTTCCTCTGCTTCCGATGGCAAAAGGAATCAGTTTTATGGATTGTATCTAAGTATGTATTTGGCTGCCAATCCTGTTGATAAAAGGCCTAGTGGCGTATTACAGGCACCTTCTGGTTTTATAAAGGGTCAGTCTAATGGCTCTCCATCGACTCCTATGGAGATGGTTTATGTGCTTATGAATAATTATGGATGGAGGTTTAGTATGGCGCCAGAGGCTTCGGTGTTAAGGTCAATACGATCTTCTGATATTGACACGAGGTCATATAAGCCATATAGGCTTATCGTATTTGACGATGGGCGTACCTTTGTAGGCAATGGAGATGTTTTAGCTCATGATACGGATAAGGTATTATCGTTTGGGGGTCAACCAGAAGGGGAGTATTTATGTGATTCTATGGGATTGGACAGGAATGTTATTGTAGAATATTTTAATAAGATAGGTAATGGCTAAGACATTATATAAATATGAGGCTTCATCAAATAAGTTCGTGTGGTTCACTACATGGGATAGGGCACTTAGGAATTATTATACTGATGATTATAATTATGTACCCGATCCTGTGGTTGGTAATCCTTATAATACGTTTGTTGAGTTTAGATCCAGAAAGCCCGGTATGGCTAATGTGGATTGGGGGGATGGAATAAAGGAGCAGTTTCCTATGACCAAGGTACAAGGGCAGGATAATTATCGTATCATATTCCGTTCTTTGGCAATACAACACAAGAAAAATCCCAATACTACGTGGTGGTTCAGGAAGGAGGATGGATCGCAATACGTACCTGTGGATAATCATGCTTACGCTGATGGGAGGAGGGACGTACAACGGGCTGTGTCGATAGATTTTACTTGTGATATTTATTATGCCAATATCCAAGTTTGCAAGATGACATCTTTCCCGATTGTGGATATACCAGGACTTGAGTTTTTGGTCGTATCCCATACGCTGTATGTTAATGACGGTATACCTGTAGACAAGTTGTCAAGATCCAAAAAGTTAATTTATATCGATCTTCAAAATATAGGGCAAAGAATGACCGTAATTCCTGAGGCTATAACCAGCAAGACAGAGGTATATTATTTAAATATGTTTAATATGCTTGATCTTAGGGATATAGAATCTAGCGGAATAAGGAATATAAAGAATATGAAAAATCTTCAAACCCTTGAATTGTCTTCATGTTATTTGGATAGGTATATAAAGGAGTTTAATGATCTTCCTAAATTAACTTCGTTGAGAATACATCCTGGCCCTTCTGATATGTGGAATTATTTTGATATAAATACCCTTCCTTTTTTCGAGGTAGATAAGATAAATCCTAACATTACTAATTTTGATTTTTTAAATGACTGGGTAAGTGGAGAAAGGAGGACGGGTTGGAATGATGATAATATGTCGGGTAGAGGATTGGATCATCTTACAGGTTTTTTCGTCTATCATAGTAATAGTATTAGAGTGGATAAGCTGCCAGATTATATTTATGAGATGAGGTCTATTACATGGTTTGTGATGAATTATTCTACTCATAGCCAAAAAAGATCAGATGATTTCGTAAACTCCTTCTACGACCTTGTTGTAGGATGGGATCAGATTACCATGGCATCCGTGGCCAAAGATGGGGAAAGAAATCAGTTTTATGGACTTGCGGTTTCTATGTATGGTAGTCAATATCCTGACGAGAACCAGCGTCCTTCCGGCACGGAGCAGGTCCCAGAGGGATTCGTGAAAGGCTCGTCCAACGGGTCTCCCGCTACACCTATGGAGAAGATATATGTGCTAAAAAATAACTACGCCCAGAGATGGACGATTAAACCAGAATAATATTATGAATATCAATATTTTAAAATTAAATTGGGGGGGGGTAAAATCCTATTTGCTTTATGATGAGAAGAAGGATGTTACCCAAAAGGAAGGTAATAGAGGTATTCGAGGAATTATCTCCTCAGGATAATGGATATTGGGAGGTTCCTGATGGGGTCTATGAGGTTGAGTTCGCGTTGGTCGCCGGAGGTCTTAATGGAGAATATTCCGATGTATATAATGCCGGGAGTGGCGGTAACGGAGGTGGTGTACTGACTGGGACTATATCCGTAAATCCAGGTGTTACATATAGGGTGGTTGTCGGAGATATAGGTGGTGATAGTATATTCGGTATATATCAGGCTATTGCCGGTAAAGGTGGAAGAGGCGGATATGGAGTTGAAGGGGATGGTCATGATCCTTCCCCGGGAAATCCAGGGCAAGATGGATCATATGTTTTTAATAACAAATATCCTGACCGATATCCTTATCCTATGGGCGCTGGTGGTGGATCGGGAGCTTATACAAGAGGATGGGATACAGGCTTTTTATCCGGAGGTAAAGGCGGCAATCACGGAGGAGGTGATGGGGCTGGAGTTGAGGATACTGAGGGTGTTACTATTAATGGCAAAAATGGAGGTAATGCCACTTATTATGGAGGTGGTGGAGGAGGAGCCTCTAAAGCTTCTAATAGTGGGGCTACGAGCGGTCGAGGGAGATCAGGTTATCGTGGTATTATTATTTTGCATTACTTTAAAAATTGATAATATGAATAGAAATGATATTATAAAAGAACTAGGTTCGTATTTTGATATAGTGGAATTGGTGTGTCCTCATACATACAATAAGTGGAAGGACAGATCGTGGCAGTTTCTTGATACAGCGTTTCTCCATAATCTTCTTATATTACGGAGGGATATAATTAAACAGCCTATGTATTGTAATAATTGGGACAAGCAGGGGCAGTTTTCCCAACGTGGTCTTAGATGCAACATCTGCCAGATAGTTAAGGATAAGAAAGATGTTTATCTATCCGCTCATGTGCTGGGTAAGGCTGGGGATTTCGATGTCAAGTCAATGACGGCGGAACAGGCCAGAGGCTTGATTTTGGATCATCAAGATATGTTACCATATCCTTTCCGGCTTGAAGGGAAGGTGGGTTGGTTGCATTTTGATAGCCTTGATACTAGGAACGGTATACATGCTGTGGTGTTTTAGGTACTTAATGGTATAGTAGTTAACTTTGCGAGTGGGGTATAAAATGAAAGACAAAGACATGATAGAGCGAGTAGGGGCTTTGTGGAATATTGCGCTTGCGTATGGTGCCTCTTGTTGGGCTTACTTCCAGCCAGTGCATCATTTATTGACCGTATTACTTATAGTATTAATAGCGAATTTTTTGGCTAGGTTAGCGCAAAGCGTAAGGGGCTGGAAGCTCCGTAGAAGCCGTAGGAGGAGGTTTAGTTTCAAGAGATGGTTTAGGGAGGTCAGGTTTACTGATATTCTTAAGGAGTTCGCTTTGTCTTGTTTTATAGTAATGACATTATGTGTTATATATAAGACGTTATACCCGATCGAGGAGGAGGCTAGTATGATACTTACCGTAACCAAATATGGTGTGTATATAGCCCTTGTGGGATATGTCATGCTTTTCTTGAATACCATAGGGGATACTTTCGCTGACGCTTATTTGGTTAAGGTATTCAAGGCCGTGTTTAAGAGGATAAACGTATTCAAGATGTTTAGTTTTTCCAAGAACATACCTGACGAGACGTTTGACGATATAAAGAAGATTGCGGATGATGAGGTTAAGGATAAGTCTTAGGGCGATTTTTTGTTTAGGTCTGTCGCTGTCCCTGTCCTCTTGCGGAAGCAGGAGGCAGGTTAGCGAAACGTCTATTGATAGCCGGTTGATCAGCAGGATAGAGACGATGATAGATGAGGTCATGGATCGGAAGATCGTAGAGATCAAGACATCTGATCTTAATGCCGATATTGTTATAACGGAGAGAGAGTTCGATACGGACAAGGATGTTGATCCTACCACGGGGGAACGGCCGGTGTCCTCGCAGACAGATACCCATATCGTCATTGGCCGGCGGGACAGCACGGTGACGGCTGATTCCCTTGGCATTGATAAGACGATTACCGGTGTTAAGGATATTGACAAGAAGACAGACATCAAGCATAAGGACGTAGATGATAAGAAAGAATCAAAATGGCCAATAGCTGTCACATCAATTAGCGTGTTGTTGATATTATTGGGCTTAATATATTTACTAAAAAAGATGAAGGTTTTATGAGACGAAGAATGATTGAATATACTAGGGGCTGTGCCCGCGCCGAGCTCGTCTATGAGCACGAGGCT